TCGTGTACACATGGACTATATGCAATTGTATAGAAAGTATACATATCACGAAATGCACAGTTATTCTCTAGATGCAATTGGTGAATATGAATTAGGTGATCGCAAAGTAGATTATGAAGGTACACTGGATCAACTATACAACAATGACTTTGAAAAGTTTATTGCTTATTCGAGACAAGATGTTGACTTGCTTGTAAATTTAGACAAGAAGCTACAGTTTATTGACTTAGCAAATGTGTTAGCACATTCTAACACAGTGTTGCTACAAACAACAATGGGTGCGGTTGCACAAACAGACCAAGCAATTATTAACGAAGCACATACTAAAGGCTTAATTGTTCCTGACAAGCGTTACGACAGAGATTCAACACAGGCCGCAGGTGCCTATGTTGCAACACCTAAAAAAGGTATGCACAAATGGGTTGGAAGTATTGACTTGAACAGTCTATATCCTAGTATTATTCGTAGTTGTAATATGAGTACTGAAACTATTATTGGTCAAGTAAGGCATACACATACAAAAGAAATGATACAAAATGCTCGTACAGTTGCTGAAGCATGGGAAGGAAAGTTTGCATGTAGAGAATATGAACTTGTGATTGATAAAAACATTGACGAATTGCTACATTTAGACTTTGAAGATGGAACTAGTTTTGATGCCACTGGTGCAGAGATATATGAAATTATCTTTAACAGTGGACAACCTTGGATTATTAGTGCTAACGGAACTATCTTTACATACGAGAAAAAAGGTATTATTCCTGGACTACTAGAGCGTTGGTATGCAGAGCGTAAAGAACTACAAGCAAAGGCTCGTGATGCTAGAGCAGAAGGTGGAGATAAGTTTGCGTTTTGGGACAAACGACAGCTAGTTAAAAAGATTAACTTGAACAGTTTGTATGGTGCGTTACTTAATCCTGGCAGTAGATTCTTTGACAGTAGGCTAGGACAATCAACTACATTAACAGGTCGTTGTATTGCAAAACATATGGCTGCAGAGCTTAATAAGATTATTGCAGGCGAATATGATCATCAAGGCAAAGCAATTGTGTATGGTGATACTGACTCTACTTATTTTAGTTCGTATCCTATGCTAAAAGATCAAATTAAAAACAACGAAATCAAATGGGACAAAGATACTATCATTGACTACTATGATGCAATTTGCGAAGAAGTAAACAAAACATTTCCTGGCTTTATGAGTAGGACTTTCCATACAACATTAGACTTAGGTGCAATTATTGCCGCAGGTAGAGAAATGGTTGGAAGTGCAGGTTTGTTTATTACAAAGAAACGTTATGCAATGCTAGTGTTTGATAACGAAGGCAAACGTGAAGATGTAGACGGTAGTGCAGGTTATATTAAAGCAATGGGCTTAGATTTAAAGCGTAGTGATACACCACCTTGGATGCAAGACTTTTTAAAAGATGTATTACTTGAAGTACTAACTGGTGCAGAAGAACAAGAGATACTTGATAAAATTATTGAGTTTCGTAAGAGCTACAGAGAAAAGCCTAGTTGGGAAAAAGGTTCGCCTAAGCGTGTGAATAACTTAACAAAGTATCGTGGACTAATGTCAAAGTTTGAAAGAGATCGTAAAGTAGCACACAACAATAATAAAACAACTGCTGATATTAAAAAGCCAGCAATGCCTGGTCATGTTACTGCGGCACTTAACTGGAATAAGTTGCGTGAGATTAACAGTGATAATTATGCTAATGAAATAGTAGATGGCATGAAAACTGTTGTTTGTAGACTCAAAGATAATCCACTTGGAATGACAAGTGTAGGATATCCTACAGATGAAACACGTCTTCCACAATGGTTTTTAGATCTTCCTTTTGATGATGATCATATGGAAACAGTAGTTGTTAGTAAAAAATTAGAAAACCTACTAGGTGTACTAGATTGGGATTTAGATAAAGCGGCAGCCAAAAATACATTTAACAACTTATTTGAGTTTTAATGATTCGTGTTCTTTTAGTATTATCTACTTTATTGCTTACTGCATGTGGTCCAACATTGTTTACAGTAGGTGGTATTGTAAATGTTACTGCTGGTGATATTGCTACAGTACCAATTAAGAAGAAAATAATAGAAGAAATAACTGAAAAACCAAGCAAAACTGCGGATAATTAGGTATTGACATTGGGTAGTATTTGCTATAATATATACATATGAAATACTTAATTATAGTTGCAAGCATTTTATGGGGTGTATTTTTCTATACAAATGCAAAAGCAGAAGAAACATTAGTAACGAACGAGCAATTTGCATATAAAGTAAAAGGTTGCGTAAACTCACTGTATGCAGATGAAACAAAATATCCATTAACCAAACAAGTTCCACTAGAACTTATTATTGCTCAAGCGGCACATGAAAGTGCATGGGGTAATAGTAGATTTGCAGTACAAGGAAATAACTTGTTTGGAATTAGAACGTGGAATCCAGAAGATCCACAACTAAAAGCAAAAGGGGCCCCTGATGCTCCTTGGGGTGTAAGAACTTATACTAGTTGGTGTGCAAGTGTAGAACATTACTTACACATACTAGATACACTTCCTGTTTACTCGCAATTTAGAGAAGAATTGCAGTTTCAAAGAGAAGTAATAAAAAGTGTTACGCCTATAAATTTAGCATTATATCTAGCAAGTTGGAGTGAACAAGGTCCAGAATATGTAAGATTGCTACAATCAATAATGTTAAGTTTATATCAAAAAGACTTCTATAAAAAGATAACATAAGGAAATAGTATGACTGACTTAGGAATTGATGTACAAAAAACTGTAGATAAACTTAATAAATGGGACGACAGACACGGTGGTCCATATGATAGAGGTGGTGCAGATAGTTACTATAGACGAGGTTGTAAACCACATTATTACATAGGTGCTACACATGATAGTACTAGAGTAGAGCAAGAAGATATGTCTGATGCAGAAATTAGGGCATATGAAGCCGGCTATAAAGACAACGAAGAAGCTGGTGATTTCAAAGATTGGGGCTAAACCCATTTTTAAATAAATACTGTATTACCGAAAGACTTAGAAAGGTTCTTACATGGAAAATAAAAATGAAAATTGGGGAGATAGTCGTTGGGAGTTTACCAAAGCTCAATCACAATGGCACTTTGATCCTTTAAAAGAAGGTAATAAAGATTACCAGAACGTATGCACATTTGAAGGCGATTGGGATGATGCAGTAACACAATGCTTAGGTAGAGTTCTTGACAGTTCATGGTCTAGTCGTAACCAACTATCTAAAGATGATGATCATAGAACATATACTGCTGATGCAGAAGAACAAGATTTAATTCGTGCTGGTGCTGATCCAAAAATGGAAGTATTTCAACGCACAAAAGCAGAAGATTTTGAAGTATTTCAAAACATTGCCTCATACTTTGGCATGGAAGAATATACAATTAAATTCCACAATCAACGCACAGGACAAATGCTAAACTGGCACATTGATAACTTTGCAGGTCGCAAGGAACGTGGCAATACATTTACAGAAATAGCCGCAGATAAAAACCCAGAACTGATGAGACGTTTTGTAATCATGTTAGATGATTGGAAACACGGACAGGTATTTTCATTAGGTAACAGCAATTGGCACCAATGGAAACGTGGTGAATGTATTACTTGGGAATGGCGTGATATTCCACATGCTACATGCAATATGGGTTGGGAAAACCGCCCTATGCTACAAGTAACAGGCTGGACAACAGAAAAAACACACGAAATACTAGCAAAAAGCTCTAAAAATACCCAAATAAAAGTATAAAAATCAAAATAAATTTACAACCCTTACTACATAAGGGTTTTCAGCATGGCTAAAAGGTTGACAATACCAAGAACTCTTGTTATAATATATACATATTAAACAATAAAGGAAAGATATGAAAAACTCTAAAGCATTTTTAAACAGTTTTAAGACAAAATATATGGTTACAATACGCCCTATTGATGCAGATTGTTCACATGTTGATAATGTTTATGTAAAAGCATTTGGCTTACAAGACGCTATGAACAGAGTAGATGCGGCAGTTGATCATTTAGAGTATGCAGTACAAGATATTATACCAGCAGGACATGATTTGTTTGGTATTGAAGAAAAATGCTGTGATAGAGTATCAGTAAAAGATATTGGTATTGCTGATGAGTTTTTTGGTATCACATTTAACTAGGAAAATATTATGAAAAAGTTTACAATTTTAATGAGTTTGTTTTGTTTAACAATTATGGCAGGGTCGGCATTTGCTGATGATGTTAAGCCACCAGTTAAAATGAGCAAAAGTGAAATTTGTCATGCTACAGATAGTTCTTATTATAATAGAACAAAGAACTTTACTGCATATGAAACATTAGACGAATGCTTAGAAGCAGGCGGTCGTTTACCAAAAAATTATCAACCTAAAAAGGAATCTTAATATGAAATATTTAAATAAAACATTATCTAGCAACGAAACAGTAGTTTCAAATCCAAAAGTAAGTAAATGGTCGTTAGTTGGTCCATATATACTATTTGTAGTAGTAGGAATTTTTATGGCACCAATAACTGCTGGACTTTCTTTACTAACTGTTATTTTTCCAATTATGGCACACTTTTATAGATGGACTACAGAGTATGGAGTTACTAATAAAAAAGTAATGTTTAAAACTGGTTGGATACGAAGAAAAACAGACGAACTTTACACAAAGAAAATTGAAGGTGTAGATGTTGTACAAGGTATACAAGGCAGGATATTTGGTTACGGAGACTTAGTGTTTAGTGGAACTGGATCACAAACTGTAGTATTTAAAATGGTACCCAATCCACTTGAAGTTAAAAAAGCAGTTCAGGAGACTATATGAAAAATATAATCATAGCAGTAGCAATAACATTCGCAATTATATTTGCATTCATTAGTAGTGTTGAAGCAGGTAAGGTAAGCAAATTAGAAGATCAAATAGAAGCACATAAAATGGCAATGACATTTGCCAATGATGCAATACATACATTTTATAATCAAGTGAAAGTAGTAAGTAAATGAATTTGCTAATTGAATTTGTTGTTAGTTACGTTAAGTGGCTGATTATAATATTTGGATTTCTAATAGTTTTATCATTTTTGTTAATGCTATTTGGAGTTGTTAGTTAAAAAAGATAAGGCAAAAGGTTGACAATAGTGTTGACATATGTATAATATTAAATATACGGAGAGTAAAATGGTAGTACCAAATGAAGTTAAACCAGAAATGGATTATGAAACTTTACTTGAAAAGTGGACATTTAAAATTAAAAAGATGTCACCTAGTTTAACAGATTCAGAAGTTAAACTTTTAGCCGAAGCGGCGGCAGAATCAACATTAAAACAATACGCATAGAGAATTTTATTAACAGTAAACTTTACTGTTAAAAGGGGATAAAATCACTTAAATATACTAGTGATTAAAGAAATTAATTGCTCTGATGTGATCGCAGAAGCAATGACGAAGAATTGGTCGGTCACGTAAAAATAAAATATAGGAGAAAACTATGTTAGATAAAATCAAAGGTGCCGTTCATGGTGCTATGGATATTGGCGTAATGCTAATTGGTCTTGCTATCGTTCTACAAATCGTATTCGGTGGTTCTGTTCCTTTCTTAGGTGGCGATGTAATCGGTACTGTAATTGGAATCGTTGGACAATTAGGTGCAGCTGGTCTTACTGGTCTAATCGCTGCAGCTATTCTGTGGAAGTTATTTGATCGTGACTAAATGTAAAGTTTTTTCAATTTACTAACTAAACCCTTGTATTACAACAGTTTTACAAGGGTTTTTTCTTAAATAAAAGGTTGACAATACCAAGAAATCTTGCTATAATATAACTATATTAACACTAAAAAGAAAGGTACTTTATGTCAAAAACAATGCAATGGGCTTGGGACAAAGCCGAAGATAAGCTAAACGAAGTTACTGAAAGATTGCAAAAAGGCTTTATTACACAAAGTCAAGCAATTAAAGAAATACAAGATGCTGATGAAAATTGGGCATTAATGGGTTTTGATGATGTTAATGACGTTATCGATTACATGACAGAAGAAGTAGAAATAACTGGAGTTTAATATGCTACGAATCTTATCATTTACAGTTAATAGTTTAACACTAATAGGCCTTCTAATTGTAGGCTTGTTTGTGTTTTATCCGTCTCCGCCAACTGCGGCAGATACTACTGGTGTTGAGCCAACTATTCAAATTCTTGATGTTGCAGAATCAATTGAAGATATAAACATAAGTGAACAACTTTATTCACAAGATGATATAAACTGTTTAACAGAAAATATGTACTTTGAAGCACGTAGCGATGGCTACGCAGGTATGTATGCAACAAGCATGGTAGTAATGAATCGTGTTTTAGACGATCGTTATCCAAATTCAGTTTGTGAAGTTGTTAAACAAGGACCAGTTCGAGAAAGCTGGAAGACACGAGACAATCCAAATGTTGCTCAAGAACATCGTGTATTTTATCCTGTAAAAAACCAATGTCAATTTAGTTGGTTTTGTGATGGGAAAGCAGATAATATGTATGACCAACACTCAGTTAATGTTGCAACAGAAATTGCACACATTATTTTAAGTGATTTTGCAAAAAATGGTGCAATTGATATTACTGAAGGTGCAACACATTATCATACTACTAACGTTTCACCATATTGGGCAAACAGTCGTGGAATGATGAAAGTAACAACAGTAGGAACACATATATTTTATAAATGGAACTAACAGGAGGTTAAATGTACATTTATTTTGGAAAGTATTTTCACAGACACGGTAAAGATATTAGCAATATTAATGAAATTAAAGTAGGTAGAACTGTTGACCTTGCTCAAAGAGAATCTCAACTTAATAATACTAAAATGACAATAGGTTATACTATTGTTAAAGCATTTGAAACAGGTGATGACACAAATAAAGTTGAAAAACAATTACACGCAATACTTCCAAATAGACTCGATGGTGAATGGTTTGATCAGGATAATGAAGATCAAACTTTAATAGCCCGTGGAACTAAGTTTATGGCAGTTAGTGGATATCCAGAAGTTGATTTAGGACTTGATAGTGACGAAGATGTAAACAAGGTTCGTAAAGAAGAAAAAGATTGGGTTGAATGGAGAGAATTTTTTGAAAAGAAAACAGAAGAACATCCTGAATGGTTTAAAATTGCTTGTCGAAATTGGGCATATTCAGGATTAATGTTTTCAAATTTTAATATCATTCTAGGTGGAAATACTTCTACAAGAACGTCAACAAAAGAAGTATTTGATCTTAAAGTTGAACTAAAAGGAAAACCATTAGATAATGACTTCTCTAACTATCCTGAAGTAACCTCAGTGCTCAAAGAAATACTTGGTAGTAAGTTTGTGGAACGAAAATCTTATTGTCGAGCTAATTTTGATACGTTTGATGAAGCATTTGAGTATTATAAGAAGATTATAACTGCTGGTAAAAACGGCGATATTAATTTAAACAAGGAAGATAGTTAATGAATCACAAAGATTTTAGAGAAGCAAGGTATACTGAATCTGACTGGTTCAGTACCTTCACATTAGGACATGATGATCCTGGTACAAGGAATTGGATTGATGATGGTGAAGAAAAACTAGGGTGTGCCGGCGGATATAACAAAGACAGTGTAGAATACTTTATTAACGATTGGAGATACAGAGGCAAACGAGTTCCTGAAATGGAAGCAACCGCGGCCTTTGGGTGTAGTTACACATTTGGTTATGGTGTTAACTTTACTTGGCCAAGTATGCTAGGTATTGTAAATCTTGGACAAAATGGTGCAAGTAACGATCAAATAGCAAGACTGGCAATCACATATTGTAAAACATTCAAGCCTGAACAAATATATGTACTATGGACCTTCAAAGAACGCAGAGAACATATTGAAGAAAATGGTGGACTAGATAAATTTAGAAGTCTATCTGAAACTGCTATCAAGGAAGAACTTAAAAACCCAACTTGGAATAGCAATTATGCAATGCTATCAAATAGTAGTGCAGACGAATATAATTTTAAAAAGAATAAAATGTTATTAACTTCATATTGTGTGGTTAACAACATTAAACTAAATCAATTAACTATATTTGATTTACCAAAGTCAGAATTTCCGCCAGCAAGGGATAACGATCATCCTGGCGAGGACTGGCATACTAATATAGCAGGTATCATATGCGAGGCATAAGATGTCTGCATATATGAAACAATACGTAGGAGAATACATGTTTGACCACTGGCTAAAGAATCACCAAAAATTGGGTGGGTTTCTTGCGTCTAGTTATGTGGATTGGAACATATTACATTCGCCTTTGCATGATGTTGTACACAAGTTAGAAGAATTTAGACGTGTTCCATTTGGTGCAGTAATGGACTTTAGTGATGCAGGTATTACTGATAATTCAATGGAATACAGAGATATTGTAGAAGATGTAAGTAAAATATTTTACTTGTGCGAAATGATAAATTACAATGAACTTATATTTCATCCTCAAATAATACATGAACCTTGGCATAAGCGATACAGAGTACACCCAGGTAGTGGTAGACTTATGGCACTATGGTTATGTGGATATGAGAAAATAAAAACAATTTATATACACTTTGATGAGCCAGGATTTCAACCACCAGGAGATTGTTTTGTTATCAAAGACAGGGCAACTGCTCAAAAAGAATTCCATGTAAACCAAGTATTAGCAAAGAAACTAGAAGTAGAAACATATTCAGCTTTCCCTAAAACAGAAGCAGAACGTATAAGAACACATGCACAAGATCACGAATGGGATTGGAGTCATATTCATACTGATAAGTTCTGGCAGTTTATGAGATTTAGTGAAGGTAGTACATTTTTAGAACACAAAAATATGTGGAGATCATATGCCATTGATGCTTGGCAAGATTTACAACATGATCATATACAAATAGGAACTACTAGTTTTGATTTTGACCATACAGGAAAGGTAATACAAGTTCATCGTAATACTGGCTCAGACACAATATCCACAATACTTTAAATCGTAAAGTACTTTGATAATGACCAGCCATCGAGCGTTTAAATACTATATGTAAATTTATAGATAAATACATACATACAAAAAAGAGCAGTTAAGAGACAACCACGCTCTAATTTAAAAGGAAAAAACAATGACAATAAATTGGGAATATTTTTGGTGGGCAACTGCCTTAGGTTTTATCTGGTGCCAAATTATTACTCACTATGCAGTAAGCGTAGGATTACATAGATACTTTAGCCATAGGCAGTTTAAAACAACTGCGGCACATGAATGGGGATTTTTAATCCTTATTTTAATCGCTTGTGTACGTACTCCAATTGGATGGATAGCAAGCCATAGAATGCATCATGCAGACACAGAGGGACCCCTAGACCCACATAATTTTAAAGAGTTAGGTTATTGGAGAGTAGCGTTAACTATTTGGGATATTCCTAAAATACCAATAAAATATGCAAGAGATTTATACAGCAACCCACGTTTAGTGTGGGGCCATAAGTATTGGAAACATTTCTTAGCAGGTTGGTGGATTGTAACCTTTTTAATTAGTCCATATGTATGGTGGGGTGCTGCATTCTTACCATTTATGTTTGCTAAAGTAGGATTTGGAATGTTAAACATACTTGGGCATTGGAATAGAGATGATAACAAAGGACTAGATGGTCCATGGATGAATTGGATCCTAGGCGGTGATGGATATCACAGACAACATCACTTATATCCTTGGAAACTAAGACTTGGAAAATATGATCTAGGTGGATACCTAGCTGAAAAGTATTGGGCAATACCTGGTACAATTGTTGGCCAGAAAAAGGAGAAAAGAAATGCAACCCAGAACAAAGTATAAATTACCAACACACGGTGAACTTACACATATTAAAATAGACTTGGAGAAACTTCAAGCCGCAACAGACAAACTTGCTAACGAATATGTGGATGTAAAAACTGCTAATAAGATGTTATGTGATAACCATATGGCATTAAGTAAATCTGTTTATGATAATTTTAAACAAATAAACTTAACTGAGCTTAACGGTGAAGAGTTGCCATACACTGATAGCATTAAAGAACGTCTTCGCAGAGGTGAAGAGAAACTATATAATAAACCAAACGATAAACTCTTAGGTAGTTACTTCGAAGAAATCGTTGATCAATTTAAATGTGATAAAATGAGAGTTAGAATTACTAAACTTGATCCTAAAACTGATGTACCTATGCATATTGATTATGATCCAACATATGCTACTAGGGTAATTATACCAGTATATTCAAATCCTGGTGTTAAGAATAAATTTAAAGTTAGAGGTGAAGAAGTAGAAACATATTTAGAGCCAGGTAAAGCGTATTTCTTTAATACAGGCTTTGCTCACGGAGTATTTAACGAAAGCGACGAAACACGTATAGCGTTTATGTTTAGTTTGGACGGACAGGATGACATTGAAAATATCGAACTATAATAAAGAAGAACTTAAGAAAGCCTTAACTGAAACCCAAATAGTGGGACACAGTATATGGCACGAGCAAGATTTATCTGCAGAAGAACTTGCTACAGTAATGAAAAGTATAGGTGAATGTGAAACACCAGACTTATTCATGAACCCAAAAGAAACACCTGAAATTTTTCTAGTAACAGGCAAGAAAGATGAAGAAGGTAAGAAGTTAGGCATGTTTGGTGATACTGAACTTGGCTGGCATTCAAACGGTAACTCAAGACACAACGTTGACAAAATATTAATTGCGTTATATTGTGTTAAAGAAGATGACAATACTTGTTTATCTATTTGTAATACAACTAGACCATTTGCTGAATTATCAGAAGAGAAAAAAGAGTATTACAGAAGTCTTACTATTAAATTAAAATTTAAAAATGATACTATATATCATTTAGAAGAGGACGATCCTGAACTAGAATTTATGAGTGCAAGTAAAGGATCAATACGTAAGTTAGTAGGTATACATCCACACACTGGTGAAGAATATTTTTATTTTCCATATCATTTTATTTGCGATATATGGGAAGGTAAGAAAAAAGTTGATGATTACGAGCCAATTATAGAAGATTTAAAGAAAATTATATTTAAATCAAAACACCAAACACATCACATATTCAAAGAAGGTGATCTATTATTAATGGATCAATTTTCATCATTACATAGAAGAACACCAGTGTATGACAATAATAGGTTATTATGGAGAGTTGCCAGTGATTACAGGAATATCTTTTAGTTACGCAAAAAACTCAATGAACACTCGAGGTTTAAAATTATTAGACCTTGATAATGTTTGGGATATGAGCGATTTTAGTATGCCCATGTGTGATGTAAATATTGCAGATGGCAATGTACCAACAAGTGTACATAATTTTATTAATGCATTACAAGGTTCAGACATATTAGTATTTGCTATTCCAGAAATGACTGCACATTACAGTTCAGGATTTAAAAATGCAATGGATTGGTTAATTTGTGCAAGTAATTATAATGCTGATTTAGGACAAGATGGTGCATTTTTTAACAAGCCAATATATGTTATAACATTTACTCCCTCTTATAAAAATGCAGGTGATAGACATTTTGAAATGACTAAACATTTGCTACAAGATAAAATGGGTGGCATAGTTTATAACTCATTTGTAAAGAATGATGGGTGGAATCAATGTGTACCTGGAAACACTGAATGGTTGCAAAAAGAACGAGAAGAAATATTTAATACTGTAATGCCTAACGAAGTTAAAACAGATGATGGGTGGAAGCACATGCCTAAAAAATGGATAGAGTCATATAACACATGGGAAGAAAAGTGGAAAAAGTAGAAAAAACACCAAAAAAGCATTCACCTGATGAAGTTGCATATGAATTTATAGAAACTAATTATGTTAATGGTATACCATTTCCAAGACTTCCAGTTACAATAGATACACAATCAATTCCATTACAACAAGATTACCCAATGCGGTCTATGGATTATTTAGATACGCCAGAAGCATATGCACTATTTGAAAAGCAAGCAGATCTTATAATTAAAAATGGTTGGAAAGGAATAATTGACGTTGGATGTAGACACGGACCTGTCAATGATATACTGCATGCTAAAGGCTATACAGATTATCGTTATATGGGATTTGATACTTCTACGCAACCAATTCAATATGCAAACGAAACATGGCAAGAATTTAATAACATTGAGTATAGAGTTTTATCTTGGAATGATTTTAAAGACAAAGATAAAGATGAGAAGTTTGGTGTAAACTTTGATGTAGATGTTATGATATGGTCTGGTGTATTATTATACGAACCAGAAGAACATTTATGGTATTTTGATAATATGCAAAAAGCATATGCAGCCAATAATGCAATTATACAAGAACCTTTAAAAGATCAAAGAGAAGAATGTTGGAGAGAAGATTTAGAACTAAACACTATTGAAGATAAACTTCATTTATACAAAGAAAAATATTATGAATATGATTCTTGGAAATTAGACCTTGATATATTCAGTGGACGCAGAATAGTAAGTTGTATTAAGTTATGGGAAGATGATAATCCAGAATGGTCTAATTGGGATAGTGAATTTGGTGTATTAGCAGGTCCTCCTAGAACAGAAATACTACCATGTGGACTTAAAGTTATACCATATATTTTTAAAGGTAAATTAAATATGGAATTAAGTCAACGTGATCAAACTTTATGTCAAGTTGCGTTACTTCAAATGGAAAAAGAAAGACACTCACATAGATTAGCAGACAACTATAGCAGAAAAGGATTACATTTAGATAAAATGTTTATGTACAATTTTGTATTTGATGGAGAAAAACCAGTATTTTGCAGTGGAGTACAAACAGTAAACAAATCAAGTGTACGAGTATTTTCTAGATATTTTGCTTTTGATCAATATAAAACAGATGGTACTACACAACTAGATAAGAATGACGATTTTGAAGAACTACGATGGGTAATGACATACATAAGAGGTAAAATTATATTTTGGTCTAGAGATAAGTCCTCAAAATTCTTCCAAAGACTAAAAGAAGGAAGACCTGATGTATTTTCTGGTTGGCAAGTACATAAAAAGAAGATAAATATTATATATGCAGATAATGAACAATATATATTTTATGTTTCAAAACTGCCACCAGAAGAACAAATTGAATTTGAATAAATTATGAGAAAAATAAACGACAAACATATATTCATTAGCTCAGAGCCAGGAACAAACTGTCACAAAATAGCAAGAGTAATTGCAACTATGCCGTGTATGTATTGGTACAGTTCTGAAGTAAATGGAATTAATCCATGGAATATATCAAAAGTAAATAATAAAAATAAACACTATTTTGATAGATCAACATCAAAAGGTACACTTCCACCAACACATGATTTTGTAGAAAAGTACATGCCTAATGAGAAACAATATTACAAATTATTTGATGAACTATTCACTCAAGCAGGTGGTGATGATATTATTAATAATGGGCAACGAGTAATATATTGCACACACAGTATGCCTAATAAGTTATTAGAACATTTCCCTAATAGTTTGATTATTAATATTATACATGAACCTAATTCTGCTACAGAAAATTATATTGAAATTGCTAACACAGATATAGACATGAATAATTATAATGATGTTATTCCCAAAGATAACGAATATTCAGCATTTTTAAACATATTAAAAACTAGAAAAGAAGATTTAAGTATAGCAGATGTATGGGCATTTGAGAGAAAGAAGAAGTTTTACGAACCTAAAATGGAAGAAAGATTTAAAAAAGAAATATATGCTAAAATGTTTTCTAGTAGTATATTCCGTAAATCAGTAGATCATAATAGGGTACTTAACGTACCTCAAAACAGTGTTAATTATAAAGAAATAAAGCACTGGATGGCCTCAATTCTGCCACAATAAAACGTTGACAAATCAGTCAATATAAAGTAAAATATATATTACTAACAACTATTCAATAAGGAGAAACTATGGCTTTAACTAAAGCAATTATAGTAATTGCAGGCAGTAAGCAAGCAACTAAACTAGGCGGCAATATTAAAAAAGCAGTCGAAGAAATGAAAGACAAATCTGTTGATTTGAGATTTGCACACAAAGATTATGAATATATTACAGTAATTAAATCAGCACCAAAGAGTGAAAAAGAAGCACGTGAACTTGGTGGTAACATGTACAGTAAATATAAGAAACTAGCAAACGAAATTATATTTGATATTAGTACAAAATACATGGACAGTATTAATGAAGGAATGGCACTTGCAAGTTACAGTTTTGACAAATATAAAACAGATCCAACACAAGTAGAATTTGATGCAGACCCGGCAGGCATATCAACCAGTATAAATTTTGCACGTGATTTGATTAGTGAGCCAGGAAACGTTTTATATCCATCAGAATATGCTAACCGTATTAACGAACAACTATCACCATTGGGTGTTAACGTAAAAATTTATCACGAAGCACAACTAAAAGAAATGGGTCTTAACTTATTGTTAAGTGTAGGACAAGGTAGTGAAAAGGATAGTTATGTTGTTGTAATGGAATGGGCACATGGACCAAACGAAGCGGAGCCAATTGCACTAGTAGGCAAAGGTGTTACATTTGACACAGGTGGTATTAGTTTAAAGCCTGGACGTGGCATGGGCGATATGAAATACGACATGGGCGGTAGTGCCGCAGTTGTTGGAGCCATGCATGCTATTGCTAGTAAAAAATTAAAAAAGAACGTAATAGGTATTGTAGGTTTAGTAGAAAATATGCCGGATGGAACTGCAATTAAGCCAGGTGATGTTGTTACATCATTAAGTGGACAAACTGTAGAAAATTTAAACACTGATGCAGAAGGTAGACTAGTACTTGCAGATATTTTAACATTTGTACAAGACGAATATAAACCAGGTGCTATTATTGACCTTGCTACACTAACAGGAGCCATTGTTGCAACACTAGGTAACGAAATGGCAGGATTGTTTACTAACAGTGATACATTAGAAAAAACAATTATTAAAAATGGTGAATTAGCAGGTGAAGGTTTTTATCGTATGCCAATGGGTAAAAACTGGGCTAAGATGATCGACAGTGATATTGCAGATATGCAAAACATTGGAGGTCCATATGGTGGGTCGACTACTGCCGCTGAGTTCTTATATAAGTTTGTAGACAAAAAAACTGCATGGGCACATTTAGATATTGCTGGTATGTGTTGGGCTAAAAAAGGTTCAGCAACAACACCAAAAGGTGCTGCAGGATTTGGAGTAAGAACACTGTTTAATATTGTGAACAATACAGACAGTTTTGTATGGTTTGCAGTAGAGGAAAAAATGTCTTACTAATATGACTAAAGAAATTAGACAAGTAATTATTGATAATTTACGTAAGGTATATGACCCAGAAATCAGTATTAACGTATATGACTTAGGTTTAATATATGAAATAAATATAGTAAGTTCAAACGTTGTTATTGTAATGACGTTAACAAGTGCGTTTTGCCCAATGGCAGACCAAATCAAACAAGACGTTCACGATGCATGTATGGTAGATGGCATAAAAACTTGTGATGTTCAGATCACATTTGATCCGCCTTTTGGTCCAGATAAGATGAGTGAAGAAGCAAAATTAATTTTAGGAGTATAAGGTGACATATTTAGTTAAAGACGAGTGTATTAAATGTAAGCACATGGACTGCGTAGAAGTTTGTCCTGTGGATTGTTTTTATGAAGGTGAAAACTTTTTAGTAATTAACCCAGATGAGTGTATTGACTGTGGTGTATGTGAACCAGAATGTCCTGTAGATGCTATTGTTCCAGACAATGCATTAGAGGGAGAAGATTATGATTTTTGGTATAAGTTTAATGCAGACATGTCTGAGGAATGGCCTAATATTACATTAGCACGGCCAGAAGATGTACCGCCAGATGCAGAAGAATGGGCAAAAGTTAAAGATAAACGAGAACATTTATCTTACAAGCCAGGAAAGGGCGATGAATAATATGTACGAAATAATTTATACACCTCGAATTCATGATGAGGTAGCAGTTGCACGTTTTGAAACTGAAACTGAAGCACAACAATACATGGAAAAATTAAAAGAGGTACGCCCGAAGGCATATCCTCATCACCGTATAGAAGCGGTAGAACAAGGAGAATAATATGAGTTTTATCATATGGCACTTATTAGCAATCTGCTCAGTAATGGCAGCAAGTTTTTTAGCAGGCTTTATTGTAGGTAAAGCACGTAAGGAGCAAGGCTATGAGAACTAAAGAAGAAATACTTAAACAAGTAGATGAAGTTATGGAAGAATACGTTGCACCTAACGTAGCAATGCACGGTGGACAAATAAACATACTAAACTTTAATGAAGAAACAGGAATATTACACACACAAATGAGCGGAAGTTGTAGTGGTTGTGCTAGTAGCACTGCTACTCTACAAATGGGCGTAGAATCTACACTTATGCATTTTGTTCCAGAGATTAAAGGTGTAACAAGCGAAGACGATCCAATGTTTAACGATCCATATTATATGAGCGACCCATCTGGCATGGGGCTTATGGATAGACCAGGATTTGATGATCCTATAGATATTACAGACGAGGAATAAATTCAGTGAGCACATTTTGTCCACTGTTATTTCAGCATTTAGCTACACACCCACATGGTGGTGTAACACATTGCTGTATTGCAGATCACCGTGATGCAATTAGTAGCAGTCGTGATAATAATGAAAATGGACATCGCTACTACAATCTCAATCAAGATACTGTACATGATACTATGAACAGTGAAAGTTTTTGCAAGGCTAGGCTAGAAGTACTTGATAATAAAAAGCCACAAGCATGTATGCGTTGCTATAATGAAGAAGATAAAGGAATGCAGTCTAAAAGACTGGGCGAGATAAAAAACTATCCCAATTATACACAAGATGTAGCACAATCTGTTACTGATGCTGATGGTTATATACAAGATGTGCAATTAGACTTTGTAGAATTACGTTTAGGTAATACCTGTAATGTAGCATGTAGAACCTGTAACCCTGCAAGCAGTAGTAAATGGCGTAATGATTACGATAAGTTACAAGCAGACTTGCCATTTAATATAACCAATTACAATACTATGCAAGGTTTTAGATGGCCCGAACGAGATGGATTTTGGGAAGACCTATTCAAGCATTGTAATGATGTAAAAACATTTTATATTAATGGCGGCGAGCCTACTATGATTAAACAACATTTTAAGTTCTTAGAACGTTTAGTTGAAATGGGCAAAACAGATGTTAAATTATGGTACAATATTAACATGACTCTTATGAGTGAAGAAATAATTGAGTTATGGCGTAAGTTTGATAAAGTTAAAATTAGTTGTAGTATTGATGATTTAGCTGAACGCAATGAATACATACGACACCCAACCAAATGGGACGATGTTATGAAAAACTTCTTGCGTTTAAAAGAAGAAAACTTTGAACTTGATGTAGCACAAACTGTGAGCTTTATGAATTATAGCACACTAGGAAAGTTTTATGACTTTTTCCATAATAAACATGGAGTATGGGTACATCACAACTATGTGTATGATCCCGATATACTAAGTCCGTCTGTATTGCCGAAATCAATGCGTGAAGATATTCATAAACAAATAAGTGATATTCTTCCAGAATGGAAAGTACAAGAATTAAAAAATATGTTTAGTGGTCCTGATAATCCAATAGCATGGGACAGAGCAAAAGCATACACACGAAGTTTAGATCGCATACGTAAGCAAAGTATAACTGAATACTTACCGGAGATTTGTTTTGACTAAAAAGAAAATAGCAATTTGTGTCAGTGGGCAAACAAGACATTTTAATAAAAATGAAAAATACACAAATGATTTTTATGAAATACTTGAATTATTTGATGAATACGATTGTGACTTGTTTGGGCATACTTGGGCAGATCAAGAAGATCCACATGACGAAGTAAAACAAAAGTTTAAAGAATATAGGAGTGAAGATCAAGAAATAATTTGGGATAATATTATAAATTTTAAATACGATGATGACGGATACTTTCCTGTATGGGAACAATTTTTCCAAACAAAAGATCTATGGTATAGAAAGTCTGACTATATGGATATTCTTAAAGGTAATTCAGATGTAAGTTATATTGACTTTGCAAAAGAAAGAATAAAAGGAACAGTAGGGCAAGTATGGTCAGCACATCAATCGTTTTTACTTGCACAACCTTACCTTGCACCTAATAAGTATGTTGCAGTAATAAAGCTAAGATGGGATTTAATGATCAAACGTTTTGAAGGTGAAGATTGGGTTAATACAAATAAAGAAAGATTTAAAAATCAATTACGTGATTGGATTAATAATGAAGTAGATTTTGGAAATATGTTTCATAGTCCAACTTGTCTAAGTGCAGATGATTGTGTTATTACTGAACGAGCTGCAAGTGTACCTTTTGTTAATGATCATATATTTGCTTTTGACTTTAGCGAACCCAACAACAAAATATTTGCAAATAATCCAATTGAATTACTTAGTAGCTTACTATTGAGCTATATGGCTAATCGTAGATCTATAGCAGTAATGTCATCTGCACATACATTATGGATGGAATGGATACTGCATGCAGGTTTTACAGTTTCGCCAAAACTTCCCAATATAACACAAGCCAATGGACCAAGTGAAGGAAAAATAAACAAGGAGTGGAATATATAATGAACATAAAAGATTATATTAGAACAGTACCAGATTACCCTATAGAAGGTGTAAATTTTTATGATATAAACAGTTTGTTTGCAAGTAATTTGTGGACAAGTTTAGTAGAAGAAATGGCAGAAGAGTTACGTGACCATGTTGAGTTTATGCCAACACATATAGTTGGTATTGAAAGCAGAGGTTTTGTACTAGGAGCAGCATTATCACAAGAATTAGATGTGCCTTTTGTTATGATTCGCAAAAAAGGTGCTAAATACCCAGGTAAGCTGTTAGAAGAAAGTTATGAACTCGAATATGGAACAGATACACTTACATTGCAAGAAGGTATATTGGGTCATACAAGTAGAGTTGTAATAGCAGACGATTTAGTTGCAACAGGTGGTAGCATGACTGCTAGTAAAAAGTTATGTGAACAAACTGGTGCAATGGTATTAGGTGGTATAACAGTAGTTAACTTAAAATACCTAAATGGAGAAGAGATAGAACTCTTGTCCGCTTTGGAGATAGAACAATGATCAAAAATTTAAAAGACTTAATTATAGTAGCGTTAGTAGTAGGTGTACTTTCACTATTAGGAATTATTATTGTAGGCGACTATTATGTTGCATTACAAGAAAATAGACCAGTAGACGAAAGTGTTATTACTTTAATGAAAATGGCACTGACTGGATTGATAGGAATCATAGCAGGTTATATAGGAAGCAAGTAATGATTAAAGTCACAGAAAAAGCAATGAACCATCTAACTGGTATCAGCGATGCGAACGAAGGTAAAATTCCTGTGTTAGGCCTTAAAGGAGGCGGTTGTGCAGGATTCAGTTATGTTTGGAAATTAAAAGAAGAAAATGAACTTGACAAAAAAGCAGATCATGTTATTATAATGGATAACGGAAGAAAAATGGCCGTTGACAGTTCTAGCATTATGTTTTTATTTGGAACCACACTTGAGTTAAAACAAGACGTAATGGGAACAATGTTAGAAGTAGTAAACCCATCAGCATCAAGCAGTTGTGGTTGTGGAGAGAGCGTAAACTTTGATATGGAAAAAGTTGAAGCAAACGCAAATGCAATAGAATTACCAAAGGTAGAATAAATGAAAAATATTGATCTAAACAAATACAAAGAATTTGTAGAAGAAGTAACTAGCGATGCATCTAATGATATTCATCCTATGATAGAAAGAATGTATGAGCTAGAAGGAAACGGTGTTAATGTAGCAACACTATTAACAGGTGCAATTGGAATTGCATCAGAAGGAGGCGAATTTGCAGAAATTGTTAAAAAATGTATCTTCCAAGGCAAACCTATGGACGATGAAACTGTATTTCATGCTAAACGAGAACTTGGCGATATTATTTGGTATTGGGTTAATTCTTGTAGGGCACTTGGCTTGGACCCTAACGAAGTAATTGCAGAAAATGTAAGCAAACTAGAAAAACGTTATCCAGGTGGATCATTTGATGCATACTACAGTGAAAATAGACAAGACGGCGATCTATGATTGACTACGAAGGTAAGCCACTTAGCGAATTAACCATGGGTGAAGCTATGGAGTTTGAAAAGCAAATGCTTAAAAAAGTGTTAGCTGCCAATAAAGCTCAAATGGGCGAGGGACTTGTTGACCAGATTAATTTGTTTATTGAATTAATTAGAGACCATAAGAGACAAATAGCCCAGTCTGAGACTTATGCAAAAAATGAAAAAGAAGATGGTTCTGTATTAGATATTGGTGAAATTACCGGACCGGCGCCAGATAAATCAATTAAAGAAATACTTGACTTTTACAAGGAAAAGTAATATAATAATGGGATGCAGATGAATAAAAACAAGCAATATGTAGTATCTGAGCAAGATATTGTTACAGGTTGGTTAAGTGGAAATAACGTTACAGATGTAATTGTTGAAGATACAAAACCCATAAATATATATAACGAATGGTGTCAAACATTTGATTTAGATAGATTTATTGATGCAAAACCACAAAATACAACTGATACATATGTTGAGGATTGTTTAAATAAATGGAATATGCCAGACAGTTACAAGGATTTAAATATCCACGAATGGTTAATGGAACGTTGTACAAATGCACAACAACGTGATAGAGTATATACAGAACTCGTTGAATACGAAAAACGAGGAATGATTATTGTGCTAAAATTCTTGCTACACTTAGTAGATACATGTGACAAGCATAACATTGTATTAGGTGTAGGAAGGGGCAGTAGTGTAGCTAGTTACTGTCTGTACTTACTGGGTATACATCATATAGACAGTATAAAGTACGAACTTGATATCAAGGAGTTTTTAAAATGAAAACAGTTAAAACAGCTAGAGGCCGTACATTAGATATGGGAGCTTTAGCGGCAAAAAATGAAGAAACAAGAGCAGTAAGTAATTTAAATATGAATGCTCGAGGAGACATTATTGATAGTAGAGGTAAAGTAGAAATTCCTAGAGAAAAAATACAAAAGGAATTCTATAAAGATAATGTTCCAGGTGCAAAAGAAGATATAAGTATTAAGGAAGAAGAAACACCTGTAGAAAAGAAAACTACAGTTGAACCTCCTAAACCTGCACCAAAGAAAGCACAACCAAAAGAAACACAACAACCAGCTGTTACTGAAGTAAGTAGAACAGCTCGTACTAGAGATGACGGTACTCAATATTTTGAAGTAGAGTACAGTGATGGCAGTATGGAAGATATTAACACATAGTCGGAGGCAAAATGACTAAAGTAGTAAAAGCAATACGTAATAAAATCTTAGCAGAGATGATTGATAATCCTGGTAACGAAGTAACAACACCAGGCGGCATTATTCTCATGTCAAAAGATGGAACTGAATCTGCCGTTAGACCACGTTGGTTTAAAGTTTATAGTGTAGGCGAAGAAATTGATTGGATTGCAAAAGGAAAGTACGTCCTTGTTGATCATGGACGTTGGAGTAATGGAATGCAAGTAGATACTGATCTTAAATTATACTTGCTAGATAATAAAGATTGTTTAATGGAGTCTGATGAAAATCCAATGGAAGATAATAATATTCAGATTTTAGGCAAAGCAATTCCACAACGCCCGTCAGGCGACATAACTAGAGGATTATAAATGAACTTAGAAAAATTACAAAAAGCAATTGGCGAAATGGGCCAAGCATTAGAAGAAAAAGGTGCTGCAAATCCACAAACACCTATGGGTCCACCAAAGCAACCTGGACAAGTATTGTACGAATCAGGTATTTACTATTTTGCTGATGGCTTTACATATGAATCAACAAAGCCAGTAGTAAACTGGATTATTGAAAAGAACTTACTGCCAGACAGTGAGCGTCCTAAAGAACTTACACTTATTATTAATAGCCCAGGTGGTAGCGTACACGCCGCATTTGGTCTTATTGATGTAATGAAAGGTTCTGCATTGCCTATTAAAACTGTAGGATTAGGAATGATTGCATCATGTGGTGTACTTACATTTATGGCAGGTACTAAAGGCAAGCGTGTGTTAACAAACAACACAAGTATTTTATCACATCAATATTCATGGGGTTCAGGCGGTAAAGAACACGAACTATTTGCTCGTGTTAAAGAGTTTGAATTATCATCAGAACGTATGTTAAATCATTATAAAAAATGTACTGGCTTATCTGAAAAGAAAATTAAAGAAATATTATTACCACCAGAAGATGTGTGGCTAACAGCCGAAGAGGCAGTTAAACACGGAATTGCAGACGCTATCGTAGACACCTATTAATGCTAGAGCCGTTTGTAGAGCAACTGCCTGTAAAACTTTTAGAACAATGGAAGTGTCCTACACCTAGTCCAAATGATGATTTGGCACTTATGGAAGATATAATGCAAAATGGCATACTAGAACCCATAATACTTGGTATAGGAGTTTACAGTAGAAATATTAGATTAGAAACAGGCAATCATAGAATATACTTAGCACCAAGATTAGGCATGTCGCACTTACCAGTAGTTGCAAAACTATCAAATTATTGCACGTTTAATGTAGGTAATGGAGATCATAGTTTTCTTTGTCCAGATATATCAGTAAAAAAAGAATGGATAGAAGAAGGATATTATGCCAAACCAAGTGAAGTATTAGATATGATGCAATTACTAATAAAGTTAAAATTATAGACATTTCTATTGACAAACCACCTAAATTATAGTATTATTATACTAATAAACTTTAACCGAGAATGGACTCTGAATGCATATGAAAATTATAGCTGGAAATAGTAACATTGAAATGGCCGAGAAAATCGCCGCTCATTGTTTTGCTACTCTAGTGCCTGCCGAGATTAAGACTTTTGCGGATGGTGAGAGTAGTGTAGAATTTTTAGAAAATATCCGTGGTGAAGATGTTTTTATTATACAAAGTACAAGTACACCAGTAAACGATAACCTAATGGAATTAATGATTATGATTGACGCGGCTAAGCGTAGCAGTGCCAAGCGTATTACCGCAGTTATTCCTTATTTTGGTTATGCACGACAAGATCGTAAAAGTGCAAGTCGTACACCAATTACTGCTAAACTAGTAGCAAACTTAATTACAGAAGCTGGTGCAGATAGAATCCTTACAATGGATTTACATGCAGGACAAATACAGGGCTTCTTTGATATTCCTGTAGATGACTTAACAAGCAGAATTGCATTTGCAAAAGATATTAAAAAACAATTCTACAAAGAAGGACAAGATGTACATGATGTAGAAACTGTTTTTGTATCACCAGATGCAGGCGGTACTGTAAGAGCTAGACGTTTTGCTGATATGTTTGGCGGAGACATCGCTATTGTTGACAAGCGTAGACCTAAAGCAGGTGTAAGCGAAGTAATGAATATAATTGGTGAAGTTAAAGGTTGTCATGCTATTTTAGTTGACGATATTGTTGACAGTGGCGGAACATTGTGTAATGCCGCACAGGCTATTATGGACCAAGGTGCATTAAGTGTTAGAGCATATATTACACACGGAGTATTAACTGGCAAGGCATGTCAGAAAGTTGAAGACAGTGTATTAGAAGAACTTGTAATCACAGACAGTATAGATTTTAAATGTCCACATGATTGCAAAAAGACTCGTGCAGTAAGTGTATCAACTATGTTTGGTGAAGCTATTAGGCGTGTATCAAACGAAGAAAGTGTAAGCAGTTTGTTTGCACATAAGATTTAAGGGGAAGTTATATGGAATTATTATTTAGTGTATTATGTATTTTAAGCATAATGCTATTATGGTTTATAATTGTAATGCTAGTCGCTAAGAAAACTGTTGGTAAAGATGCTAAGACATGGCAAATATTTACATTTTTATTTGTAGCTGGTCCTGTAGGTTGGGCAGTGCTTTTAATTATTGCAGTTATGGAATTAATCGATATAGCATTTCCAAATTTATTTAAAGGAAAATAAAATGGCAACAGGACGTAAAGGTAAAAGATCAAGTAAGCTTCAAGCAGTGTTTAATGAACAAAGTAAAACACAGTTTAAAAAAGAAAATCGTAGAGCAGAGATTGTTGAAGAAACTCATTATGTAGTTAAAATGTATGTTGGTGAGGAATTAGCTGAAGAAAGACCAGTATATGGACACAGTAGACGCTATGCAGAAGATTTACAAGAGAATTGGGAAAACGGAGTAATTTAAATGGCAAAAGACCTTTGGGTAGAAAAGTATAGACCAACTAATGTTGGCGAGTATGTGTTCAGAGATGAAGCACAACGTAAGCAAGTACAAAACTGGATTAATGATGGTGGAATACCTCATTTACTTTTTAGTGGTAGTCCAGGTACTGGCAAAACTACACTAGCAAAGGTACTTATTGCTGAACTTAAAGTAGAAGCCGCAGATGTACTGTATATCAATGCTAGTAGAGATAATGGCGTTGAAATGATTCGTAAGAAAATTAGTGCATTCAGTGAAACTATGCCATGGGGTGATTTTAAAGTTATCCTACTTGATGAGGCTGATCATATCTCTCCAGAAGGACAAGCGGCATTACGTGGAGTTATGGAACAGTATCATGCAAGCGTAAGATTTATTTTAACTTGTAATTATCCTAACATGATTATTCCTGCATTACACAGTAGATGTCAAGGTTTTCATATTGAACAATTAGATCAAACAGAATTTACTGTAAGAGTTGGCGAAATCTGTGCAGACAACAATGTACAATTTGACATTGATACATTAGATGCAATGGTTCGTGCTAACTATCCAGACTTGCGTAAAACTATTAATACCGTACAAATGAGTGTTGTTGATAATGCACTTACTAAGCCAGAAGAAGGTGGTAGTACTGCTGAGTGGCGTGTTAAAATGGTAGAATTGTTTAAGCAAGGCAAAATACAAGATGCACGTAAACTAATTGTTGGTGCCGCAAGAGCAGATGAATATAATGAAATCTTTACATGGTTGTATAGAAACTTAGATTTATATACTAAAGATGATTTTACATATGATAGTTGTGTATTAGCAATACGTGAAGGTATGATTAAGCATACTCAAGTAGCAGATCCAGAGATTAATTTAAGTGCTACTATGGTAGAAATTGCAAGAATACTAAATGCAAATCCGTAATCTTTTACTTAACGTAAACGTAAATAATATATGTGGGCAATCAAGTATTTTGCAACACTTAATAACCTATTCTGAAAACACAGGTATATTCCCTCAACATATAGATAGCATTTCACAACAACGTTGTTACTTATACAAAGATAATCCGAACATGGATTTTGGCGGCAGTACCAGAGTTATTAATTTTGCAAAGTTAATGAATGGTAATAATATTAGCCCAGAAGATAGCAACTATATACAAACATTAGAAAAGTTGTTAAGCACTTGCACTAATAATGAAAATGAACCTATATTGGAAAGCGACTTTATGTATTGTTTACCAGGTAGTGTTGATTTAGGTAATATACTAGTTAACAATCCAGACCAACCTGTATACTTTGCAAAGCAATGTAGACAATTATATGTATATGATTATAATGTTGCAACCAACTTAGAAAGCACTATAGTTATCAATAAAGATAATATACGTAAATTAAAATTCCATTATGATATGCATAAAGATACATCGTTCGATATGTTTATATCTGAACTGGGTAAGAAAATATCCCCCCAGAATCCCGACCGGGGTTCTAATTTTATCAAGGACAAACCTATTGCAATAGTAGATATGGCATTAGAACATGGACTTGAATATACTATCGAAGAGGGCGTAAGTAAGTTTACTAAAGACTTCTTATCAGTCCCAAAACTACCTCAAATTGAAGAAAAAGGTGTCACAATATTCGACATTTCACAATTAACTGACAATAGAAGTACCAGTGAAGAATACTATAAATACATGTGTGACAGCTTAAAGATCTATGCGAACTTTTATTTGTTTGAGAAGTTCCACGATATATTTGTTAAAGCTGACACCGAAGATAGATTGAAAACAATTACTGGAAGCGATTTTTTAACGAATATATTGTGTAATGAGACAGATACAAATTGATAAAAGTTTAGACTATTATGGTGAACAAATATCATATAAAGTTTCAGGAACAATAGAACAAGTTCAGCAATTAGTAAAAGAATATCAACCTAAAAAAGTAATATTTACTGAAACAAGTAGATATAAAGACTTTAACTCTAGCCTTGGTTATGTTACCGGAGGATGGGTTCAGGTTTATTTTTTGTTCAACGAAGAACAAGCGATGCTTTTTCGTTTATCTAACAAAATTTAGATAAATACTAGTAAGTAATTAGAGAGAGAACGTTAAATGAATAAGAGATTTTTAGTTTGGTGGTTGATTGTTGTTATGCAAATCATCGGTTTAGGGACAGCAATATACTATGGTGCTATCCCTTTTTTGTTTGAAAACGATTCAACTAAATTGAGCTTCGTAATTATAGCAATGTGGATTACTGCGACAACCAGCATTGGTTACAGAAGTTTAAAAGATAGAAATGATTTTGAAACACCTTGGTTTATAGGTGAGGCCTGCATGACAGTGGGTATGGTAGGAACTGTTATTGGATTTATGCTTATGCTAGGAAGTAGCTTTGCAGAAATTGATCCAAGTAATGTAGACAGTATGAAACGTGTTATTACCGATATGGCTTCTGGTATGAGTACCGCACTACTAACTACACTATGTGGTTTGATTGCAAGTTTATTTGTGAAAGTGCAAGTAATTATACAAGAGCAAGAGTATGCCTAAAAATCAAGAAAACTTTTTCGCAGGAAAGAAAAGGAGAACAGGATCTAACTTAGCATTTAATGATTTATTATTTAATGTACTAATTGGTTTTGTTATGCTATTTGTTATAGCATTTCTTCTTATCAATCCTATTGCAAAAAAGGCAGACATACCTGTAAAAGCAGAGTTTATGGTTGTGTTAGAATGGGACTCTGAATCTTCAACAGATTTGGACATATGGGTACAGTTAAACAACGACAGACCAGTAGGTTTTAGTAATAGAGAAAATACTCCACTACACTTAGATAGAGATGACTTAGGCACATCTAATGATAAAATTACAATAGATGGCCAAGATGTTTTTCTTAGAACAAACAGAGAAACAATAACACTTAGAGGCATTGTTCCTGGTGATTACTATGTGGCAGTACATGCCTATTCAAAAAGACAAAGCGAGGCAGTTGTGCCTTATACAGTAACCGTAATGAAAGTTAATGCATTCAGACAACTATATAGTATACAAGGTGAATTTATAGTAAACAGAGAAATACAACGATTGCCTGGATTTAGTGTTGACGGTAAAGGTAATGTTAAGTCAATATTTAAACATGTAAGAGATGTTGTTCCAACTAGAGGAACAGGAGTAGGACAATGATTATATATGCAGGAATAGGATTATTACTTGGGTTAGCAATACTTACAGTATATGCACTAATACAATTAGGCAGAAATAATACATTAACATTCTTTTTAATTCCACTTGCTTTAGTATCAAGTATTTTTTCAGGATATACAATGCTTGCATTACAAGGTACTCCAATTGATGGTATACCAGAAGAACAAGTAGAAGTAATATGGGTTGAAGTACAAAAGCCACATATCTATTTTAATGTAAGACCAGTTGGAGAACTACAACCAGTATATTACAGAATTCCGTACACAGAAGATAATGCTAAAAAAATGCAAGAATTAGCCGAAGCGGCAGGTAAAGGAAAACCAGAAAAAGGCAAGTTTAAAAAAGCAGATGGCGATCGTAAAGATCAAAGTAAAAGTTTTGAAATACAATTTGATAATATAGAAAGAAGTCCATTACCAACAAAAAAGAGTCAACTAAAGCGTGATGGAGTAGATCAACGTATTATAAATGCTATACACGATCAGCCAGATACTGGAGAAAACACTGCTAGAGACCATGATTCTGCTTTTAAAAATCAGGCTCAAGGTTTTGGATCTAGCAGTAACAATGTTTTTACAGGCGTAGGTGATAATGTTGTTCAAGGCAATAGTTCTGCATATGAATCTCGCAATAATGTAGAATAATAAATTAATTTATTTTACAAACCCTTGTTTTTCAAGGGTTTTTTTATGACCTTAAAGGTTGACAACACCAAGAAATCTTGTTATAATATATACATAAACAACGCAAAAGGAGAACTGTATGTTAGACGCAAAATTTATCCAAGCATTTGAAAAGGCCGCTACAAACCCAGAAAACATTGATGAGAACAATGAAGTTAATTGGAACTATGTTGATGCAGATATGCACTTAGATGGTTTTGCTGATAAGATTGGTGAAAACTACTTGAGCTGGTTTAATGACATGGCTGATCAGTTTGAATTGAATCAAGCCGCAAATCGTTTGGATGTGTTGAAAACAGATTATTTGGGACAATAATAATAGATGAATTATATTTCAATAAAAGGTGGTAAAAAAAGCCAACAAGATAAAATTACTTCTATGGTAGAGTTTTGTATTAAGAAACTTATGCCTAGAATGAATTCTCTTAATATTGACATTAAAGTTACTAGTATTACAGGTGATGCAGAAGGATATTGTTTGCGTGAATCAAATAGAGATTTTGAAATAGAAGTAGATAGTTCACTGACATTAAGAAAAATGCTAGAAACTGTTGCACATGAAATGGTACATGTTAAGCAATATGCTAGACGTGAAATGAATGATTGGTCTTATAAGGAAGACAAGTACTATAAATGGAAAGATCAGTTCGTTCCTACTAATACAGACTATTGGGACTTACCTTGGGAAATTGAAGCTAATGGTAGAGAAGTTGGATTGTTTATACGTTGGGCAGAAAAAGAAGGATATGCTAAACACAAATGGACAAAAATTTAATTTAGTGTAAATTCTGCTACACCTTGTAGCTTTAATAAGAAATACTCCTTTTCGGAGTATTTTTTTTGAATCCAAAAAGCATGTCTAGGATCAGCTCCATATTTAAATATTGTCATTTCGTAGTAATGCCCTATTGTTAATTTTCCACTACTCATACGCTTTGGAAACCAAGTAAATACTCTTTTAACAGTATTGGGTCTTCGTATTATTCCCATTTTCAACCTATTTGCAAAACGCCCACTCTGACTATACATTTATTTAAAAGTTTCATCACCAGGAAATAGAGGCATTTTTGTTCCTGGTGCACGTTTTGGAATTTTACTATCAGCACTACTTACACAAGCATTGGTAGTACATATTTCAGGACCGTCAAATAACTTAAATCCTGTTTCAATATTACCCAACGGTTGATCTCCACAACTATAACTACGTTTAATAGAACCATCTGGTTCACGTATAATTATACTGCGGTATCCACTACTACATTCCCAACCTTTGAACTTGTTAAAGTCAAATGCATTAAAGCGTTCTGCTTGATCCATGTAATAAGGATCACCTTTGCTATCTCTGAATTCTACTTGCATATGCCACGGAACTGCTGCGGTCTGTTTTCTATATTCATCTTCTATGTCTACTTTAAATGCTGGGTCTGGTCTAGTTACTAACTTCTTTTGTTTTGCTTTTGCTTCTGTGTATCCACGTTGTGGCATACCATTGTGTAATTTCTTTTTCATTTCCTCTGTATAACCATCAACTACTCTACTTGCAGTTGGGTCTGATTGAGGTTTAAGTGTAACATTAATTCCTTGATTATGGAAAAACAATGCATTATCATAATATTGATCAAAAACTTCAGGAACCATAACCATGTTAATAGTTACTTGTACATCGTGTTCTTGGCATAGTATAAGTTTGTCTGCAAGATCCTGCATCTTCTCAGTTGTGTCAACATGCTCAACATGTAAACTACAAGTAATACTAGCTCTATGAAACTTTGAAGCATAGTCCACATAAGTTTTAAACCATTTCATGTTACGACTACAGTTACTTGTCATATGTACACTTGTATAATTGGTGTTATGACAATCATCACTTAAATGTTTTAACATATCTAAATAGCCTGGATGGAACGTAGGTTCACCTCCACTTAAACTAAAGTGGAAACTATTAAAGCCACGCTCACGTGCCTGACGTTTAATCTCATCGATTGTTTTTAAGTTAAGTTCTGTAGGTCTGTGATCTTTTCTATTACTTCTAGCATAAGGCCAACAATAACTACAATTGTAGTTACAAAATCTACCTAGCAACCAACTTACTGTAAACATATCTCTGTATAACATAGTACGTTGTCCTACTCGAACTATATCTTCATACGGTGTTTTTGTAAAGTCGTATTCACTCCATTTTAAATCTTTATCACTCATTATTCTTTATCCATATCTGTTATTGTTTCATTAAATTTACTAAATGCTTCGTATTTTTCTGTATGTTTATTATCTTTTATACATGTTTCTAACCAACTAATAGCACCATTTAAATGTGTTTCAAACATAGTACGCCTAGGAGTTTCGCATCTTTCTGGCGTGTTTAAGCTATCAAATACCCGTTTTAAGCCGTCTATTCCTGTTTGTAGTTGCTCTGGGCTTAATACATTTGCATGTAGGAAATCAGGCCATTGTACACGGCTTGTATGCCAGTGTATGCCTAGTTCAAATACAATTGCTTCCGCTGTTTCGCCTAATTCCGCAGCATTCATACCACTTATACAAGTAGTTCCTTTAATAACATCTAAGTTATCAAGTTCTCTTTTAACTAGTTCAATATTGCTTTTTAATAAATCCCAATCAGATCCTCTACGAATCATATGATTAAGTTCTCGGTGTCCGTCTATACTAACTGTTAATTTAATTTTTTTAAATTTCTTCCACAAGTCAATTACGCTATGTTTACCCATTTTCATAATACTTAAATTTGTACTATATTTTAATGTAACATTTTCTGGGTGCGGAATACTGTCTAGTACACGATAATGAATTGGGTCCATAAGAGGCTCGCCACCTGCAAATTCAAGTTCTTCTACGTGTTCCATAAGCTCAATTAGGTTCCCTACAAATTCTTCGTCCTTTTCATATAAATTCATTACACGAGTTTTACGTAAATCATTGCTGTCTACTATTTCTTCTATATAACGTTTATCACCCACACTGTAAAACTCTTTTACTTTATCCCAATCAGTAACCCATTTTGAACTGTCTTTTGGCCAACACATTCTGCACTTAAAGTTACATACGTTACTTAATTTAAGTTCAATGAGTGGAATTTTAAATTCTATTTCTCTATGTCTTATATAATATTCTATATTCTTTCTATAGATCTCATTATCCATAAGATCCATAAGCCTATTCATACGTAAACTAACAATTTCATTGTCTTCCATTTTCCAACAATTTTTACATTGGAAGTGCTTTTTACCTAATATAAGATCATCACGTACTTCGTTCATGTATTCACTTTGCCAGTATTCTTTGAGATTAAAATCTTTGTCTTTAACATTTGGGTTAGGTCCATGTTGAGGTGGTTGTGCTCTACAACATAACTTTATTTCTCCATGTGGCATAGTACTTACATGAGTAAAAGGCAATGGGCAAAAAGTATGTATGTTTACATCTAGACCTTTTAGTTTATCTACTGCATGTTCATAAAAAGCTTCATACTTATTTGTTTTATCACTGTTCCAAAATTCTTTATTCATTTCCTACCCTTAATTTATGCACATGTTCTGGTAGTGCTTTTGATAACTGTACATCAGCAGCACATACACATCTTGGCTTATTACATATAATAGTTTCTTTAGGCATTTCAAACCCATCATAAATGTTTCCTAGTTTGCCACCCACTTTACATATAGCTCTATACACATCACCTGTGTTACTTATAGTAATATTTTGTACACCAGCCCAACATTCCCATCCACGAAAATCATTTTCATCACGTGCCATAACACTGTTTACGTTATCTTCTTCGCTTGTACCATCTTCATAGTGTACAATAATGTTTTTAAAAGTGCTCATAAAATTCCTTAAATGTGTTTTGAAAGTTTTCGCTTCTTAATGAATCTAATCTAGTAGTATTCTTTTTAAATATTTCCCATAAGTTATTATCTGTTGGTTGACTATTCATATAATCTACTGCTCGCTTAATCCATATGTTATCAGTGTCTTTGTACTTTTCTACAATAACACTTTTTATATGTTGTGGTAATATGTGAATTGCGTTATACCCATTATTTACAAAATGTCGTTGTTTAATAAAATTATGATATCCTAAATCATTAAATGTTTTAGTGATTTCATTTAAATAAAATATATTATATATACTTATAGTAGGATCCAAATGTACAAAATATTGGTCTTTATTTAATTTTTGAAAATTCTTAATATTACTTTTTACTTCTTCCCAATTAGCTAATTTACGCTGGTAGTTAAATCTCTCATCAATATCATCTATACTTAATGCAAAGTTTACTTGCTTAAAATTATTGTATAGCTCAAAGTTTTCTTTGCTAGGAAAGTATGTTCCATTTGTATTGTATCCGATTGTAATATTACTAGTATCAATGTTAGGATCGTTTACTAAACGTTCTATTAATTGAAAGTGCTCAGGAACCATAAAAGGTTCGCCGCCCATAAAATGCAAATACTCTATTGATTCTAGTTGATTTAGATCATTCCAAAATTCTGGATCATCTATCCAATCACATGATTGCGTATATTTAAATGCTTCGCTGTTTTTATACTTTACTTTGGGCTCTTCTATTGCCGCAGTATCTTTTGTCCAACTACTACTATTATGTACTCCACATATTCTACATTTTAAATTACATCTATTTCCTGGTTTAATTTCTAACCATTTTAATTCATGCTTAGGTGTTATTCCGTCCATTGCTTGTTTTGTTATTTCTCTGGCATGAGGTGATGTTGAAAAATTAGCTCTTATTTCTGGATCTTTCCAACATTTATGACATGCAGGATTTTGTTCGTTTCGTCTAAAACTGTCTACAAATTGTAGTCTTTTTGGGTCGTTGTATACTTGTTGTATTGTTTTATTTCTAATGTTTAAATCAAATTCATCGCCCATACAACAAGGTCTTATATCGCCGTTGGCTTCTATTGCCATATGTGTAAATGGCAACGCACAAAAGTTATTACCGGGTTGCATTAACCACTCTCTTACTTTATCTTCATACATTTTCAGTTAACCATTTTTCTTCTTCTACACTATAATATTGTCCAGCAAACTTTTCAGTTTCTTCATGTATAGGATGTTGCCCTAACATACCGTCAGCATATGGTTTATTCCAACCTGTACGGTTTTCATTAACACGTGGCCTAATTTTACGAACTGTATATTCAACGCCACACTCTTTTAATTCGTTTATAATTTCTTTCCATTTATCCATGTGTCCAGGCAACGCCATAATATGTACATGCATTCCTTTGTAGTCATCTTTAGCTCTATATTCCTGTATGTCTGCCCACATACCTGTAATGTTATTAATTACTTTCTCATGATATGCAAATTCAAAGTGATAACTTATAATAACATAATGTAAATACGGCAATGCTTTTTTGTATATCTTAGGTGGAGGACTTCCGTTGGTTGTTACACTACATCTGTATACGCCGTTCTCTTTAGCATATTTTAACATGTCAATAAACTGTGGGTGTACAAATGGCTCACCACCTGTAAAACTAATTTTAATCTTTTTACCATTTGATGCTTCTACTATTTTATCTATTGTAGCAGTGTATACTTCCCAACTCATATGGTCGCTAGTCTTATTGTGTAATTCATTTCCACAATAACTACAGTTGTAGTTGCAACGCTTACCCAAGTTCCATTCTACTCTAAGTAGTTCGTCTTTTGGTGCGTGATTGTCTTCTAAAGCTACTAGCATTAAAAATATTCCTTTAGTTGAGGCACTGCATCCCTTACACTGTCGCCTCGCATTTTATCTAAGTCATTTGTAAAGTTAATAAATGTTTCCCATAGCTCAGGATTAAATGTTCTAGTCTTCATACTCTCTACTAGCTTGTCAAAATCATCAAACAGAGATAAGTTTTTAATTGCTTGATCTCGTAAATCATCTGGTAAGTTCATTGGACTTAAATATGCTGGTTTGTTACAGATAGTAGTGAAACTACTGTTTGCACTTACTTTACTATATTTATCTTCCATTTCGTGAAGGAAGAAATGCAATTCTGGCAAGTTGAAAACGTTATAATTTTGCAGTGTTACATTGAACATAATTTTTACATTTTCTAATTCATTGTACATTGCTAGTGTTTTTTCAAAATCTTCTAATTGATATTTGCCACCTCTGATGTATCTATATAGCTCTCCTGTGCCTTCTATACTAAAACATATACTAACATGTTTAAACTGTTTTAGCAAGTTTAATATTTTAGGATTAACAACTGTGCCGTTTGTTGTATAAAATAATTCTACATCAGTCATACCTTCTTCAATGAGCCATTGTAGGAATTGATTGTGATGTTTTGCCATCATGGGCTCACCACCTTTAAAGTCTATGCGTTTTACATCTTTTAGATGCGGTAGCATATTGCGTAAATCTTCTAATCCATATTGTTGCAATGGAATAGGATTACTATTTTTCTCGTAGCGTTTGTCTATTTTAGCAAGTGCTAATTCTTCGTCAAACCAACTATTGCTTGCCCAACTTCCACACATACGACATTTTAAGTTACATACATTTGATAAGTTAATGTCTGCTTGATAGAACTTAGGGTTAGGAACATCATATGTTGTAGGGTGGTTGCCGTTTATAAAATCTGCATTAAATTTCATAAACTTCTTATTAAACCATAAGCGTCTACTTTGCCCTACTAAATCTTCTCTCTCCCAACAACTGTTGCAAGCACTAGGTTGTACACCTTTTAAAAAGTCTTTGCGTAAGTCTTGCATACGCTCACTATTAAAGTTTTCCATAATAGTGTCATGTTCAGTATTAGGCATACGCCCTTTGTTACTAAACTGACAACAAGGCTTAATGTCACCATTTGCACTTAGCGTAATTGCATGCCAAGGCATGTAGCAAAATTTATTCATTTGGCCAATCCGTCTGTATAGGGTCTATACTTAGTTCATTTACATTTAAATGATATGGCATATTAATTACATACTCAATCATGTCTACTGCATCATTTAACTGCATTACTGCTCTGCCTGGATGCTTGTGTGCATTGTTTTCTAATGTACCGAATGTAACATAACTTACTTTAGGTCCACCAGCCCAAATGCTTTTTAACCCTAATGCGTTGCTTGTACTACGCAAAGCCTTCTTTTCTTGTTGATAATGCCAATCGCTACCTTTGGTAGCTCTGTCTGTTGTACTGCCCAACGACACTATATGCAGTCGTTTAAGGTTCTTTAAGGCGTTCTTATAGACTACATCTAGTAGCAAAGTTTGATGGTACTGCCATAATGCACTACAGTTAATAAAGACGTCATAATTAAGAGCCTTTTCGGCTAACTTAGTTTTATAGCCATTTTGCGTTAAATCGTAGCCCCAATCTGTTCTATTAACAAATGTTGTATCAGGCCAGCGTTCTGCTATAGCACTTGCTACTCCAAACTCTGGATTTCCTGTACATAATATCTTATACATAATTAGTAAACTCCGGACATACATCTAACAAGTTACCTTTTTGTAAATCATCTGTTTTTGTGTTAAAGTCTACAAACTCTTTCCAACGCTTTTCGTACCAATCTTCGGACCACATATACTTGATACAGTCTGCTACTTTTGGTATGTCTAAATAAGGTTGTAAGTTTTGCTCGGCGAGCTGTTTTAGTTCTTTAGGTAGAGAACGTATGTTATACATTTCTGGGTGATTAAGAATATTTAAATATATGTCTTTGTCAGGAATACCTTTGCTTCGTGTCCAATCAAACAGTTCACTCATAGCACACATATTTAATACTTGTACTGTGCAATGCACCTGAATGTACACATTAGGTAGTGCTAATAGTTTATCAAATGTTTCTACTATTTTACCCCAGCTACTTGGATACCTAACATATCTATCTCTATCACCAGTTGCATCAATACTACAATTAAGTTGCACACCTTTAAAGTGACTCCAGTAATCAATCATCTTTTGTGGGATATTTGTAAGGTTAGTGTTGTACTTTAGTTTAATATTACCTGCTAGTTCATTTTCAATACAGTAATCAAATAATGCATATTGACTAGTTGCAAGTGTAGGCTCACCACCTGTTAAGTAAATCTCTTCAATTGTATGTGCTATTTCTACAAAGTTTAATCCAGTTTGTTTACGGTCCGGCCATACTTTCATAATTTCCATAAAGTCTAGTTCGTCACTGTTTAGTGGCTCATTGGGTGTAAGCTCTGCAAGTCCAGTTACTTTATTCCAGTCTTTAACCCACATGCTACTACTCCATGGGTTACACATTCTACATTTTAAGTTGCACAAGTTACCTAAACGCAAGTCTACATAACGAATATCCAATGGTATTTCTTCTGCTACTTTTACATTGTCTTTATACCACTTCTCATTGTAACCTATGCGTGGGCTACGTATACCTGCATCTTCTTCACGGAAACATCTTTGACATGTTTCTGGACGCTCTCCGTCTATAAACTCTTTGCGAATGTTTTTATACCATTCACTGTTCCATACATCATTGATATCATCTTTGAATATTCTATATGCTTTGCCACTGCCATCGTCTTTTAATACTTTGTTGTTAGCAGGGTTACTGTTACAACAAACACGAAAGCCACCGCCAGGGTTAACTGCGGCGTGCATAAATGGTAATACACAAAATGTATCGCTTGGTAATTTTTTAGTCATTATTTTCCTTATTAATATTTATTTTAAATAAAGTCATGATAATCTGTTCCATGTATTTTATCCATAATTTCACTCTGCTCTATTAATTCTTTTTTTAATATTTCATCTTCCATAGCATTTGGCGACATGAACGCAGGCTTTATTACAGGTGTAGAAACATCATATCTAATTTTATTGTCTTTACACCAAGTTGCTACATCATCTAAATTGTTTCTATTAAATACCATAGGAAGTATAGACACACTTAAATATGTATTCTTTGGTTTATACTTATTAAATTTAACTGCATTGTCACTAGTTGTAATCCAACTAGATCCAGGTCTTATATACTCATATCGTTTACCTACTGCTTCTATGCTTATATTAACATGAACTTGTTTAAATTTTTCAAAGTAATGATTCCATGTAGTCATATCATAACTTCCATTTGTTATTAAATGTAATTCGATTGCAGGTGCAACATCTTCATCTACTAATCGTTGTATGATCTTCTTTACTTGTGGTATCATAAATGGTTCACCGCCAGTAAATTTTACAATCTTTGCATCTAACATTTGATGAGTAAAATCTAGTGATTGTTTTACCCAACTTCTATCTTTTAATTTTCCAAATTGAGGGTGCCAATTCTCTTGTTGATTTTCTTTAAGTATTTTTGCCCATGTACTACTGCTTGTTTGATTACACATTCTGCAAGCAAAGTTGCAAGTATTGTTTATTTTTAAATCCCAATGTTTAATGCCTACTTCGTTATCAAATTGCTTATTGTATATTTTACGTAAACTATTTCCTGTTAGTTCTTCGCTTAGTTTACATTCAGCACATTCGTCTAGCCATTGTGTTTCGCTACGCTTACTCCATTCAGCATGACGTGTTTCCCAATCATCATCCCAAAATAAATTATTTGTTCCTTCTTTTACCTGAAATGCACAACAAGGCCTTACTGCTCCAGTAGGTCCTATTGTTACACCGTTTTTAAATATTGAACATCTTGGCATAGTTTTCGTTTACTTTATTTTTAAATTGCTTGCTTGGATCACCGTCAAATATCATATGTATACGTGGCTCGTTGCTACGATTCCATACTGCATGATTGTGTCCTGTATTAATCTTTACTACAAGCCCATTCTCATATGGCAATGTTCCATATTCTTCCATTACTAAGTCGCAACCTTTTGGGTTATTGATAGAAACATTAGTTGCACCAAGGCCTGATAATTTTTCAGTATCCTTATGTGGCATAATCCAACCACCTGGTAATACTGCCATAAATCTTACACGACTAAATCTTTCATACAACATTTCATCTTGCATCCATTCTTTAGTACGTGGTGTAAATTTACTAATATCAGTCCAATCACTTAATTCATATTCAGCCTCATCTGGTAAGTTATAATCTTCTGGACAATTTGTATGCACACTACTCATTCCATGCACACACAGACTTAACCAGCCGCCACTGCCTACTGCTCTATGTAATGAAAAACATTCAGTTTCTAATAATGCTATTGCTTCAGAATGTATGTCTTTCCACGGCACAGGTATATCTGGCATAGTAACCCATGGAACATTAGTGTTGTCCATTATGTTATTTAGATCTGTTGTATCTAGTTGATTGCTATCCGCTGATGCAGGATTTGTTTTAAAATTTTCCCATGTTTCAAAGTATTCTATTGTTTCTTCATTAGGCTCTTCCCACCATGCTAAATTATTGTAGTGTATCATATCAATTTTCGCCTATTCATATTTGCCATATTATAATAGCTTCCGTTCATGTCACCATTAAAATAAACTTTATTTGAAATGTTCTGTACATTTCTTATGTATGAAATACCGTTAAATAAAGTATCTAACCCTTTACTAAAGTAATTTGATTCGTATAAAAATATATTGCTACATTGAAGTAATACATTTTTATTATGTGGTATCAACTTTATAATCTTATTAGAATCTTCTATTAGGTTGACTGCTTCAAATTGATGTTCTAAATTTTGTATCTTGCCCCACACTTCTAGCCACTGCTCTTGACTATCAAAGCTGGCCATAAACTTTTCCCATGTTCCAATTGGACCATGTGTGTTTTCTCCAAGTTCAAATGTACCATCAAACTGTAATCTATGTTTGTTTGTTTCAAAGAATTTCATAAAGTCTTTTCCATCCCATTCTCGTACTAGAATTTCCATCCAAGCAACAGCGAAAGGACTATAATCTGCCCATACTATTAGTTCCATTACATCTAAACTTTTTTCTATATATTTAAATTGATGCAATCCACTACATGGACATACCATTACTTGTATATCGTCTACAATTACATGTGGTGCTGATTCTGTATTAAGAATATATACAACACATGAGTCTTGTATTTTAAATTCAAGTAGTGGAACTTTATCCTCATATTGATCTTTTATATTCCATATACGATCTGCATGTTCGTATGTTTTAACTATCTCACCTTCTGTCCATTTAATATCATCTTCGGGATACGTACATACTTTAAAATTTCTTATGTTATAATCTAAGTTAAAAACTTTTAGTCCTACATCTAACGATGATCGTAATATACGATTGAATAAGTTATATGGTTTTTTTGCTTCTTGGTGACTTTTCCAACTACTATTTGGTATATAGTTTTCTGATGCAGGTTGAATCCATTTAGGAGTATAATCATCATGGAAGTGTTCAGGACTTGCTTCATACTCACGTACTCTACATTCTATAATTCTTGTAAGTTTTCGCAAGTTAATAATAACACATTGATGATGAAATATAGGATTTTGTCTTCCTGGTCTATCTAAGATATGCCCTGCACATCCCCAGTCTTCTTTATCCCATTCTTCTACTGATTTTAATATTTCTTCGTCAATAGCACTGTCATGTGGCCAACTGCCCTCTGCCCAAATAACCGCTACCTTAAATCCAAAATGTTTTAAATCTTTTAATGTTTGTTCTAAGTCATCTAGTCTAACTCCATGTATAAAAGATCCATCTGTAGCAAGATTGATATTCCAATCTGTTCCCATCTTTAACACAGATATATAATTATCTGATGCTTGTTCTTCAATTTCTCTACACATCACTTCCTGCATTGATAAGTGACATATTTCTTTTTCTCTCATTGTTAGTCTTAATTGTGAACCCATTATATTCCCATTCCTATACTATCGTTGGTACTGTATCCAAGCACCCATTTAACATCACACGTTAAATCGTTATCATTTGGATCAGTTCCAGAGAACCAGCACTTGTTTATTTGTTGCAATCTTATTATTAAGTCAGCAAAACTAGTTTCTAGTTTAAAAGGCTCACTCATAACTTTTAGCAATACATAACTGTATATATTGCTTGCCCAAAAGAAAGTACTTGATTCATTATCTAATAAATCTGTTATTTGTTGATGATCATTTACAAGATCTACTTCCAAAAACTCGTGTTTGCATAGCTTTACTTGTACCCAAAAATCTAACCAATTATCCATTCCACCGAACTGTTCTACTATATTTAACCATTGTTTGTCTACTTGTTTTAGCAATAATGTATTTGCATCTGGATTATCTTCACAAAACTGCTTAACAAACGCTGGATAGTCAAAACCGTCCCATTTTTCCACCATTAGACGCTTAAATTTAACGCTGTAAGCGTCGAAATCGTACCATACGAACTTTGTACTGTCTATATCTAAACCGTACGTATAAGCGTAATATAGCAGTTTAAACCCGGCTGTAGCACCCACATATTGCTCAAATATACTGTTTTTTATAGGGTCTGCTACTGTAGGACTACTGGGCTCTGTATTAACAAAATAGATAGGACTACTGGGTATATTCTTACGTTTAATAATAACTCTGGCCCCTCTTGCTATCGTATGATCAGTATACTTTTTGTTCATTAATCCATTTAAAAAGTTAACTGGATCTGTTCTTGGAGCACCCACTACAATGTTTCTTTCTATAGTTTTACTTAATTCTACTGTTGAATCTCCTAGCCAATTTTCAGCCCAAAAGTCATACCTTCCAAAGTTTGGTGCTTTGGCAGGCCAGGCTATGAATTCATCTATGTTTAATAACATTAAACTATCCACATACTTTGGATGTACTGCTGTAATCCAATCATTTTTTTCTAAGCGATTTATATAAGTTAATATTTTCTTTTCAATTCCATCTGTTTTAGGCCAACATCCATCAAACCAAAATGCAACATACTTGTGTCCCATTTTTCTAACATGTTCTATCCAACTAATGCTACTAGTATTATACAAGTTAACTATACTTGATGTCAAGTGATTATCACATTCTACTTGTTGTAGCATTTGTAGTTTTTGTTTTAATTCTTCATAGCCACTAAGATGTGTGTTCTTTGGTATAAAAACATTTACAATTTCGCAATCACTTACGAATTGATAATCCCAATCTTTTTCACCTTTTTTCATCTACTGCCTCTACATGTATTCCTCGTACCCATTCGTACCATTCCTTTGATCTTTGTTTTGCTTTCATATGTTCTGGGTTATTGGCCCAATCCATTACATCTTCTTTACTACGCCAACTACTAATAGTAATCTCAATGTCACCATGTTCTTCACTAGTAATATCTATAAAGCCAGGATGAGCTTCTGCTAGTTCTCTCATCTTTTTACTCATCTGTAAATACTCACTTGGCATTGGTGATTTCATTTTTGCTATAAAGAAAACTTTAATCATCTATATTTTTTTCCAGTGATGTGTATCTTCTTCAGTGGGTAATTGTCCAATATATTCCTCTCCAGTTTCCATGTCTGTTAGTTTCCATTTTCCAGGACATTTAGTCGCTACTTTTAATATAATTGCTATGTCGTATGCAGGCACTTCAGCGCCACTAATTTTTAATTTACGATTCATTTATTTTCTGCTTTCAATAATCTATTATGCACTGCTTCCATATTCTCTGGTTGCATGTTTAAGTGTTTGTCAAGCATTGATGCTAACGTTACTTCTTTTGGATATCGTGCTTCTATATCTCTGTTATACTTTCTCATCTTTGCATAGTCACGTATATTAGGTTGATTGTTTTCCATATACGTAATGAATTTTTGCATTTCAGGATGTTCATCTAAAGCACCCTTTAGTTTATTAATAATGGCTTCTCTGTATTCTTCTGGCCATACACTTGGTGCTAAGTATCTTGGTGTTTGTAAAATATTAGCAGTAATGAACCTAAGTTTAACATCACTGTTTTTCCAAAAAGCATAGAACTCAGGCATATGGTATATATTATGAGCTTGAATTGTAATACCAGCTGCCACGTCTATTGTTGGCTCACTGTCAAGTACCATCATGTTAGCATATACATTATCCCAATCACCATCTTGACGGATAAAGTTATACACATCTCCTACACCGTCCATACTTATTTTAATATTAACAGTTTTAAATTCATTCCAAATTTTAACTAGATCATACTTTTTAAATTTTATATGACTTAAATTACTAGCATAACGTAATTTTATTTTATGCTTTAAATGTTGTGGAATTGACTCTAACAAATCATAGTGTTCTTGATTAATAATAGGCTCACCACCTGTAAACTGTAAGGTGTGTACATGTTCCCATAATTCTGGCCACTCATTTAAAGAGTCAAACAAAGTAGTTGGTCTAAGTAATCTTGTTTCGTGTCCACTATCTTGGTACTTTGTTATAATGTCTAAGTCCTTTACACGTTTATAAGAACTATGTGTGCTACACATTATACACTTTAAGTTACAAAAATTACTTACTTTAAGTTCAATCCATATAGGTGGATTGTTTACACTGTAGTCATCATTCACTTCAATAATATCAGCAAATTCATTCCAGTTGTCTTGTTCCCATTGTTGACGATTGCTTACTATCCCACTATCCTCGTTATGCCAGCACACTGCACAGCGTTCTGGTCTTTCGTCCTTGGCCAAAGCTCGTCTTAGCTCTTTATAGTTTTCATTGTTCCAGCTTTCAAGAGCTGTCTCACCTGGATCATTCAATGGTACTTCTTGTGCTTCACAGCACGGCACTATGTCACCTCCTGCTGTTCCGTAAATGTGCATGAACGGTAACATACAAAATGTGCTACTTTGTTTTAATTTTTCTTTATCAATCATAATTCATGTGCCTTAATATATTTGCAAACTTAGGAGCCATGCTTATGTCTTGGCCTCTGTGTGCTAATATTCTTTTTAATTCCACAATATAATCTTTTGTCTTATCTTGTTGTGCGTTAGTTACTACTGAACATAAGTTATTTAATAATTTATAACTAGCACTAAATTTACTTTCATTTTTATTAAAACCCATGTATTGTTGGTCTACTGTTAATTTTAATAATTTCCTATATGCGTTGCCCCAATGCTCTACACTTAAATAATGAGGTTCATATACTGTTTGTAGCATTACTCCTATGCCTTTATGCACTCTTGCCCAATGTATAAACTCATGTAGCTGTGGAGCGTTAATAACGCTTACAGTGGTGGCTGTAGCTATTTTTAAGCGTCCTGTAGCGTCTTTTACTTCTATCCACTTGTCAAGTGTAGCTTCTATATTTTCCCACTTACTAGGGTAACGTAGAAGGTCGTTTGTAGTGCCTACACCATCAATACTAGGACTTAGTTGTATACGCTTAAATTTTAACAATGCATCAAGCTCAAGTTTCTTTGGAAACCATGTACAGTTCGTAAATATCTCTAAGTCAATCTGTTCTGCTATTCCACTGTCTGCTAGTCTAACAACTAGGTTTAAAAACTGTCTATGTAAGAACGGCTCGCCACCTGTTACTTTAATAAACTTAACATGCTTTAGTTTGTCTAAATCTAAATTATCTAAATCATATTCTTGTACTTCTTTTAACTTCTCAATTTTGGCCTCGTCACTTATACCCAATGCAAGTTCATCCTTGTCCCATGTATGACTAAACTCTGCTCCACAACTTAAACATGCTAAGTTGCAAAGTCTACCTACAGTTATTTCTAAATACTCTAAACGTACTGTATCTGTAAAGTCATCAAAGAATTCATCTGCATCAGTTCTCATACTGCTACCTTTTACTTCTTCATCTGACTTACATTTATAACAACCTGGGTGCCATTCATTACGCATCATAGTTTCACGTATTTCAGTAAAACTTTTATCGTCTGGCAAAAATCTTGTATGGAATCTACAACACGGAGTTGCAGGTTGTCCATGCATAAGCATTTCTGCTTTAAATGGATAAGCACATGCGTTAGCAGGTAGCCTATTCATAAAAGGTTCCTTTGTTTTTATAACGCTTTAATGCTTTTGAAATATTAATTCTGTTGTATATTCCATCTCTGTGAAACTCATCATATTCTGTATGTCTAGGTGCTAGTGCAATGTGTATGGTGTTTGTCATTTCAAATCCATAATGATCGCATATTGCTACATGTGAGTCCATATACTTTTTAGGAATAGTATCTGGTGAAAACTTTTCCATAAGCCTATTAGCAATTGCAGTGTTGAGATGGTTTCCATGATTCCAATCTGTTTGCACTTCTAGGCTACCTTCGTTGATGCGTGAGAATGTAATACCCGCACGCCAATTACCACAACTTAATCCTTTGGTAGTACTAAATGCTACCATTTTAATACAAGGCTCGTCTAAGTTTATATCTATGTCAAAGCAAGTACCAAACCATGCACAATCAACCAACACTGGAATGTTTAGTTGATTACATATTTTAATCATATCATCAAAACGCTCTGGAACTCTACCAGTACCACTGAATGGTACACTTACTAATACTGCATCGCCTTGTGTTAATCCTTTGTCATCAATACTGTCGCCCCATTCTAAATTTGTGTGTAACAATGCGTCTCTGTTATATGGATACTCACCTCTAAATGTTTTGAGGTTAAGGTTGTTCACTGAACAATAGTAGTGCCACCAGTCTAGCGTTTGTGTAGTACCTACACTTGCAAACCTATAAGGAAATGCATCTAGTCCAGTAAAGTTGTTTAGTTTACTGCTTTCAATCCAGCCTTGATATCTGTCTAACATTATGTTAGATTCGTCTGCCAGTGTTGATATATCTATGTTAGGAAAGAATGTTTCATTGAGGTGATCCATGTATGGTTGGTTCCATACACTGTTTCCTGTCTTTCCAAAATCTGGGTTACTCATTGTATAATTTTAATTCCTTTATTAGTGCAAATGTATCTGTGCCACGTAATCTGTCTAAGTCTTTCGTATACTTAACAAACCACTTCCATTGCTTTTCTTGTTCTACTTCATCTACTTCGACTTGTAATCCATCTCTAATAGCATGGATACCTGTTTGATAATGTATCTCATCTGCATGATAACTTCCTTTAGGCCAAATGCTTTGATCTGGTATCTGTAGTAATTTATCATACATAATATACTTTAACACCTCCGGCATGTATGCAATATTGAGGTATGTAGGATTTACTACTACGTTGCTCATGCTTATACTTGCTCTATGCATGTGTTTTTCTTTAAACCAGTTCCATACTTTATCTAATCCAAATACATTTGTTAGCATAACTGTTACTGCAAACACAACTTCAATATTATTGTATGTGTAAAACTTTTCTATGTTTTCTTCTAACTGTTCAAATGTATACGATCCGCCACGTACTACACTGTATAATTCATCTACTGCTTCAATACTAATAAGCAATTCAATATGTTTAAAATGTTTAAATATTTCTTGGAAGTCGTTATCAAATACAGTTGCATTTGTACTAATATCTAGCATAATGTTTTTTGCTAATCCTTGATCAATAAACCATTGTAATATTGCTTTACAACTTTCATCATATAAAGGTTCTCCACCTCTTAATGCTACCCATTGTAAATTACGAAAGTATTCTGGATCAGCAAACAAGTTATCAAGGAATGACATGTCTTCAACTCCATGATAGCCGATTTGTGCTTGCTTCCAGTAATCAGGCTTCTCTTTGTTTAGTTTCTTTCCATCTTTAGTCCAACCTGTGCTAACAAATGGATTACAATGTATACACGCTAGGTTACATTTGTTACTGATAGTAAAGTCTAAGTAGCGTATATCAGGTTTACTGTCTACACTGTTTTTAATACTACCACGCTTTACATCTTCGTCTAGTTTATCCCAAAAATACATTCTACGACTTTTACCACTTTGCTCTTTTTTAGTACAAGCCAAACAAGCCTCTGGTACTATTCTACTTGCATGTGATTTTCTTAATGCTATTGCTTCTTCACTGTTCAATAACTCTGGTAATGTTTGTTTAGTAATATTACCAAACTTGCCATTATATATAATGTCAGGCAATACATTACCGCCCCATTTAATAGTGAGTGCATTCCAAGGTGCCAAGCACGTTGGATAGCGTGTATCATTTAACATTGGATTAACGTACATTATTTACATATCCCACAACTACGTCTGCACACATCATAATCTGCATTTTTTATAGCATGATTAAGTGTATCATTATACCATTGATTATTTAATATATCTTTTAACGATCTATTATGCAAACTGTTTGATTCTTTTCCTTCTTCGATAAAATTAGTTTGTTCAGCTTCTTCATTAAAGTTTAATTTTATAGACATATTTTCTGATGCTCCAGCACCGCCATATAAACTTACATGACAACAAGGCCATACAACACCCCATGGGTCTATTTGTACTTCCCCTTCATCTTTCCAAGGACATTTACTTGGTATATGATTATCATTTAATTCTTCAAAACGTTCATTAGCTCTCATCCATATTCTGTCTCTATTTACACTTAGTGGATGTTCGTTTTCGGGAAAGTCTTGTTCAAGTTCCGGAGTATCGTTATCAATTACATGCTCGCCATTTCCAGTTGGATACCAACCTTTTATTTCGTATTGTTCGTCACCGTCTTCGATAAGCATATGATCACTATGACTTCTTCTTGCAATAAAGTGTTTGCAACCTACTTCTCTTGCCAATTCTTTTACTTCTTCTATTTGATGTTTGTTATGTTCAAACATTGTCATTACTGCAATTGCTTGTCCTTTTGCATCTGTAAATGCTTTTATGTTTTCTTTTAGTTTAGAAAACACAGTTTTTCGTCTGTATATATGATGCGTGTCTTCCATTCCATCTACTGCAAAATCAACTTTGTGATGAGATCCTTTACGTAATATTGTAGCAAGGTCTGACCAAAACTTAGTGCTACGCATACTTCCATTTGTTGCAATAGATATAAAAGTTTCCGGGTGAGCAGTAATCCATATTTCTAACATTTCTACTAAATGAGGATGCATCATTGGATCGCCCCAATTTCCATTTAGTGTTAGCTGCCTAACCCACCAACCTCTAGTGTCTTCGGTAGCCATACGTTTCCAAACATCTACATCAAAATGGGTTAGTTTTAAACCTGGATGAGTTGCACCTCCATTTATATTTCTTATACAAGCACCACATCTAGCATTACAATGACTTGTTATATCTATTTGTAATTTATGTATCTGTCTATACCAATTCATTGTTATTCCTTATATTCCGCAAGTTTCATTGCAAATATTCCATTCAGACTTTGCTATTGCATTATCTACTGTTGTATTAAACCATTTATTTTCTAATATTTCTTTTAAGGTATACTTGTTTACATCATTTTGTTCAAATACATTATTAATAATATTATCATTGCCTGGTGAAAAAATTTCGTCCATATTAAAACCTGTCATTGACCCACCACCACCATACTTACTTACATAACAACAAGGCCATATTATTCCCCATGGATCAATTTGTACTTTGTGTTGTTGTTTCCAAGGACATTTACTTGTTGTATTTGGTTTAATTTTTTCATTATTTTGTATGTGTATTTTACTATCTCTTGCATCACTATTTATTTTTTTATTTTTTGGAAAAGTAAAAGAGCCTTTTATTATTTTTGGAAAATAACCTTCTATATCGTATCGTTCTTCACCGTCTATAATTTTCATCTTACTACGATGACTATGCCTTATATAAAATCCATCAGCACCTAATTCTTTAGATAAGTTTGCTACTTCTTTAATTTGGTGTTTGTTGTGTTCGAATAAAGTCATATATATGTTTGCAGTTCCACCTGCATCTACAAAAGTTTTAATATTATCTACTAACTTTGAATGTGATGTTTTTCTTCTATAAATGTGATGTGTATCTTCCATTCCATCCATTGAAAATTCAAGACTATGTCGAGGAGTGTTTCTTAGTACGTTGGCTAACTTTTTCCAAAACTCTGTACTACGTAGGCTTCCATTTGTTGCTATTGCCATTTCACTTTCTGGATGATATGTATTCCAAATTTCAATTATTTCTATTATATCTGGGTGCATTAAAGCATCGCCCCAATTTCCATTTAGACTTAAATGATTTATGTAGCACTCTTTAGTGTCTTCGATTGCTATTCTTTTCCATAACTCTAAGTCAAAATGTTTTAATTCCAAGTCGTGTCTAGTTTCACCACCGTATATATTTCTAGCACAAGCACCGCATCTTGCATTACAATGACTTGTTGGGTCAAGTTGTAATTTATGTAGGTTCTTGTACCAACTCATTAATAGTACCTTTTGTTAGTTATATAATCTTCCTGCCCACCTTCTCTAACAATATCACTTGTTAAACAATGTATGCCACCATCCCAAAAATACTGATGTCTAAAGTTCCAGTATATTGGTTCAATGCCATGTGCTTCCATTTCAGCAAATGCTTGTTCATTTTTACCTGTACAAATTACCGTCTTTTCATCTAGTGATAGTACGTTAACATCAAACACACTTTCGTCTGGACAACCTACCCAATGCTCTAACCACTTGCTTACATATTCTTTGTGGAATCTTTTCTTACGAGTTTGTTGGAAATCTTCTGGCATGTCAAAATCATCATCTACTTCAATAATGTGCCAACCTTCCATTTCTTTAGGAACCCAATTTGCATTCCAGGTCATTAGCACACCAGGTTTTAGCAATGCTATTTTACCATCGATATGTCCTCCTACTGGAATGTCCAAAAACTTTGTATCTGGATAACGTAGTTTTATTTCTCTACGAATCCATTCACGGCCCAGCTCCGTACCTCTGCCTCGTTTATTGTCTCCCTCATAGGGTTGGCTAAACAAAACGTGGCGTCCACACTTTATCATGTTAGCCGCATGATAAAGCAGTCGATGATTATCTACAAAGTGGTCATATTTTTTACCACTTTCTACTAATACTCCTGGCATACTAACCCAATCTGCACCTTCACTAAACCATTTACTACAATGATCGTAATATGCGAGATTCTCAAAGTAACGATTATCGCTACCTGTAAAACATTCAAATATACTATTGCCATACGGCATAAGTGTATCACGTGGCATTAATGGGTGGTTAGGAAACCCACAATGCATCCATGGTAATTTAATTTGTTCTTCACCTGTGATTGTAAATATATTTTTAGGACGTACTACTTCAATACCTCTGTCCTTTAATATTCCCTCCAGCACTGCTATGTCCTCGGCTGTTTCTTTAAAGATTTGACGCATTACATTGCGTGTTTCTTCGTCCTCGTGCCAATCAAATGTTTCAGGTGGAAACGGTGCTCCTAGCACTACTCTTTTTAGGGGCTGAAATTCGCTCCATACATTAACTGATTTTGTCATTTTTTATTCTCATATGATGTTTGTTCAATATGCGTTGAACTTGGATTTTTACTTGCATAAATATATATGTATTTATCTATACACACAAATGGAGTTTTATACAACATGACCCGTATCGCTAAAGATATTATAGCAGGAAACGACTTCATTGTCAATGTTTTCGACGCTAATAAACACGACCTAAAAGACAATTTTAAACTATACGAAGCATTTGAAAGTGGCTGGCCGGTGGTTATTAAAAATCTAACTATACCACAATTAGATTATGATTACTATGACGACTTACCAGACTGGACTATTAAAGATAACAAATGGATTATGCCTTGGTATAACAGTCATATTAAAAATAGATCACGTATGCATATAGAACGTGGTTGGAATGACGAGCAAATTAATGTATTTCATCAAAAACACAAACAAGCTAACAATGGATGGAACGAAGTATTTGATATGTTATTCCCACATTACAAAACAAGTGAACGTATGCTTAGTCATAGATATAATACACTAGTAGAAAATAAACTACACTTGGACGAACTAGATGAACAACACACTGGACTAGAACAACAGATACGTATGTTTGTTCAATTAGATAAAAAGCGTCCTAGAGTATTATCGTGTGGTCCAGACTTACAACAAATGTATAACATGTACAAAGATAAGTTTAACTTAGGTGAACTAGATAAAAACAACATACATACATTTATTACTGGAATGCGTGATAGATGTGTATGGAATGAAGAAAAATGGGATCAGTTTCACCACCCATTACATTATATTACTTTTGATCCAGGTGATATTTGGTTCTTTAATGCACAATGGATTACTCACCAAATTGTATTTGGCACAAAGTTACAATGCTTTGAAGCTGATATATTAAATGAAAGTTTGCTCAAGCCTGAGCTATGTATGGCAGAACGTATTAAAAAGTTTTAAAAGTCTACAGTTACTTTACAATCCCATCGATGATAGGTTTCTGCTTTAGTTAAATCAGAGGTCTCTTTTAATTCTTCTAAATTCGGGCGACACTTGAATAATGTCGTGTCCTCTGAATCTGTCGTAGTTTTCGGTGATCTTGACATACTGGCGCATGATGTCAGCATCATACTTATGCTCAGGATCCAAACTAAAATTAACAAGTTCCATAAGAGGTTCTTCGTATTGCTCAAAATGTGGACTGTTGCCAATGCTTTTGAGAAATTCCAAAATCTGTTCACGTTGTTCTTCTTTCAACCATTCAGGAGCATGTGCCATACTATAGTATGCTGGCTCTACTAATTGGTTAGTACTCATACCAATGCCTCTATTACTAGTCATCTGATAATCATGCATAAACTTCCAAAATGTAGCAGTATGCAATGCATTGGTTATTTGGTTTACTGTAGTAACTCGTACCTTTATACGTTTACCTTCTTTTGTATCTGAGAACTTAACTAACTTATCAAAGTTCTTCCATACACTTGCCCACTTACTTGGAGGCCTAAGATAATCATTCATATCTTCCATTCCTTCCAATGAACAGTTAACAATCACTTTCTCAAACTTAGATAGTTGGTCTAACCATTTATCTTGCATGTTAGTGATGTTTGTATAAAAACTTAATTCTATATGTTCTGCATGACCACTTGCAGTTGCAATGTCTAACAATTTAAACATGTCTTGAGCAACTGTAGGCTCGCCACCTATTAGTTTTATTTTGCGAGCATATGGTAACATTCTTTCAAAGCTCTCCCACTCTATTCCAGGTTGAAGTAATGCTTGTTTTTTGTTTGCAATATTGCCGTCCCAATCAGGATGGTTCGCTCCGAGTCCGCTTTGTACCATTGTGGCTCTTTCCACACTCACTAAGTGAGATGCTTCTTTGTTGCACATTTGACACTGCAAATTACATAAGTTACCAAGTCTAAAATCAAATTGTAGAGGCTGGTCAATCTCCCAATCATTAGCTGATGCGTCTGCTACTACATCATCTATTACGTCTGCCCACACTTTATTTTCCCATTGGCGTGAGCTCATTATTCCGTTACGTTCTAAATGATGACATTCAATACACTCTGATAATTTCTCACCAGCAGTCATTCTGCGTCTTACGTCTTTTATATAATTGTGATTCCAAGTGCCATCAATTCCTAGTTCTTCTTGATTGACTAGTTCTTTAGGTTCTTTAGCCATACAACAAAGTCTAAAACGTCCTCCGTTGTAAGTACTATATTGAACAAATGGTAATGCACAAAAGCCCGAATTACTCATCGTTTATTTCTTGGATATTCTTTTCTAAATCATCTAGCCATTTTAGGAACATATCTTTGCCTTTGGCTTGATTCTTTTCCCATTCTTCTGGTGCTTTATCGTCAGCTAAGTCGCTTGCATATTTTAACATCATACATGGCTTATTAAACATACCTGCCACTTTTGCAATAGCATACCCTTCCATGTCTACAAAGTCACTTTGCATTTCGGGGTTGGCTTTTACAAAGTTATCGCCTGTGCTTAATGTAAATTTACTTCCTTTATAAAGTTGCAAATCACTGCTGAATTTTGTATCTTCGTATGGAGTAGTTCCTAATGGTGCTTGTGGTCTTGCATCCATATCGCGTTGTTTTACTATTCCAATTCTGTGTAGTTTACCAACTAGTTTAGGATTAAAAGTTCCTGCTGTTCCGTAGTTAATAATACATTCACAGTCTGGTTGTCTAGCGGCAATAGTAGCCATTACAGTAGCATTTACTTTACCTACACCTGTAATCATTAGTGTATAATCATCGGGTAAATCGATATTTGGCACTTCATTTTCAAGTGCGACTAATAAATATTTCATTTATCATTCTCCGGTTCATCTAGTAAGTATGCCATTTCTGGAAATGTATTGCGGAAATCAGTTCCACGTAACTCATCTAGTTTATTAATATATTCTCTAAATTCTGGTAAGCGTCTACTCCAATCTTCACTGCGAGCAAAACTAATCATACCACGTAAACGTTTAATTCCATAACTCGCATCTAGCCATTGTTCTTTGGTTACTTTACCTTTATGCCAACTTGGAACACCTAGTTCCCAATTTTCTTTCCACCATTCAATAAATTCTTCATACTTAGCTTCAGTCTTATCTAAGAATTCATCTGGTAGTACTTTAACATTCAAATGTCCTGGCCAGTATACAAAGTGATAGTTAATACCGCCTGCACCAAATGGCCACATATTTGTTTTCTTTAGTCCGCTATCCTGAAGTTTCCATTTAAGGAAGTCTGGAATATAATGAATGTTAAGAGCGTTAACGGCACATGCAATTGTAACTTCTACATTGTTAGATGTTTCTTTATCTAAACGTTCAAACATTTTAAGTTGATGGTCCCATTCACTTGGGTAACGAATATAATCATTCATTACACCAATACTGTCAATACTATAATGGAAACGTACTTTTTGGAAATGTGTCCATAGTTCTAATAGTCTATCTGGTAGTTCAATTCCGTTTGAATTATAACGTACTTCAATTTGATGTGCATACCCCATTTCAATAACTTTAGATAAAATACTATAATGTTCTTCAATAACTGTACTTTCGCCGCCTGCAAAGTATAACTGTCTAATGTATGGAATTTGTGCATAAAACTGATCCCAAAATACTGGATTGTCTTTGTGCCAATTATAACTAGCACCAAACGTTTTACCTTTAGAATCCCAATTCATAGTTTCTTTTAGAGATTCATTTGTAATATTTGGATATAACTTGTTCCAGTCTTTCACCCAACCTGAACTATCATGTGGGCTACACATAACACAACCTAATTGACATTTAGTTCCCATACGAATATCAATATAACGTAGTTTACTATCTGTTGATCCATCTTCGTATGTTTGAGCTACTAGTTCGTCAACATCAATACCATCACGCATCCAATAGTCTGTTTCCCATTGACGCTTTGATCTGTGTCCTGCATCTTCTTCTTTGTAGCATTTTAAACAACTTGCTGGCTTATCGCCTTTAAGCATCATTTGTCTAACACTTCGCATATAGCTGTTATTCCAACTACTGTTAAGATCACTGTTGTTTAGGTTAGCAGGCTTGCCATCTTCTGTTTTAACAATACCTACTCTTCCACCGTGTGCTTTATCATTTGTTGCTCCTACACTTGATGCGTTAGCAGTACAACATACTCTCATACTTCCATCTGGTCTAGTACTTAAATGTATCCACGGAAGTATACAAAAAGTATCGCTTGGTAATTTACTATCTGACATATTATTCTCTATATTTTATTTTGTCCAATCGCAAGATAACGTTCAGTATTAATTTTATCAATATACTGTATGTTCTTAAGATTTTGGAAAGTCATGAACATTATTCCTTTGATTTGGTATTTGACACGATGTTATAAAAACATCTTTGTGCTTAGTATTATTTATCTTTTCAAAGTCTATTTGAAATGCACTAGCATGGTCAAAACCTTTCCAAGAGGAAAATTCATGTGTACTGTAAGGTTTGAATGTTAATCCTTTACGTATGGCAAAGTCTGTTATAATTGCAGACTCTTTCCATAGTAATTCACGCATGGTGTTATAGTCAGTATATCCTGGTCTATAGTCTGGATAATGTTCTGGTGCCATATCCATTACTTCACTCCACCACGCAAAACTTTTTTGAGGCTCTCTATATATTAGCACTATACGATCACCTGGAAAGTTATTCCATATAAAGTCTAAGTTAAATTTTCTTGCAAAAAAATGACTCTTAATTATTCTATATCCTGTACCAGAGAATACATTATTAATATCATCTTGCAATTTGTTTTTTGTTAAAAAATTAAAGTCTACCCAGTCTTTACCACATCCCATGCCAGGACCCCAATAGCTACCACGATGACCATTATTAGCATCGTTTGGATCAAACGCTCTGTGATATTGTGTTCTTTCTGGAGTTTCGTCTGTGCGATCACAGGGTAAAATGGAACGCATCTGTATATCGATACCGCTCCACCTACTTCCTGGTATTCCACAAAACCATATGTTACTTGTCGTCAAAGTGTTTTCCTAAAAAGCCCGAGACACCTCGCATAACATCTGATTTAATAGCAGTGTAATCTAACTTTAAACTGATATTAGACATTGAGTCTACTGTTAATGCTTTAATAATTTCATCTGCAGACTTGTTTTTAATCATCTGCAAATCTTCTTTTGTTAGTGTTATTCTTTCACCTGTACCTAGATCTACTCTAACTTCCTTGATATATTCAGCTGGAACATGATCCATAGATACTTGGTCAAAGATCAGATCGAAAGACCTGTCTTTTCGTTCTATTGGCATGTTATTCCCTTAATTAGTATTATTCTGAAACTGCTTCAGATTCTTTTTTAGCAACTGGTTTCTTAGGCCCAGGCTTTAATCCAGGAGCTAATTCATATGCTTGAGCTTTTAAACTCTTTGCTTCTGTTTCGTATCCTTTTGCTTGTGCTAAGAATTGTTTAGCTAAATCAGTATCACTAATACCGTCGTTGTTGCTAGGAGCACTTGCACTTTCCATTACTGGAGTAGGTGCTGTATCTTTTCCTGCCATACCAACCTGTTCAGTTGATGGAGCAACTACTGTTTTATCACCAGTATTTTCACGTACAATATTATTAATCTCAGTTAATCCAACTGCTACTTCATTGTTTGGAGTCAGTGTGATTTGATCTGTAGGTAATTTTTGTAGTCTACCTGTGGTGTGCAATGCTTGTAGCATATTAGTACCATCTGTTAGAACTGTTCGTTCTGCATACTCATAAAAGTCATTGCTTTGTTGAGCGCCTGGTGATTCTACTGCATTCATGATATCATCATGCATCCAATCTGGAAGTGCATCTGTATCTACGATTAAGCAGTTATGTGGCTCTTCTGGTACTTCTCTGAATACCACTACACATTTTTTTCCTGTGTGAGTCTTACCCACGTGTTTTATGTTCATACTCATAATTATTTCTCCTTGTTAGGAATTATCAGAAGAGTCTGCATCTGCATCTGCTGGTGCTTTATCTTCTTCTTTTTCTTCTGGTTTAGGTGTATTTGCTTTAATGAAAGCTACTAACTTGTTAAAACATGCACCTACTTGACCTGCTTCTGCTGCCTTAAAAGCACCACGTTGTGTTGCTAGGTCAATAATGTTAGCTGAAAGAACGATATCTTGTAGGGCTAGTCCTACCATTTCGCCTGCATCTTTAGGCGCTTCGACTTCAACTGTTTTTGTTTCTTCTTCTGCCATTGTTTTCTCCTTGTTGTAGAATATAATTAACTACTATGTTTATTTATGCCGGTTCGTGTGCGGTATTGCTTAACTTACTAACATAAAGATTCTTATTAAATTGCTCTATATCTTGCTTGGATTCAAACCATAGCTGATATACTCTTTTAGACTTATCTAACGGTCTAATATGATATAAGCCCTGTACATCTATCATTAGATCTTGCCAGGCTATGTCATTGTTATTAGTTACCACACATAATCTATTTCTCATCATGTTTATAACTAATTCTGTACCTGCAATTAATTGCAAGTCTGTTTCACTTAGGCTTCCGCCATTATTAACTAATTTTATTTTATTCTCTGATTCTTTCACTTTTTTAACCATTCCCATAATTGTATTATTATATGATAGTAAAGTGGTTATGTCAACCACTAAACGCTAATTTAAATAGCATTGCATCTTCTTCTTTTTCAAAATGTACTGTATGGCTATCGTCTGGATTTGACCACTTTATAACATTAAAAGTATGATGATATAAATGTTTTTTGCACCACTTTAGAGCACCATCATAGTCAAACACTACTACTGGTGTACTAGTCGATGCCCATTTTCTTTTATAATCACTAATCATTAATGGAGTCCAATCTTTACATTCCAATCCATATAACCTAATATTTGTTCTTTGCCTAGGATCAAACTCGCTAATATCTATTGTATCTTCGTCTACTAGTTTAGGTGTTAGTCCTAGTTTATATAACGGTGCTGTCATTGTATACATCCTGACGGAAATCCTATTAATTCATCTATTCCATAGGATTGTGTAATTTGATACTTTCTTTTTCCAAGATATTTAGGATCGTACTCTAGTTCTACGTTGGTTACTTCTAGCATTAGTGTATCTATTGCAATTGCAAATTGGTGAGTATGTTTTATAGCATCTGCTGGATTATTAAGTGCATTGTGATTTTCACCAATATACTTTCTACTTTTAAACTTGTCCCAATCAGTTATTGCAAGATTAACTAATTTAGATGCTTTAACTAATTTGTTTTGTAATTTAGTTGGTACTTCTGCACCCCATAACTCAGCAATATAAACATAACCAAGTGCAATGTCTAACCCATAAGAATGATACCATTGAGCTCTATATCCTCTAAATGAATTATTATTGATATAACCATCTTCATAAAATAGCCTGTTCATTTCTTTAAATCTAAAATTTATTTCTTTTGCGGCAAGTTTCTTATTATCTGTCCAAGATGCATAAACTAATACTGATGTGCCACCGTTAGCCATAGCATAGAAACCTTGTTCTTGACTTTTAAATTCTGTTGGCTTTATAAACTTTTTGTACATCTTTTTGATATACTTGTTTACAAGTTTAAATTCTTGTTCGTTTAATTCATTTTTTAGCCACAATGCAGTAATCATGTAATTTGAAAATACATTTCTTGCAAATTCATATTCATGATACCAACAAGGTGCATTTACATCTCCACCGGCATAGCAATCAGGTTTCTTTTTTACTTCAATATAGCCAATACTATCGTACAAAGTATCTGCTTTAGCTAAATCTAATAACAAGTTTTTAGCATTTTCTATTTCAGACTGAATGTTATTGCCAAGTGCTTTATGTGTTGCCGCCATTAACATATTCATTGGTACAGTTATATTTCGATGATGAACATCACGTGAGTTGCTATTTGTTGAGTGATCAGCATGCCAATCATAACCAATTAACCCTTCCATGATATTAACAGTTCTATTATTAGTAAATGATACAGGTTGTACTGCTTCACATGATTTTATATCATCTGTATAAAAATTACCTGGAAAAGTAATATCGTTAGATTTAACTTTTGCATGAGCAGGAAGTGCCATACAAAGTAGTATTGCTAATAGTTTAAGCTGCTTCATAATGTACTGTAACTCCAAATGGTGATTGAATTCTTTTTTGCTTATCACCGTGAATAACAAAAAGTGTATCACAGTAATCTGCATTACCCCAACTACCCCAAGGATAGCCGTCTGTGAACATAACAAGTTGATCGGGTTCAATGTTATACTGTTCTAAGTAATTAAACACTACATCAAAGTCTGTACCACCTCCACCTTTAAGTTGGTATTCATCCATTGTACGACCATCATCACTAGTAAAGTCATCTGCACCATACACATCTGTATCAAATTGAAAGATATGTACATTGTAACTTTGATATTGATCCATAATGCCTTGTACTTCACTAAGGAAATCACGTAACATATCTTGACTAATACTACCTGAAGTATCAAGTCCAATTGCAATATTAAGTTCTTCGTCTTTGTTCATACCTGGAAAAATAACTTCACCACTTCTTTTACTAGGACGCATAAAAGTAAAATCATTTTTAAGTGAACTTTCTAATTGAGTTCTTAGTATGTCTCTCCAATCCATTTTAGGTGCAACTAATTCACTGATCATACGTTTAATTACATCTGGTACACCTTCACCTGCCGCCTGTGCCGCTTGGATAGTAGCCTGCTTAATTTCGTCTGCTAATGCTTTCTTTTCTTCTTCAGACATTTCAACACCTTGACCACCTTCGCCATCTTCGTCACCGGGTTGTATTTCGTCCATATGCACATCCATGCCTTTAGCATCTTGCTGAGTCTTTAGCAAGTCATCATATATCTCATAACTGTTCCAACCTTGATATTTCCAGTCCAAACAAATCTTGCCGCCTTCTAGTTTATCTTCAGTAATTGGCTTACCTATGTTTTGTTCTACAAGCGTCATGTTAATGTTATAGTCAGCCGCCGCATTAAATAGTTGAGGCTTACGATCACCACGTGCCTGCATGTGATCAAACACACAATGCAATACTTCATGTCCTACTAAAAAGTCAAGCATCTCATCATTTAGAGAATCAACAAACTCTCTATTGAACATAAACCTTCTACCATCTGTTGCCGCAGTAGGCAAATATGAACTTGCATCTTCAATTTTTAATCTTACCGCTAGTTGCCCAAAGAAAGGTTTAGTTAATAGCAACCTAACTCTGGACTGGGTAATTCTTTCTTCTGCTGTTTTGTTCATTTTATTTTCCTACTGTTAAATTAAGCGTCAAGTACCAAACGTCCATAACGGTTAAAGTATTCTTCAAAACGTTCAATTTTCTTTTGCTTAGGAACCAACTTGTATTGTTGCATTGCAATTCTTGATGCCATAACAACCATTTCAGTTTCCATGTTATCCATCATAAAGCTGATAAAGTTTGAAAAGCTCTTGTGGTACTTTTCCATCTGCTTGCTATCAGCACCTGCTTTTTCACCAGTAATAAATCTATCACGTAGTTCATAACATAGTGATGTAGCCAATGCATACATTGCCGATACTTCAGTAGTATCAATCTTTTTAACTTTAGCATCTAGCACATCTTCTGGAACAGGAAGGTCTCCTGCAATCTTTCTATGTGCCATAAACTTAACTGCAATACCTTCGCCAACACAACCTGCTACCATATCAGTTTGTAAACTATCTGACAAGTCGTCTTCACCTTCAAGTAGTTCTGAAGTAAATGTCCAAGCTCTTGGCGTAGCAAATCCTCTTGAACTTGATTGAGGATCAAAGTTATATAAGTCGCCTTTTGCAAATGACAAGTAACCAACTACATCAGGATTAACTTCGTGCATTACTGCCCAGTTCAACCAATCTTGGAAATCAACTCTAAGTTCAAAGTGAACAAAACGATTTTCAAGTGGCTTAGGCATTCTGTAAGTAACACCTTTGTCAGTTTCCCTATTACCTGCAGCAATCATTACAACATTGTCTGGCAGTTCGTATTGTCCAATACGTCTGTTAAGGATTAACTGGTAACCCGCCGCCTGCACACTAGGTGCCGCTGAGTTCATTTCATCTAAGAATACAATAACTGTATCATACTTCTTAGCCAATTCTTTACTTGGCAAATCTGCAGGTGGTAACCATTGCATAACACCTGTTTCAACATTTGGTACAGGATAGCCTCGCAAATCAGTAGGCTCAAACAATGCAAGACGCATATCAATTACATGAGTTTTACCTAATGCACCCGAGTCGCCAATTTCTTTAACTAGTTCTGATTTACCAATTCCTGGAGGACCCCATAAAAATACAGGACGCTTCTTTTTAAAAGCTCGTGTAATGAGGGTAGTTGCCTCACTAATTTTTACAGTTCTTGATTCACTTATCGCAGTTTTCATATTTTCACTTCCTTCTTCTAATGGTGATAAAATTTGTTTCTTCTTTGGCATAACTTATATTACTATTATAATACAACTCTGTATAATAGTCAATATTTAATTACCCTTTCCGTTTGCTATGGCAAATAAGTAACCACCTACTCCCATTGCTATTAATCCAAAAAATGCTACTACTAGCATTTCACCCAAGGTATTTGCAGTTTCCATACACTTACCGTCACAATCGTTACCTGAACCAGCTATAGCCATAAGCCCACCAAATAACAAAATTCCGCCTAATATGTTTAAAAATGTATTCATTTTGCGTCTCCTTTTTTATTAACTATACTTACAGTATACAGTAAGACGTCTTACCTGTCAACCTTTTATAGGTAAAAAAGCCATAAAAAAACCCTTATTTTACAAGGGTTTTTAACTTAATTTAATTATTTTTGTAAATAGGTATTTCAAAACCAATGGCTACACCCCATTTTTCATCAGGTCCTGACTCATATGCTGGTGTAATAAACCAATTATCTTTGACTATTCTAAACATAGGGGATATATTATACTTGTTATCCATATTATATCCTGTAACCCAACCTAGTTCAATCTCTATATCATGTGGCATTTGAAATTGATATCCAACGTAACCACTTATGTTTTCTTCACTATTATAATAAATTCCGGCTACTGTATTATCAACATCGCATCTTGCATGTGGATGTAATGAGTTATAATCACCTGCTAGTCCAAGGTGCATTGTTACTGCTAATGATAGTGCTAAACAATTCATAATTACTCCTTATTGTTTATATTATTATAAGATATGTTGACTATGTTGTCAACTTGTTTAAAGGTTATTTGCCGCTACGATTCTTTTCTCGTTGAGTAATGATATCTCTAAGTGATTGTATATCCATTTCACTTAGTGCTACTTCTATTGTTAATTCTTCTTCACCTCTTAATACAGTAACATACCAAACATCTCCTGGAAATGCTTTTAGTGTTTCACGTAATACTGAAAAACTGTTAACAACCTTTTCACCATTTAATTCTATTAGAACATCGCCTTGTTTGAGTCCTGCTAATTCACCTACATTAGGTTCTGCATCTGGTTTCTTCTTTGTATAATCAAAATAAGCATAATGTCTATCTTCGTCTGGTATATGCTTTATTTCTTCAAATAAGAAAGATCCAAGACTAAATGGAAACTCTGCATATGGTACATAACCCTTAGCATGGTATTGTGGACTTAGAATAAAGTCAACACTTCTTTTTACTTGTTCCACACTTACTGCCATTCCTACACCGTCCCAACCTGGAATTGATCTACCCGGACTGTAAATACTTTGAGCAACACCAATAACTTGTCCACGGTCATTAAATATAGGACCGCCACTGTTACCTTGGTTAATAACTGCATCAACTTGTAACATTAAGTTATATGGACGCATACCAAATCTATCTCTGTATACAACATGTCCTTGTGTACTTGTCCAAGACATGCTCATACCGTGTCCAATTACAACAACAGGTGTTCCTGTGTTATAGTCGTCTTTGGTGCCCCATTCTATAGCTTCCCAATCTTCATTTTCTTTCTTGTAAATTTTAATAACTGCTATATCAGTTACTATGTCGTGACCAATAACTTCTGCTTCATAAGACCACATTTGCATAGCAGTTTGTACATTTACTTTAAATATGCTTGGTTGTTTAATATATGAGTCTACTACGTGATGATTTGTAACAATTGTTGCTGAAGTATCGTCAACATCAATTATAAAACCAGTGCCACGTCCTGACATTCCATTAAGTTCTGGATTATCTGGAGCAAATACACTTAGTACAACTACTTTACCAAAGTTTCCGTAAATTGTTTCTTTTGCTCTACGCTCTTGATCAAATCCATCTCCATTAAATAGAAATGAATTTACATCATATATTGCTTGCCCAACAGTTTCATTTTTATCATACACATAGCCAATGCCATCATGTATCTTTTCTTGTATTTCTCTATAATATGAATTTGTTACTACGCTGAGTACGAATGCTACTGTGATTATTGATATTGTTCTTACTAATGGTTTCTTGAAGAACGTGATGAGGTTAGACTTTTTCATATAGTTTCCTTTTAAAGTAGAATCCTAAGATTAACTCTATAGGAAACTATATGTATTTACCACGATTTGTAATCTATTAAACACTAGTTAAACACTATGTTTAGTCCATTCGCTGTAATATCTATTGCCATTTGGAACATCCAACTCGCTTTGTGGGTGGTCCCAATCTATTTCGTTTACTGTAAATCCAAGTCGTTTAGCAACATCTTTTATATATTCCTCTGTCCAATCAAAGAAATCAACCCATTTTGCATACTCATTTATATGTGTGATACCTGGATTAGCACGTAAGAACAATTTACCGCCCGGTTTTACTAGACCGGCAGCAGATACTAGTTGAGCTTCAATTGTTGCTTGATCACCAAAATTAATACTGCCTAGTACTAATACAATATCCCATGATACAAATGGGCGTTCTTTTGCAAATTGTTCTATACCTAATTGAACATCAGCATTTTTATTAAATGGATCAATTCCTAGTAGTTGTTCACCAAAATGCTCTTTCCATCCGTTATCTCCACAACCAACATCTAGTATTTCAAATGGATCTTTACTTTGTTCTTGCAAAGCATTAATCTTATCTAGTAGTTGTCTGCCTGTTTTACGAGTTTCAAACTTTAGATGTTGTTTCCAGTATTTTTTTGCATCTGCAGATTCTTTAGTATCTCCAAAGTAACGAGCCAAAACTGCTTCGTCTATATCATATTGTAATTGTAAAAAAGATTGATAATCTTTAACATCAATACCGTAACGCTCTTGTATCAAGTTTGCTAAATCATCTGTTATTTTTTTGTTTATTCTCATCAAAGTTCTTTTGCTAATGGAAATATTTCAGCAATTACTTTAGCACAAGCATGTGCAATTTCCATATGTTCTTTTTGTGTGCCATTTGCACCACGTAATTCAATGTAATGTACCCAACTACGAATTGTGCCATTCATATATAATCTTGTTTTAGTGTTACCTTCTGGCAATACTACACGGGCTTGTTCTTTAGCAATACCATTACTAATAGCCCAATTGTATGCTTTTTCGGCCTGCATAATAACTTTTAGTTGTTCATCTTCCCAACGCTCTTTTAGATAATCATTATCAGTATCAATACTGTTTTGCCTGTTCTTTGTATCTTGTAAACGACATTCGCGTGTTACAAACTGCTCGCCCATTTCTTCTGGGTTAGCATAACGTTGACTAAACTCTTGAAAAGCAAAACTTCTATGTCTTACTATTTGATGTGCAATGTCGCGAGTTGTTTCAATTTCTAAACATGCACTTACCATCTCAAGTGGGCTCCAGTGTTGATGCTTAATTAAATATCTAATTAGTTTCTCACTGGTTTCTTTGTTGATTTGATTGTTAGGGTTACTTACTTTGGCACAAAAGGCAATTAGTTCTTGTAAGTTATCTAGCCCTGTGTCAGCAGGCGCTGTACTATGTGATATTAGTTTCACTTGCATTCTATATGGTTCCTCTTTTTATAGTTTAAATATAATAATTACTAACAAAATATTAGTAACAAGTATTTCTGCGGCAAGAAATGTATGATACCAAACCCACCTAGATTCATATCGTTTATCTCTTTCTAACTCTATCTTAGTTTTGCCGTAAATCTTTTCTTTAATTGCGTCAACATTTATCACAAATACTACTCCGTCTATAATTAATATTTATATAATATTATATGATAATAATGTGTTTTGTCAACGACTATTGAACTTTTTTAGCAACGGAGATAAATCCACTTTAGGCTTTTCTGCTTTAGTATCTTCTTTCTTTTTGCTTTTGTTCTTTTTGATGTGAACAATAAACGCTCCAGTATTTCTACTTCGTTGTATTGTTTTACAATATTGATTAGCATGAACCCATGCTATTATTTCTTCTGCAATCTTACCGTGTCCGGTAATAATTGTTGTGGTTTTTAGTTCATCTAGATAACATTGTTGTATGTGCTTAGAAAACTCTTTCCAAGCATCATGTACTTTGTATCCATGTAAGTCTAGTTCGTTCATAGTTTCATTACAAATTCTCTACCTAGCATATTGCCTACATAAATATTTGCTCTGTGGTGTTTAAAATATAACGGCATTCCTTGTAAGTCTGTTCTTATTATGCCATTGTGTTGTGATACATATGTTACTTCTACATCTTGATCGTTGTCTGTACAATGTACTACTATTGTTTCTGGTACTTCTACTTTATCTTCTCTATTTGCCATCTAGCCATCCTTGGGCTCCTGCGAGCTTTGTTAAAAATGCATCCTTTTCTGTAAACAAAACTATAATACTCTTGTCTACATAATATGGATATTTCATCTTCCTTAACAGAAGAATAAGATTGTTTGCACTCATCTTTGGTGATTCAAATTCATAAGCGTCAAACTGTTTACTTAAAAGATTCTTACCATACTTTGTCAATCGTAAAGTATGATTGTTTTTAAATATTTCCTTTACTTTGAGATGATCACGTTCAATTAGACTAATTATCTTAGTCTGAATCGATTGAATTTCTTGTGACTGTCTCACCATCTGTTAACTTTACTACACTAAATAAATCAGTATTAAACTTCTTATTAAGCCTATCTGCTAAATTAAATGCATGCCCACTATTTGAGAAACTTACCTTCTTATACTTTGGTCCTGGATAGTTTACCAACGTATTCAACGTTCTTAAGTTAATTGGTTTACTCTCATAATACACTGCAAAAATTGCCTCTGCTTTTAATATTTGTTCACTATTATAACTTTTATCCACTTGGTCAAGTATAATCGTAGGTTTTGGTCTTGCCATTAAATGTTTCTCCTGTTACATGTATTTATACAAATAACCTAAAAAAACTATAGTTAATGGTTTATTTCATACTTAATTTTATACTCTCAATAATATTATTATACCAATATATATGCCCATTTTCGTTGTAATGTTCGCAACTACAAAACAATTCTTCATCTGTTCCTTTTGGTGCTATTTCACCTATAAAGTGATCAAATAAATCTGAGTGTGGTCCTATTATATGGTCACATATGAGTTTCTCATTATCATGTATGTTCCATGTTTGCCATTTAAAGTTAATATTATTAGACATTACAATATTTTTTATAGCATTAATTTGAACAAGATGTTCGTATAGTTGCATTGCCGTTCCGGCAGAAAATATATGAACTTCACTTGCTTTTTGTATTAGCATTGTGTTGGCTTTTGGATACAGTTCTGTATAATCCATAGGACTTATAACATTAACTTCCTTTGATATTTGTTGTATAGCAGGAGGTTTGTTTTTATTGTCATGTCCCCTTCTAACTCCCCATCCTTCTAGTATACTAGTTGGTTCGTGTTCGAGCACCCACTCTTTATTTGGCAAATCTTCAAAAAATTCTTGTGGTAATTTTACTGTATTATCAACACAACGAGGTTCTAGTATAAAAAGTTTACAGTTATCATTAAGAAACCCTCTACTCAATAGTTCATTTGTTGCTTCTAATAGATCTAGATTATTACACCCAGATAATCCAAGTTGAACTATTTCTAATCCTAGTTCTTCTGCAACTCTTTGATATGCAGTCTTTTGTACTAGGTTAACCTTCTTGCCATTTTGTAAAGTATATAGATGAAAGTCACCTTCTTCACAGTCACCATTAGTATGACTAGTTCCTAGTACAATCATAAAAGGCTTTTTAGGAACAGATTGCATTACTCTACCAATTCAAATCTATTGCCGCCAGCTAATACACATGCTATATTCAAATCTGATTTAATAAGCAATATGGTGTATTCTAACGTTATTTCGTTTCTAGTAATTATAACCCCATCAAATGGATCCATTGGCAAATACTCTGGTGTCTTATAACCAGTTGCATATATTGTTTGTCCATTTGTTTCTAGTATATTTCTAACAATTCCCAACGAATTACATGTAATAACTCTATTAATTTGTCTCCATGGTGACACTTCTGGTGCTTGTTCAACTTCTGGAGTTGATGGTGTTGGCAGTGTTGGATTAAGTTCCTGTTGTGCCATTACCGATGTTGATAGGAGAACCAATGCTCCTAATGTACATAATAGTTTCATTCTTGCCTCGCTTTCTTTAAGTTTAAATTCATATCCCATTCAGTAAAGAATGGTCCTCTTGTTTCATACTTTTCTACAGTTTCTAACTTAGGACAGAACGCATGTTGCCATCCCATACCATCATACTTGAGTAGATAATATCCTGCTACAAACACAGTCTTGCCTTTTTCTGCTTTTTTAAACAGTGGCATTGTGTCGTGCTCAACAGGGTATAAAATACTCGTGTTCGTTGGTAACCCTTTATACTCTTGTGTTGGTCCGCTAATCTCCGCTGTATTAACGGATTTGAAGCTCTCAATACTATCTAGTAGTTCTTTTTTATTATTATTTTGATCAAAGAACTCATAGCCTTCTTCTACTTTACGCAGAGTACCTATCTTACCATATTGGCCTTCTACGATCCAATACTTGTCTTTTATAATTTCTTTAATTTTCTGTGTCATAGAGATTTATGTGTGTTATCGCATGTAGGATAACTTCCACTTTTTTCACACCAACACGCACTTCCTAGTCGTTTAACTTCAGTGATATTTGCCATTCTAAAACTTCTAAATCCTTTAGCATTTGTATCCCAAACACTCATAACTTCTTCGTTAATCTTACGAATCTTTTCTTGTGTCATTGGATCTTTTTTAGTTGCTGGTGGAAGATGTGATACATTTAATGTACATGTCATAACACGGTTGTCACCGTTAATTTTATTAAAAGTTACTTCCATAATACTTGTTCTAAGTTGCCCTTCTAATTTTTCTCTTTCGATAATCATTTTATTGTCCTGTCTACTTCAAATTCATCTAAATACATAATTGCATGCCCACCTGCATTACCTACTACAATTCCTAATAACAATGCAAAGATCATAATAGAAAAGAATTGTAATGTACCTTTCATATTAATGCAACATTGGTTTATTTAATTGCAATGATTCAATATCATCAGCACTGTTAAGTACATGTTGAGTCATTAAATTAAATTCTTCTTCGGATAACAAAGCCTTATAAATTTTAAGTGCTTGTGCCATCATAACCCCAGCTGATGCTAAAGGTTCGTGCTTTAGAGAAAGTTCTTCAAAATCTCTATATGCTTTTTCTAGTTCATCCATTTAGTCTTCTCCTAAGTTCTTCTATTGGATTTGTTTCTTTTGGTTTGTTACGTTTTTGTAATTGTTTAGTTCCTACATTAAATGCAATATAAAAACCTACTATTGTTATTACTAATCCAATTAAAAGTAATCCCAACCCTTGTTCAATACTCAGATTATAAATCCTTTAATATATCCCACGTATGCTTCCAATCCTTGACCCATATAGATCCATCGTTGTCATTGCCTCTCGAAGCAATAGCAGTAGCAAGTGGTTCATCATTACCACCTGGTTGCATCATATCTCCAAAGAAAATAACATTGCAATCATCAAAGTCATTTAGTACTTGACCTTTATCGCATCCATCTTGTACAATGTCTAATCCTGTTTCTCCTGCTACTTGAGCCTTAATACCTTTGTTTCCATATCTGCTATTAAATATACCAGCAATACGTTCACGTTCGTTGTGTTCTTTATCCCACTTAACATATGCTTCACGTTGTTCTTTATTAGCACCTCTACCAAGTATACTAAAGTTAACCATACCAGGACGTTCTTCAATGTGATTAATTCCTGTTCTAATGGGAAACTTGGACTCAAATAGCTCATGCGATAAACAATCACGTTCTTCGTTTCCTAGTGTCCATTCGTTGTGAGATATTTCAACACCTTTTTCATAAAGACTGTTTCCACTACATTGGTATGAACGTTTTACACCATGCATAATATCTTCACCTAGTTGTTCTAGTGTTTTAGCATAGTCACTTCCTGTTACCAAATAAACTTCGTTATCGGCTATAAATTTTAGGAAAAACTCTTTGAATTCTGGATCCATTAATGTACGACTTACAGTAAGTGTACCATCTACATCAAACAAATATACATTACTGGGCATTGGAATAACTCGCATTTAAATAGGCAGAGTGATCTGTAGCTCTGTCTACTACTCTTTGCATATCCCATTTTCCACAAAATCTCATAAAATGTACTCCTACTTGTGCTTTCTTTTCTTTTTGTACTTGCTCAACAATAGCCTCATCTAGTTTTGCTTTAATATGATCAGGTTGCATTGTTAAGTCAATTAGTTGTCTGTTACGTTCGTAATCTTCTAATACTCTATGCTCTTCATTGTTATGATCTACCCAACGTTGTAGCATAAAGTTATTCCAATTAAATCCTTTAGTATCTTTATCAGCAAATGCTTCCATCATTCCTACTTTGTTTTTAGTACCTTTTTTACGAGCACCTGGAAATGCACTAAACACATTATCACTGGTGTCGCCTCGTATACACTTCTCAAACAGTAACCATGCTGGGTCACCTAACTCTTTAGGTGCTTTAGTTTTTTTATCCATAACAGGCTTACCTTTGTCATTAAAGATACCTTCTGTTGTAATAAGTTGACCTGTAATGCCGTTGTATTGATTAACGTTCTTATTAATAAGCTGATAGAAATCACTATCACTACTTACAATACAATGTTTATCATTAGGATGATTTTGTATCCAACGTGCAATAAAGTCATCAGCTTCACACTCACCATGTTGCAATACTGTTACATTAGTACGTTTCTCAAAGAATGCTTTAAGCTCATCAAATGCATCCCAAAATGCACGATCTTCTTCTTGCTCTGCTTCTGTTAGTGCTGCACGAGCTACCTTACGATTATTCTTGTAAGGTTCATATGCATCTTTACGCCAACTACGTCCTTCTAAACATAGTACAACATGCGAGCCTTGTTGCTCACGCCATACTTTATTAATACTATTAAACATGATATGATAACTCATACCAATCTTTGTGTCCATATCTGCACCACGTTGAACTACGTGCCTTGCACGAAAGAACATATTAGCGGCATCAACTAAAATATAACTCATCATAGAAGTCCTATATTGTTTAAAATTAAATTACGATTCGTCTTCAGCAATTTGTCTACAAAGACCTGTAAACCAAGCATCAACAATTTCATCATCGGAACTACCACTGTAGCCTGCATCAAGTAATTTCTTTACGAATATTTTATTCCACTCTAACTCAAAATATCCATCACCTGGATTGTTTTTGTCAAACTTAACATCAAGTACTTTAATGTAAGCTTCACCTTTTGCAGTGGCTTTATCTTTATCAGAAACTACTTCTTGCTTTGGCTTTGGTGTAACTAAACCTTTTATCTTATCTAACATATTTTTCATTTCCATCCTATACTTTCCCACGGTACATCTTTGTCGCCAAAGTGTCCGTAAACACAATTTTCACTATACTTATTATACTTGAATAACCCAAACTTGTCAATGATTCCTTTTGGTGTTAAGTCAATGTTGTTTTGGATAAATTGCTGAATACTTCTATTGTGTCCATTTGAATCTATATAGATACTAGTAGGTTCTTTAACACCAATAGCATAACTAAGTTGAATACTACACCAGTCAGCCATGTTATCTGCTACAACATTCTTTGCTAACCATCGTGCCATATAAGCCGCACTGCGATCTACTTTGGTAGGATCCTTGCCACTAAATGCGCCGCCGCCATGGGGAGCAAAACCACCATAAGTATCAACAATGATCTTTCTGCCTGTGAGACCTGTGTCTCCATCGGGTCCACCAATAACAAAATTACCAGTAGGATTAATATGCCATACAGTTTCTTTATCAATTAAATCTCCTAATACTTCGTTAGCGGCATCTTTTATAGGTGCCTTAATGCTATGTTGAAATCCGTCTTTGTGTTGATGTGATACAACAATTTGATCAATACGTGTTGGCTTTCCACCTTCGTACTGAACACTTACTTGTGACTTAGCATCTGGTAGTAGAAATTCGTATCCACTTTCTCTTGCTTTGTCTAACGACTTTAAAATTTCATGCGAGTAATGAATAGGTGCTGGTAGCATTGCATCGTTATCTGTACATGCGTAACCAAACATAATACCTTGATCACCTGCACCAAAACTATCTGTTCCCAACCCAATATCACCTGATTGCGAATGAATCTCGTTATAGATGTTTAACTTATCCCAATGGAATCCATCCTGTTCGTATCCAATCTCTTTAACTTTGTCACGAACGATTTGTTTGACTTCGTCCTTGCTTACATTAAAGTTCTTTACCTCACCCGCTAACGTTACATGGTTAGTGGTTACAAGTGTTTCAACTGCTACACGAGTTGTCTCGTCGCCGTTTTTTAATCCTGCATCAACTAGTGCATCACTAATTTGATCTGACACCTTATCTGGGTGTCCTTTACTTACACTTTCGCTTGTAAAAATATAATTGCCTTGCTTCATAATTTTTTAGTATCCTGCTTTTCTTATACGATCTTCTAGACCGTCTTTAGGTTCCCCATGCGTTTCCGAATAGGCTGATGTGGAGTCTTGGGGTGAATCTCCAACCCTTTTCCATACAGATGTTCGCAACTTCTTGAACATTGAGATTATACTCTTCTGACCTGCCGCCCAACGGCATAAGGTACACAGGGCAGTCCAAACCCGCTTTACGATATTCATCAACAGCTCTACCAGCCTCGTCAATATCAGTCCTGTCAGCAACAACAAATTTAAGATAGATATCGCTACCATCAACAGTACTATACTCCCTAGCCACACTAGGCTTAATAGCATCGTCCCAAGATTCTCCACTAACGGAGAGCTTTGGCGAACAACTCCATGTAACTGTAATTCTGTCATTGTTGTCGAGATATTTGAATAAATCTTTGTGTAAGTGTTGCGTAGTGTTTGTTTCAACTGTAACATTTTGTAAATCCCTCATACGTGGATGTTCAAATAAATCAACGTACAAACGTTGCCACGCTAACAACGGTTCGCCGCCTGTAAGTATAAGATGAATATCTTGTCCATTATCACAAGTCCATTTACCTTCAGGAGTAAGACTTAGTAAGTGTTCTACTACTTCGTCTATAGTTCTTTGTTTATTATATTCTTTAAATTCTGGATAGATACTTGCATAAGTATCACACCCTGTGTGTATAATAGGTAAGTCTGTAAATTCTTTAGTTGTTTTGTGTACATCATTATTGATAAGATCTAATACCTCATCATTATAACGATTGCCTTGTGCATGTTTTTCTGCTCTACTAGGTTCACTCCTATCAAGCCCAAAGTTCATGCATCTAAAGTTACAACCAAAAGTACGTAAGAATACACTAGGTACTCCTACAAATTTACCTTCACCTTGCACTGAATAGAATGCTTCACTATATCTAAGTTTATCCATTTATGCCTCGTAGATTGCTGAATTGGCTCCATGCTCTGCACACTCGGCTTTAACACAATAGCATCTGTTATCAGTTGCTTCACGTATAAGTTTGTCTGCAAAATTAAAAGCATGCTCGGCAAATTTCTCTGCACCTACTCCATCAAAAATACGTAGTTCTGCTAAGCCTTTTGCTTCAAGATCTTTTAGTGTATCCATATGTGGATCTGCTTTGTCTACTGCTACTTTATGATCAAAGCTATCTTCTAGCCAAGCCTTCAAAGGTTTTAGTCCTCCAAAGTCGACTGCCCAGTTTTTGTTGTCTAATTCATTACAACCAAATGTAAATGTAAATGCTAAACTATATCCGTGTAGCAAATGGCAATGCGAATGATCTGCATTGGGTTGGCGGAACACTGCACTTAGTCCAATGTTGTGTCCGTAATGTTTTGTGCTATAATAAGCCATTGTATTCTCCTATAAAATTAAACGGCGGAGTATTTAAAGAGGGTCGACGCATAAAGTCCTCTGGTTTGATTACTTGTCTTCGTCAATAAATTTGATATCGTATTGTCTATTACCGTCTGCAAATCTAATTGTACTGTGACTATAAATGTTTTTTGTTTCAGTTACATAAGTTGGACTATCTTTACATACAGTTGATCTTTTGTATCCAACAATAGTTTTGTTACTGCTTTTTTTATTGGCTATATCTGCACCTAGTATTGCACCTAAGATTGTAGCGGCATCGTTACCTTTGCCTTTACCAATTTGATTACCAATGATACCACCAATAATAGCACCACCTAGTACTTCACCAGTTTTTGCATCTTTGTTTTGATAAATTGGAACATCTACTTCAGAACATGTTCTGTTAGAAACTTTAGTTTGTACTTCTACTGTTTTGTAATGATGTGTTAAATAGCCGTCAACTTCAGTATAACTATCAGCTTTTGCAATACCTGTTACTGCCATGAATATAAATCCTGCAATTGCTACTGTTAATATATCTTTAATCTTCATCTTCATCTTGATCTCCTTTTGTGTTATTAAGTTTATCATTTGTTTCTTTAACTGTGTTAAGTATACTATGTTTTACTACTTTTGTCAAGGCTTTTACGTCTTTTGGGAAACAAGCACCACTATATCCTAGGGTTCCATCTGCATTTGGCACTTGCATATGTGTCGAACCAATAGTAGGAAACCTACCTAAGGCACTAGTTATAGTATCATAGTCAATACCTGGTGGTAATTCACTATATAGCTCATGAAACCATGCTACTTTAGTGGCTAGCCAGGCGTTATGCGTGTATTTTATCATACTTGCAGTACATGGGTCTGTATAAACTACATTCCATTCTGGTATACAAAATAAGTCTGCCCAGTTTTTTGCTTGTTCTTTGTTGTTCTCGTGGTGTCCTAATACAAATGTATGTTGGTTTTTAAAGTCGCTTTCTGCATGTGCTTCTCTTAAAAACTCTGGATTGTATATTACATTTGGTGGATACTTTTTAATTAAATCTGGTGTTACTGAACTTTTAAGTAATATAGGAGTACGTTCATCGCATAGTTCTAATACTTGTCTAACTATACTATCATCACATTCTCCAAAGTATTCACTTGGAGTGGGTACACATATAATAATTGCATCTGCTTCCATTGCCGCTTGTTGTGGATCGACATCTGGATAATGCAACGGATCAACTTTTACTATGTTGTAACGTTCACCTTCGTATTTTTCTTCTAAGTAATTTGCTACGGTTCCTCCAACGAAACCGCAACCAAATATTGTTATGTTCATATATTATTTCTCATTTGTTTTTATCAAACGCTTTATTATAGGTACTATTTGTTTGTGTGTATCATCAAACCAAGCTTCAATATGATAGTCCCATTCATCGTCAGTAAGGCGTTCATACATTGCGTTTGTATCTTCGTATCTTCCTTTACTTATAGTGTCCATCCATATTGTAAAATCGGCACCAAAGTAATCTCTTGTTTCTTTAGTAGGGCAAATAAAATCAGCGACAACAATTTGACCTTCTTTTACTAATGTATTGGCTATAGATTTCATTCTATCTGCTTGTCGCATTCTTCCCTCTTTACTGAAATCCCAATCATTATACTCGGTTCTAACTGCATCAGCATTTAACCAATGAGCACCTAGTTCTTCTGCTAACGGTTCTGCCAGTGTTGTTTTACCACTACCAGGTAGTCCACATATTAATATCTTCATTAATATTATTCCTCTCTATAAGCCGAAGATAATCCACTACTATCAGGATTTTCTTCATAATCACTATGTTTAGCTGTTTGTGATGTACTTGAGTAACTATCAGGACCACATGATACATGACATTCATGTGGAGCATTACCTGTTTTAAATCCATCTAGTACTGCTAACCATGTTGGGCTTTTTAGTATTGTTTCTACGTCATGTTTTGTTATGTCTAAGTCTTCTTCCACATTTAATCCGTTTTGTTTGCCCCAATTAATAAAATCGTTCCATTGCTCAACTGGATTTAAAAAACAACACGGCTTTAATCTATTATCAGCAGATAAAAATATTGGCATATTATATAATAAACATCTAGGCTTTATCATCTGGCCACCTATATATTTCATTGTTTTCTACTCTGTATTGATTGATATCTCTTTCACTTTTAACTGGTGTAAACGTATCAATACCTATTTCTTGTGCTAGTTTTCTTGCTTCTGGTACTTGATGTTTGTTATATGGAAAAACTAACATTTTCCATTCTAAACGAGGCTTACGATCTGATGGTAACGATCCTATTGTTTTCATTCCTCGCATAATAGATTCCCAATCTGCACGAATCCTATATATGTGATTTGTATCTTTTAATCCATCAACACTAAAAGTAAAGTTTTGCTTATATGTCCAATTAAGACTTGCTAGTTTATCCCACCATGATTGTTTTTTAAAACTCCCATTGGTATGAATTGTAAGACTTTTATTTCTATCTATATAATACTTTACTATATCTATAAAGTCTGGGTGATATATTGGATCACCATAACATCCTACAAAAAGATACGAACGTTCTACTGTAGAGTTTGCTAAACTTTTAGCAATATCTGTATTCATGTGTCCTACATCCCAATTTTCTTTTTTCTCTTTGGGATTGTTTCGCGGACAAGCAGGACACCCAAGTGTGCATTTTGTTGTGAGTTCTATTTCTAGTGGGTTAGTTAATAACATGTAGTATTATTTATTCATTTTTTTCTTATATACTTCTTCAAATCCATCTACCCATTCATCGAGTGGTGCACCATCGCAACCTGCTCTCCATATACGTTTAAAGTAATGTTCCTTTGATTCTGTTATTGTAGCATCGTTTGTATCTAAATGTCCTTTAACCATATAAAAGTACATGCATGCTTCGTAGAATTCTTGCTCACGAACTTCTCGTGTGCGCCTAAGCATAAAATCATAATATCTCTCTTGCGGCTTATGTTCCATCTACTTCTTCAGCAGGAACTGTCCAGTATTTGTATACAAACTTATCGCCAAGTTTGTCAATTTCTTTTTGTGGGTAACCTTCTTTGACTAGCCACTTCATTAAATCAAAATCTGTTTGTACTCCGTAGTCCCATTTACTACCGTAGTATATTGTACCTTTAATTGGTACTGCTTTAGGGAAACCATACTTGCTTCCGTTTGGTGGATCAACTATCAATCTTCTCTTCATTGTTGTTTTCCTTTTTGGTTAGCCTCATAGCTCCATGATCTAGTTCTTCCCAGATCAATGTATCACCTGTATCCCAACCAACTTGATTGAGAACTTCGGGTGGAAACTCTATAAACAATTCTTTTGTTTTACCATTTTCTTGTACTTCTATAATCCATTGACTATTTGTTACTTTTTTCATTTAAAGTCTCCGTTGTCAATTGGCATCCATTCTGTGTTGTATTCAGATGCGATTTCGTTTCTTGCATTGCTGGCTGCGATAGCCTTTGCTTGTAGTTTTTTAGCTTGATCTTCTTGCCTGGGGCGTTCTAGTTTATTAATAAGTCCTAGTACTGTATTTGCAAACTCTTTACGGCCTTCAAATATATCTTCTGTTCCATCTGTTAAGTCAGTTACTTTATCATCAAGTTCTTCTTGGCAAACTTGTCTTAAAATATCTATTGTATGATCTGTCATTACTTACTCTCCATTTATTCTGTTGGTTGAATTTCACCACAATGTTTACATTTGATTGCTTCTATATGTATTTCTTCTATACAAGCCTGACATACCTTTTTTGGATAGTCTTTTTCTGTTGCCCACATATAAAGCATCCAAGGTAAGATCACTAAAGTTAAGCCAGTAAAGCCAAAGAGTGTGAATATAATAATAAGGAATAGTATTGTTAACAATGTTCCAACCCATACATTCATTACTTACTCTCCCAATGTTCCGAGCAACGAGGCTCGTATGATTCTGCACCACCAACCTTTACTCTATCCGAATGTTGTGTTGCTCTAAGTCTTTGTGTTTTACCTGCATCCATTCCACATATTGTACAGAATGCTTTAATTTTAAGTACTTCGTCTGCTAGTGCTAAACATCTTGATGTAGTTTCAAACGGTACTCCTCTACTGTCTTGATCTAAACCTGCTACCACAAAGTTTACACCATTGCGTAATCCTTCTTCAACAAACCACATAGTTTCATTCATATCAAAGAACTGTATCTCATCAATGAATACTGTATGGAAGTTATATGACTTTATTGTGTAGTTGTCTTTAACTAGTTCTAAGTCAATTACTGCAACGGCAGAATGTTTTAATTGATTGTGTGTTATAATATGATTTGCATCATACCTATCATCAATAACTGGTTTCAATACAAGACATTTGTTCCCACCGTGTTCGATAAAGAGCAGTCGTTTGAGTAACTCACTGCTCTTTCCTGCGAACATTGGGCCTGCTATGACCTCAAGTTTGCCTCGCTTAGTCTTGTATTGCTTTTGCATTAAAACGTTACCTTGTAAGTTAGTCCTGCTGTTACATGATTGTCGCTAGTACCTGAATAGTTATTTCGCAACTCAATGTTAGCAGTAAGTGAAGTTGACTCTGTTAATGTATTTATATAAAATAAACCCAAGTCAAGCTCTCTGTTATCCATTTCCAATGAACTATTCATATTTGTATTTGAAATATCTCCAGTTGAATTAACACTAGTAGGAATACTAAAGTTTGCATTACCACTTGTAATACTAACTGGTAAACTTGCTACAAATCCAAATGTTTCATTGTCTACAGTTTGTTTAATACCTAGTGTTGCACTATTAGACATCATAATGTCTGCACTCTTAAGCATAGAGCTATTATCTACATTAAGCCTTGTTGCTCCTAGTGTTGCACTACCCCACATATTAATACCATTGTTAAAGTCTATACTATCTGTAAAACCTAGATATGCAGTGTTAGAACCATCTACTTTCATAAGCTCACTGTTTGCATAGTTACCTAAGAAACTTTCTGATTCGTTTACAAGACCCATACTAAATTTGTCCCATTGTTGTACAATACTAACGTTACCATTTGTATCATTTAATGCAATATGTGTACCTGCATTTGATAAAGGAATAATACTACCGCCATTGTATCCAATATAATAGTCTGGAGCAAATCCATGTTGACCTGCTAGTGTGGCACTTGCAGTACGAGTATCAATTGTGTTTACCATTCCATTAGCATCAAAGTAATAATCTCTATCATAATCATCAACTGCCATTATACTACTTAATGCTGAAATGTTTGTATTACCACTCATTGCAATAGTACCACTGTTTGCAAGATCTACTATAGCACCATCAATTCTACCTGTGGTTGCTAGTCCCATTGCACCCTGTGGTTGTGTTGCTTCATCTAAATCTAGCATACCTTGTCCATGTACATTAGGATCGTAATTATTAATACCATCTGTACTTGCAGTATTAAGTAGAAGTTGACTAACATTAGCACCAGTCATGTGTGGCCACATTTGATGTACAATTGCAACTGCACCTGCTACATGAGGAGCCGCCATTGATGTACCTGTCATTGTTACATATCCACCATCGTTAGTTGGTGCCGCAATATATACACCTGGTGCCACATAATATATCTATCACTTATAAGCATCTGATTTACAAGTACCATTATCATCAAGTTCTCGACAAATAGTTCCTGCCGCATTACTCCATTTACTAAGGCCGTTTCTTCTTTCATCATACATACCAACTATAAGTACACGATCGCCAATTTCTGAATCAAGAGCGATGTGTGATTCTTGACTAGACACTTTAAGTCTATCATTACCAGCGGCAAGAACCATTACAGTTTCATGTCCTTTCATTGACTCAATCATTGCAGTACCATGTCCATTTGTAGAAAATATTTGATTATAACCAAGAGTGTTATAATCACCAAATGTCATATTTGAATAGTAAACACCTTCGCTAATTTCTGTAAGACTGTTTTTATATGAACTACTTGGTCGTGTACTAGCACTGATGTTTACAACATCTGCACCATTATTAACTGCCCATTCCATTGCGTCAGGAATCTTGTTAAATTGAAAGAAGCCACTGTCGTATGCAAGTTTACCAATAAGTAAATCAGCATCAGGGGCTACACCTGTAGTACCAACACCATCTAAGTTTGCCGCGGCAATACCTGCCACATGTGTTCCGTGTCCATACTTGTTACCATCTTCTACAGTTCCAAGTCCACGTTCACACACATTTGTAAAACATTGTGCATCAAGAATACTATCTGTAAACTCACTATGGTCTGTGTCGATACCAGTATCAAAGATTGCAATTACACTACCTTCACCTGTGTATCCTCTTGACCATGCCGCTGGTGCTCCAATTTTATCTAGGTTGTTACCAAAGTATCCACCTAGTCTTTCAACATATGAATCATTAATATTACTGTTCATAGTCTTAACAGCATTATAATAACTATCACTTACTGTATAGTCAACATCACCTCTAGCAAGATATTCTTCTTCTGTGAATACAATTGTAGTAGGTGCGTCTGGTTCTTCCTTTTCGATTGGAACAACAAGAGCATACTCTCTAATCAGCTCACGATTAACTTGTGTATCAATCTCATTTATGGTTTCTTCTCTGTCAACTTTTACATCATTACTATATGTTTCTTTACCGTTGGTGTATACACTAACAGTTTTATAATTAGTATAATATGTGGTTGTAACTGGTGTAGTCTGAGTAACAGTAATTACTGCCCACTCTCTAATTGTGTTACCATCTTGTTCTTCAACAACATTATTAGTTGTGTTAGTAACAGTTTCACCACGTTTAAAAGTTGTACCAGGTACTTCTTCAACATAAGTACGAACAACTGTAGGTGCACTATTGCCATTGATAATAGTGTTGTATTTTTCAATCTCTGCTATATGCCATGTGTATCTTGTTTGAATACGTTTGTACCAACTGGCGTTACTATAGCGAGAGTATTTGTCTATAATAAATGAATATCTATTAGTGATATTTGTGTAATTAGTTACTACTGATTTAGCAAAATTAATTTGCTTCATTTGGTCCATTTTTTGGAACCAGGACTGATCGAAGTAACTTGTTTTTGCAGATGCCGAAAGTGGCGTTAGAGCAATGAATAGACTCATTACTGCGGTTGCAATTATTTTCTTCATAGTAGTCTCCTGACTGTTAATATAAGTATATTATATGATATAATAAGTCAGATGTCAACCGAAATGTCTTGGTTTTTACACAATTTCGTGCAATTCATAGCTTTGACTCTTAGTATCCGTAGATCCACCGTCATTATCTAGTGTTTCTTCGTTATACATAACTTCATCAATTATATGTTCACCGTCTATATTAGTTGCATTTACTGTTAATTTAGTTGGATCAAACTCGCCATCTATCTCAAGTTCTGCATAAAAATGCTGACCTTTTTCCGATGCGTATGCAGTCCAATAATATCCACTCTTTTGTTCTTCTACAAGTTGATCTGTGGTGTGTATTAGATTAACATCATCTGATGTATATACTTCTTCGCCCGAGTCTAATGATGTTACTACAACTCTACACGAATCTACATCAGCACCACATACATGTTCTATGTCATCTAAGTCGTGCCAGTAACCCAAGAAACGTGGGTCTTCTTCATCAGTAATAGGATTATCTCCATCAGCGTCATCATATGGATCCCAAAATACATGACTGTCTAGTCCATCACCTTCGTTTTCTATCCAAAAATCATACTGCTCTTTTGTTAGTGTGCCTAATACAAACTCACCACCATAGCCGTATAATTCTACTTCATACTTTGCCATTGTCTTCTCCTGAAAGTTTATTTAGAAATAGTTTTTCTTCTATTCGTTTGCTAACATCTACTCCCATCTCTTCGAGTAGTTCTGTTAACACTTCAATTTTAAAATGTGCATCTTTTATTTTTTCTTCGTAAGGATCAATTATAGGCATAGGCTCTGATAGAGTTACATTGCCGCCTCCTATTGTATATGCGGCAAGATCAACATCAGAGTATGATTGTTTTACACTAAAAGTTCCACCTGTTTTATACTTAGACATATTTTATTTCCTTTACTCTTTCTTTAATAATACTTGCTAACTCTTTGTCATACTCACTTAATTTATCTGTTAATTCTGACCTTGGTATCAAGTATTCACTTATCTCTTCTAAAAAGTTTACACTGTCTTCATCTGGATGTAGCAATGCAATACCCAAATCCATCATGTCTGCATGTGTTATTTTATCTTTAACATTACCCAAGTAATCTCCAACAATATTAAAATCACTGTCGTTTGTATCAAACACTACAAACTGTCTTAGTACTGTATCATTATCAATTGGTGCGGTAATATGCTTTGCCGCATATACTTGAGCCAGTGTTGTGTTATCAACTGTTGCACCTGCAAATACCATTAGTATTCTTTCTACTCCGTGTTCTTTTAATAAATCTCTTGCTGACTCATAATCTTCACGTTCTCTAAAAGTTACTATATTAGTAAATCCATTTTGAATTAGATTTCTATAAGTTACTGCACCTAAATTAACTTCAAGTAATCTATGACAACTATCACTTTCCATATCTTTACAATCAATTAATACACCAACTTTGCTATCACTTTTATTTTGTATAACTTTTGGGTTTAATATTTTAGTTCCTATGCGTAAACGCAAACTATATCTGCTACCTTCTCCTGCTTTAAAACTGTGCATTGTATGAGGTTGACTTTTAAATATAACTGCATCGCCAGATGTTGCACGAGTATCAAAATTATCTAAATGCAATGTTCGTGTTTCATCATCAATTTGTAAATAATATTGCAATGTTAATGTATCTTTGCGTGGACCTGTATCATTATGTACTTCGTTAAGACCGTTTGGATTACATCTATCAAATACAAGACTAGCTTCGTATCCTGTACTATAATCTATATCGTAATGCTGAAGTAATAGTTCGTGTGTTGACCACCCGTTTAGCTCTTGCAATACATCTTTAGCAAGTGACTGTGGCATTAACTCAACAAAATCTTGTGATATCCATTTTGTTTGAATGCCATTTTCAAAATCATCGTCAGGAGCATTATCCCAATCTATAGTGTGAAATGCTTCCAATAAAGAGTCAATTGTTTCTTTATCAAACGCATTCCATATTATTTTATGTTCCCAAGGTAATAGGAAAGTAGGTGTATTTAATATTTTTGATATATTATGATTATGTGCTACCATAATCTCTTTCACCTTCCCATGGAAACACTACCCATACATCTTCTTCCATCTTATTAATTTCCAATGCAGTATAGTCCATGCCATCAAATCCACTTGCTTGATTGTCTATTAAACATGCAGTACGAACAGTATCGCCCCATGCACTAGCATCATATGAAGCACCGCCCATACTTGCTACCCAGTCTTCTCTAATCCAACTAAGTGTCTTGCCAGTGTCGTTAATATCATCAATGATTAAAATCTTTTTACCTTTGGCTAATGCATCTTCGGCCATCCACATATTTGATTCTGGTCCATCATAATTATTATCTGTGTCTCTGAATCTTACATCTAGTGCATGCATCATAATGCTTGTTTTGTTTGACATCATTACTGCTGGCACAAGGCCACCTCGTGTCATACCTACTATATAATCTGGACGCCAATTATCTGCAAACATAAGATTGTTAATAGTATCTATCATATGCTCGATATCTTTCCACGTATAGTGTACCTTGTTAACCATTAGTATCTCCTACTTAACTGCGAAATCTGATTGTAATTTAATATTATCCATGAACTCTTCTTTAGTTGCAGGATCGTTTTTGAAAGCACCTTTAAGAACTGTAGTTTGTGTTAAACTACTGTGTGCCATTATACCTCTGTTCTCACAACATCCATGTGTTGCTTGAATGTAAACACCTACATCATCTGACTTAGTTGCTTTCATAATCTCACGTGAGATATCCATAGCAAGTTCTTCTTGTAGTGTGCCACGCCTTGCACACCATTGTGCGATACGTGTATATTTAGATAAGCCAATTAGTGTGTCAGCGGCAATAATGCCAATATATGCTATACCTGTTACTGGCTGATGGTGATGTGAACAAACACTTCTAAGTTCACTACGTACAACTAACATACCATCATACTTTTCATTAGTTACATTGTCTGGTTCATTTGGAAATGCAGTAGCCGGCGGAGCTGTTTCATATCTACCTGCCATTAATTCTTTATAATACATCTTTGCTAGACGTCTAGCGGTATCCATACTGTTAGGATCTGTTTTCCTATCAATAACTAATGTATCTAATACTTTTTCAAAGGCAACTGTTGCCTCATCAATTAGTTCTTCTTTATCACCTTTTTGTAATACTGCACTGATGTTATCACCTGCCCAATATCTGATGCCTGCTTCTTCTAGTTTGTTTCTAATTTGATCTGATTTTCCCATTTATTTTCTCCGAGTTTACGACGAGGATGTCGTGTTAGTTTCTGCTTTTTTTCTATACCAATTATATGCTGTTTTGACTATTGTGTCAAGATCATATCTTGGTGTCCAACCTAAGTCTACATTGGCTGACATAGTATTTGCTACCAATGTAGCAGGATCTCCATCCCTTGCTGGTCCCATTTTAACATTAGGTTCTAATGGAGTATTACGTTTTACTGCTTCTACAATTTGTAGATTACTGTAACCTTCTTTATTGCCTAAGTTAAATCTATATGCACCTTCATTTGCTTTTGTATATTCAATTGCTTTGTATATTCCATTTGCAACATCTTCTACATGAACATAATCACGTACACAAGTTCCATCAGGTGTATCAAATTTATCACCAAATAGTGTAAATCCTTTACCCTGCATTGTTCTTTCAATTAACATAGCAATAATATGTGTAGCGTCTTTTTCTTGTCCCATTTCCATTAATGTATCTGCACCAGCAACATTAAAGAAACGCAAACTAACGCTATTCATTCCGTATGCAGTAGCGTAATCACTTAACATGATCTCTGTCATACGTTTGCTCCAACCATATGGATTCATAGGTGTGTGTTGCTCTGTTTCTAAACAAACTCCACTTTCTGGTTCACCATATGTTGCGGCACTACTGGCAAACACAAAACTCTTTACGCCTTGATTTTTACATGCGTCTAAGAGTTTTAGTGTTCCTACAACATTATTGTTATAGTATTTGCTAGGGTCTAAAACACTAGGTCCTACTAAACTTGTTGCACCAATATGAACTACGCTATCAACGTCTAATAATAACTGTTGCACTTCAAAGTCTGCATAGTTTCCAATATAACTGTCAATACAATAGTTATGGCGAAGATTATTTCTATCAACTCCTACCACTTTATGTCCATTGTCACTTAGAAATTTACATGTCTGTGAGCCTATATACCCACCTGCTCCTGTTACTAGTATTTTCATATTAGTATTTCTCCTCTGCTACATGGTCACGATATCTGTTACCACTGCGTAGCCAAATGTCATCAAATCTACCTTCCATAATGTCAAGCATACGATCAATAGTACCATTAGTCCAATCACTAATCTTACCCATCTTATCACTTGGTGCTTCGAGTCCTGCTAGTATTTTACTTACTGCATCTTCTTTGCTCCAAGGCATATAAAGTCTTGTATGATCGTTTGCAAATGTTTCTGGAAAACTTCTGTATGCAGGATAGACAACATTACAACCCAATGCATCTGCTTCACTGACTGTATTAGATACCCAGTCTTGCAATGCACAATTAAACATTACTTTAGAATCATTTACTACGTTATAGTAATCATTCTTTTGTAAGTCTTTTAGGATTGTAAGTTTGCCTTCCGCTTCCATTTTTAAAGCTCTATCTAAATACTTTTGATTATTACTACGCAACGGACCACCACTTAGTACTGCAAATTCTACAGGATATATGGAATCTGTTAAATCGTTTCTGTCAAAAGATTTAGTTCTTTCGTGTACCATTTCAATAACATCCATGAAGAAGTCTGGTTGCTTCTCCTGATCAAAACGTGCCGCAAATACTACTCTGTTGCTACGTTCTTCCCATGGCTTAATTTGGTTGTTAATTCTGGAGAGCACTTCCCTCTTGCCAAAACTTAAACCTGAAATATTATAGATAGGTGCATTCCAATTAGCAATACGCATATGTGCAACCATTTCTTCGTTGGTTGCAAGAATATGTACATTAGGAATCTCATTACACATTTGTTCGTATAACGACATCCACTTGCTCATACCCCATACATGAACAAAGTCATCTGGGTCTACTGCTTGTGCTAAACAACGTAAATAAATCTGTGGTCGTTGTTCTTCTGGAATTTGACACATAATATATGGAAGACTTTCAATACCAGGTTGAAACATATCTTCAAAGAAAACCACATCATCTCCTCCGCACTCTCCGTTACGCATCATTTGTACCAGGTTCATGAGCTGGCTCATACCAAAGTATGAACGCCCATGTGCGTCTAACACTTGTCCTACTGAAATTGATTTAGTATTGTCGATAGTTTCGCCTGGTACGATTACATAATCTATACCACGCTCTTTAAATGCCGCTTCACTCCAGTCTTGTAATTGTAATGTGTAACGGCCTTCGTAAGGTTCTAAGCCCATGTAGAATAACTTACGCATTGTCACCTTCTTCAGAAGATGGATTAAGCCAAAGTTTACCAACGTGAATCTTTAGCTTTTTAGGGCTTCTGTCCTTTTGCATTTTAATTTGAATATCAAATGTAATTGCATTTTCTTTTTCAGTATCTGCAATTTCAAATGCGTAAATCTTGTAGCTTCTTTTTAAGTCGCCCAAGTATGAATTGAAAACACTAATAAGTTTATTAGTATCTTTTTCATTATACATATAGCCATCATATGGCTGAATGATTTTAAGTAGATCATACTTAATATCGTTAATATTATAATAACCCATCAATCTGAAATAACTTCCAGATCCTGGATTACTAACTTCTTTATCTTTTTTTACTGTTTCTTCTGACATAATATGTCATCCTTGTTTAGGGTTAAAAGTCATTGTTGCGCCGTTCTCATTATCCTCCGCAACACTAATTGTTATTGAACGTCCAGGATACTTGTTGTGAATTTCCTGTGCTAATTCCTCTGCAATCATCTCACAACTACGATGATTAAGTTCTAATATATCTGAAGCATATAATGATTCCAACCAACGTTTGAATTGAATAAATTCAATATCTCTGTCATCGTGGAATACATCAATTGCTACACGAAAGTGAAAAATATGTCTATGTGCAACACCTAGAAATGAAACATCATCCCAACCTCCTGTTGCAAGTGCAGGATCATCTTTCGCCGCAGGGTACAAATGTACACCTTCTTTTTGAAAGGTTACCCAAATTTGCCTTTGTGTTACATCTAGCATATTATTCCTCGTCTTTCTCGTCTGCAAGTTTCTTTTGAATTTTTAGTAATTCCCATAGTTTCCAGTCAATTGCTTCTAGATATTTCATAAGTTGTCTTACAGCTATATCGTTAGCGCCTGCTGGAGCTGTTGTAGGTTCAAGTGTTACTTCTTCTACATTTGTTTCATCTTCAGTTAAACGAATCTTTTTAGTCATAGTATTCTCCTATTCGATTATTTCGTCTTGTTTATATTGGTTCCAGTTTGTGAACTTCTTAGGGTCCATTAACGAGTGTACAGAGTGTGTCCATACCCCTTTATTTGTAGCATTAAAATCAACATCATCGATCTTAATGTTAGCATTATATCCCAATTGTTCAATGTATGGAACTTTAACACTGATCATTGGAATAAAATTGTTGTGTTCTGAGTACCCGCTTTCTTGTACCCATTCTAAATCTTCAAGATCAAAGTCAAGTGTAACTAAATAACCTTCAGACGTACATGCATTAACCATTGCATCCCATCCTGCTTGCTCATCATCTGTGCCATCTTCGCCTGTGATTTCAAAACTTTGATTAGCACCTAAGTAAACATGTTCAACACCATTCTTTTGTGCCATTTCTAATACTTCGTCTGCATCTTGAATGCCAACTACAAATAATGTTTTCTTACCAAATGCAAGTGTGTGTTCTATTTCTTTACCTATAAAATATGTAACACCAGTAATGTTATCACTTGAACTGTAATCTCTTTCCATTTTATTTTCCAGTTTCTAAATTGTTAATTGTTTCTGTTAAGGACGATATTTCTTGCTTTAAATGTAGTTTGTCCAATTTAAGTGGTTTAATAACATCATCGCTCATGTGCTTATTGTATAACATAGTTACTTCTTTGTCAAGTTCTCTATGCTTCTCAACTAGATGTGCTAGATGTCTTTTCTTACTATTAATTGTTCCTGTACCCATTTACATTCTCCTTTGTTTTATAGGTGTTCTAAGAAGTCCTCTGCCGCTTCGGCTTGTTCTGATGTAAACTCTCCATCGCTTTCTTCTTGAACTGTGTCACCTGAGTCAAATAAACTATCAAATGCACCTTGTGTCGTTTTAATAGTTTTCATACCACTGAAGTGTGTTAGCATTGCTTCACCTTCTTCGAGCATTTGCATAGGTGTTTCACTTTTAAATAACTTATTGATAAACTCTGTAACATAAATTACATCACGTGGTACCCATAAGTCAAATTCACTTTGCCCAGGCTTAACTTTATTCCATTCTAAGTGACTAGGCTTGTATCTTGTTGTTGCTATGTCGGCCAGTGTGTTAGCACGTTGACACGACTCAATGTGTTGATAAACGTTATGTGCCATTAGCAAGAAGTATGAGAAACTATCCCAACTTGTCTTGCCTTCTTTTCCAAGTTTGTTTAACATACCTGGACCCATATAACATAAGTCACCCATGTTCATGCGTTCTCCAATAGGACTGTTAAACGGAAAAGGTATTTCACTGTGCTGAAAACGTTTATCGTCTACTGCCGCTTCCATAACATAACTAAACTTACTATTTCTATGAACATGTTGTGTATACGCTTGTCCTTTGGCAGTAGTAATAAATGGACTAGCCGCATCATACGTTACCATCATATTAGGATTAATAGTTTCTCTTATGTTACGTTGTATCGCTGTAAAAATACATGCCCAATTTAATTTACTTGTACCCAAGTAGTGAATTAAATCTCTACCCGGATCAAGCATCTTCTCATCACGCATAACAATAAGTCTGCGTAATGCAAGATGTAATTGCTTCATGTTGTAACCAGCCATAGCCCAACCTTCAAATGGATAATGCTTAACTGCCGCATACCAATCATCTGCTTGTTGCTCGTTGTTGCCTTGCAATACATTTAAGAACTTAGTTTTACCTTGTCTGTTACGAACAAAGTAATCGTTATTAAACATTGTATATTCTAAACAATCAACCCAATCAGTTAATCCTGTTTTAGCATTAAGCGGTGGCGCCGCAGCCAATGTAGGAATATCGAGTACCATACTATAATCTGCGGTATGTTCTAACCAATTTAAAATTGTTTTACGTAAGTCATCATCTGTTTTAAAGTTAGGCCAATCACATTTGATTACACCTGTAGCAATCTGGAACCCACCACTGTCGCCAAGGATAAAACTATTCTCCCTGTCACGCTTTTGGATCATTGGTTCCTGTACATCACTCTTTGCAGTATCTCGAGTAGCATGTCCGGCAGAGTAAAGACCCCACTTGTAATTGTAATAATTGTCTTTGGGTTTTAAAAAGTCAAAGCCATCTATTCCATATTCAAAGCCCTTAGGCATACGCTCAGGCTTAACAAAGTCTGGACGCAATTGTGCTTGTGCAATGAACTTAGAATAGAAACTACTGATGCTCGGTAAGAACACACTGTAGTCTTTATTACTAGTTGTTAAATCTTTTCTGTCTGCCATAATGTATTCTCTTATACTGTTAGTGCTGGTAAAATGTAATCGTACTTGCCAATTCCAGAATCAACTGAAATCATCAATGCACCTTTCTTACTAATTTGCATTACACATGTACCTGACATTCCTAGTTTTAGGATTGCTAATACTTGTGCTAGTGGCCATGCATAGCCTTCTGTAATTTCACCATTTACATTTTGTGCAAATGTTCGCTTACCTGTAAATGATCCATCAGCTGCACCTACAGTAACAATTAAGTCACTGCCTTCTGTTTTAACAGTAAAGTTAGGTTCAATGCCTCCGTAAATGCCTGCTACTTGTTGTAGTTCATTTACTTTTGCTTTAGTAGGTTCTAATGTAACATCCCACTCAACACCTTTAAACTTTACAGTTTGTAGTGTTTGTTCAATAATCTCTTTACTCATAAAGCGATACTGGTCTGTGTTGCCATCTGCATCTTTAAACATCAAATGATCTGGACTTGAAACTCCATTGCGATCTCGTGCTACAACATCTACTGTTGCATCATCTGTTTGATAGTTACCCAATCCAGTAACACCTGCTAAGAAACCTAAGTTACCTAGTCCAAACTCACCGTTAAATTCTGATACTGTGTTGTGTAATTTTGCTTGTAGAATAACTGTACGATCTGCATCCATGGCATCAAGTGTAGTTGATTCATCTGTTCCTGTGACTTTTACTGAAGTAATAAAGCCTAGTCCGGCTGTGTGCTTAACAATGTCTTGCACTATATCTCTGGTACTCATATCATATTTCTCCTAATTGATTAACTGTTATTATATAATAGTATTTAGAAAATGTCAAGTAAAAAGGCCGTTTATGGCTTTAAAATTGATATTTTGTAATACCATTACTTCTTACTATTGGGCTACCTTATGGTTAAACCTAATTCTTTTATTGTTTGTTGTACACATAATGCTTGAACTTTACAATCTTCTAATGCATTGTGGGCCGCAAAGTCAATTGCTTTACGTGGATCTTTTGGCATAATTCCAAACAATGTTCTACTGTCTTTAATCTTCCAAAATGGCCAAGGTATGTGATGATTATATTGTTTAAATAAATTCTCTAATATTACAATATCAAATGCAGGACCTTGACACCAGATAGTATCAACACCTACACACCATTTGTTTAGTGCATGTAATACTTCTAACACTGGTGTTCTATTGCCATCACCTAGTGCTTCTTCACGTACACTTTCTTCCTGTTTACCCCACCACTCAAGGGTACTTTCTAAAGTAGTTCTGCCTTTGTTTAATTGCTCGTCTACTTCAAACCTGTAATATAATTCCTCTCGTGGAGAACTTATTGTATTAGGATTAAATTTAACACCGCCAATTGTTAAAACTACACAATCAGGACCAGTGCCTAATGTTTCTAAGTCAATCATTGCGTGTGTTGTCATTGTGCAAACTCCATTCTATACTGTGGATGCTTGTCGTCTAATGCTATTTCTACTCGTGTTAGCACTTCTAAACTGTGCTTGCACTTGCCACGGAATGTAAAACCTGGACAGTCACAGGTAAAGCCTTTATCTGTGCAAGTAACATCATATGTGTCTGTGCCTTTTGAGTTAGGTTGTTTCCATATTAAGCCTTCAAACACAGAGCCTTTAGGTTTAAATAATGTAGGTTTAAGATATCGTTGTGTAAATTTAGCCATTACCAGTTCTCCTCATTCCATTTTATATTATTAATATGTTGCATACAGTTCTTAATTTCTTCTTCAGTTGTGGCTTCAATTGCTCCAACTATCCATTGCATTGCAAATGGTTTCTTCTTGCTTCTGTTGTTGTCAATTAAGTACTGTATCATTTCCTGTTCATTGATATCATTGTTGTAAATATACCTAGCAATTTGATAGTAAGTATCTTCTACCCAATGAGTATCGCTTATGTTTCTAGTGATTGTAGCACGGTTGGAAGTGGTTGTCAATACAAATTTATCTGTGTATAGTGAACGAAAATCTATATTGTGTGGGAATTGTGTGTTGAGGCGATAGCATTGTTGTGATAACTTTCGTACATAGAAGCCAGTAAGTTCGTAATTATAGAACATACTCCATTTAGAGTAGTCATCTGCGAACTGCTGATCCTCTAGCTTTAAGTCTATCATTACGATATAACCTTTAGTTTATTGATTTATGTAGTAATTATAGCAAATTTGTATTGGTTTGTCAACCTAAATACTTGCTTTATTGTAGATGTGTGCCATTTCTGGGAATGCATCTTTAAATTTAATATCTCTAAGTTTTTCTAAATTTTCTATCTGGTTTCGTTGTTGTTGCATTTGAAATACATCAGGAGAACTAACAGTGTTAGCAAACATTTCTGATACATCTGAATAATCTTTCCAGTGTTCTGCTAATTTTTCTAACTCTTCTTGTGGTAGCATAGGTAATGATAATCCTATAGGTCCAGTGATTAAGTTCCATCTCCTTTGCATATCCCAATCTTTAAACATATCAAATACATATTTGGCTGCATATGCATTTGGCCATCCAATTGCAGTTCTTGTACAAAAGACTTTGTTGCTCTCTCCACCTTCACTCCACTTGTATATCTTGTCTACATTAGTTTTAACTGTTTCCCAAGAGTTTGAAGATCGCCAGTAATCGTGTTGAACACCAACACAATCAATGCTTACTGCAATCATGACGTCTTTAAATCCCTCTATCAATTCTAAAAGCTCATCATCATGTCTGTGTAATAAGCTACCATTTGTTACAATACTTAAATTTATTTGTCCTTCAAGACCTCTGCGTTTTACTTCTTTTATTGTAGTCCACATTGATTCTGTTAGCAAAGGTTCACCACCCAAGCACTGAATTAATCGAACTTCATCTAGTCTATCTAGATACATTTGTAAGTTATGAGGATTTTTCTTAATACCTGTCTTGCCATACTTTCCGGCTATCTGAGCATGTACACTACTTAGAGGATAACCACACATCATACAACTAAAATTACATAAGTTACTTTCTCTGTAATCCATGTTAATTAATTTAAATTCATCTTCATTAAACTTATAGTCAGTAAGTCTTTCTGTTTTTTTGACTGTTCCATTATATTGTTGCCTAAGAGACACTTGATTAGTATTTTCTTCCATTTTAACACAATTTTTACATTCAGGAGGAAGAATACCTGACATCATTTCTTCTTTTATGTCTTTCATTGTTGGATGATTAAATCGATCATCCAAAGACATATGTTCTTCTGTTCCTATATATCTTCCACCGTTATGTTTCCATTCGCAACAAGGAACAATTTTTTGTGGGTACTCATATGTTGTTATCCATGGGGCATAACAGGCTGGTCTTTTATTACTCATTTAATGATGCCTTTGATCTATTATTACTTTATTCTCATCTCTGTTTTTAGCACTTGCGTCTTTGAGAATTTCTTCTACTTCTTCTTTGGAACTGCCTAATGCAATCAAGGCTTCTTCGCATGGTAGTGTTATATCTTTTTCTTTGGTGTATGCATTATCATACGATGCCCAAAAGGCAATTTGAATATCTTCACTTACTTCTCGTTCAATCATAACTTCCGTTAATCTTGGTTTAAGTCTTGTTAGTTTAGGAATATCCTTTTCGCATGCTTGTACTAATCCGCCAGCGGTTGTTCCCACTAGCATTGCGGCCAAGACATTAGGTATTGCATTAAGGAATAGTTCTATCATGTTATGTATTTATTTAAATTGCTCTGCGTATGGATCAAATTCTGTACCACACTTCTGGGCACATACTCCTAGTTTGCCTTCTTTGATACTATTGAATGCCCAACTGCGTTGTATGTCTTTCATAATGCCACTAGCGAACACACCTTTAATACCATTTACTTTAGCACTAATTCCATCCTTGCCACCGGCTGCATCTATGAAGTCCCATATTTGTTCTACCTTAGGATCACTGTGCCACCATTTGTACATACGACCAGCAGTCCAACAACAAGGCATAACTAATCCTTCTGCGGTAATAAAAATACTCTTAGTATCTTTACCTGCTACTTTACATTTTACTGTGGCTTGATTGTAGTAGTCCATCATACTACCATATGTCTTTTCAATTTCTTCTTGTTTTAATAATGCTAAGTTCTGATGCTCTGCTTTTTTAGGTTTAGCAAGTTGTTGCATGTCAGCACCTTTTCTATTCTTTGCTTGGTGTGTTTCTTTTTTCTCACTGTTTGTATTAATAAAGCGTCCAGTTTTCTTTTTCATAAAGCGTTCAACACCCCACTCTTTGGCCAACTGTTCTGCACGTTCTACATCACACTCACTATGTTCAAAGATTAAATAGTCCCATCTAGCTCTGCCACCTGCATTAATAAATGCTTTCATGTTGCGTTCTACTTTATCCCATTGCACACCTTGTCTATATAAATGATTTGTATTCTCTAATCCATCTACACTAAAGATAACACAACCATTGCGACCAATTACTTTAGCAACCTCGGCCCACCACTGTGGATCTCTTGCACCTGCGTTTGTGTTCATGCTTAACCACATGTCGGGATTGCAATCGCGGAACCATTGGAATATTTCTAATGTATCTCTAGCACTAATTGGATCGCCTAAGTTACCACACATATACATTGTTTTTAGTTGTGCAATAAAATCGTGTGGGAATATATCTATGCAATCATCTAATGTTAGTTCTTGTAAGTTGTTTTTGATATGTTGATTAACTGCTCCGCCATTCTCATTACGGTCGCACATAGGACAACTTGCATTACAACGTTGTGTAACTTCTAAATGTACTTCGTTTATTTGTTTGTAGTCATACATTAAAATACTCCATCAAATATAAAATAGTCAACTATAAAGGTTGCTTCTGCTCCAATAAAAACTGCTAGATAATAATTAAGTTTTCTTATCTGCCATAGCCAATATATAAATGCCCATGCTATTCCTACTCTAAGTGTGTATAATACGTTGGCTTGTATAAGCTCGTCCATTGAAGGTAATGCTTGTGCTTGAAAGAACCAAGCAAATATTCCGCCGTCATATAAAAAACTCACTTGAGCTGCTATTAAAACTGCAGCCGAGTAAAACATATATTTGTTAAAAAACTTTACTATATGTGCGGTAACTAATAATCTATACCCAACATAAATTACGTTAGTTAATAATAATTCCATTAATGTAATTGCTTTCTATCAAACAAACAATGTTTTTCCATTAGAGCTATGTTTTTGTTTGTGTATTCAACTAAATGATTATATCCTTCATTAGAATAATCTTCATTTAGAAAGTCACATAGTTCTATATATTTATTCCTATTATCATCTTCATCTATAAACAAATCTTTGTACTCTAAATTAAATACATCATATCCTTCTGCTTTAAAGTTAGATGCCATTCTAACATATGGTTCAATATATAATTCTTCCCATTTCTTTTTTCGTTCTTTTGCAATTGAACTATTAAAGTCATAACCTATAAATATGTCATCTAACTTATTTTCTATCAATTGTTTTTTTATACCACATAACACTTCTGTATACTCTATATTCGAATTATTATGTATTACTATTACTTTAGCATTACTATTAACTAAGGTTTTTGTGCCATGAAATCCACGTTTTTGCATGACAGTATCTTTAATCTGGGTAGTAGGAAAAAAAGAATCTTTAATATGTTTGTTGTCAAGAAGATTAAGATGACTGCATACAATTTGGTATTTAAATATATCTATTTCGCAAGTGAAGTATTCGTTATTAACTGGGTTAACTATTGATGAGAGGTCTTCAAATCTTTTAGTAATATACTTTCCTATATTATATCCAAGATAGTTCCCACACTGCCCACCGCGGAATATAATAGTTATGTTTTGCATTTAGTGTGATCGCTTTCCGTCAAACACACAAACAAAATATAATCCACTTGGTCCTGTACTAACTCTGTGATGTACTCCATCTTCTATTAATACTATATCACCTGCTTCTACAAATCTTGGAACATCATTTAAATACATTGTACCTGCACCTTTAACAAAGTAATATACTTCTTCTTGCCCAGGATGTGTATGTCCGTTTGTACTTTTATATGGTTTTAGGTTTGTGGAACTAACAACTAAATTATTTAATAGTGTATTGTCTTTAAGGGTATAAGTTTCGTTATCTTTAACAAGTTCTCCGCCTATATCTTCTATTTTATATAATTCTTTTGGTACCATTCCTAATCCTCCATTATTAATTTTACATCTTTGCCAGGTCCAATTTCACTAGGAAATCCTCCATGTTCTTCACAGTAATGAATAATAACTGCTCTGTACCATAATTGGCTATTATGATGTGCTTGTTTATTAAATTTATGAATACTATTATTATCTGCAGGCATTGTACTAATTGCTTTAGCTGCCTCTTTTTGTAATTCTCTTAATGAAAAGCCATCAAGTATTACGTCCCATAATTCTTTATCCATTATTAATTCCTTTTAACTTTAATAACATTGCTTTGCGTTCGTCTACAAATTCAAATGCTATTATTTGCCTACCATTTTGTTCTTTATAATATACTTCTGCTAGTCTAACATCTTCAGCATATACAAAACCTTCAGCTCTCAATAAGGATGCTATATTTCCAATAGCATCATATGTAGCAAACATATCTTTATTGTTTGTATATTCGTCTGTATAAAACTTTATTACTGCTGGCATAACTAATGTAGTGTTGTTAACTTTTGTACTCCTGCTAGTTTAATTAACATAGCTTCGTGTTTGTCTTTGAATCCAAATTTAAGAATCTGCTGGCTATCTTCTACAAATGCTTCATGGAACCAAAAGTCTGGACCATACAATAATCCTTTAGATCCAATCTCTGCTGATATTTTACAACATGCATCTATGTCTGAATGCTCAGTGAAATCATCTATAACAAAATCTATGTAAACTACGTCTTTCATATAATACTTTTACTTTATGCCAATTAGCATAAATCTATTATATAGAGAGGTATCTAACTCACCTTCATACATTACACTTTGCATAGAATATTTATTTTTGGCTTCTTCTAAATCTTTACAACAATTACTATGTTGTGGATTACTAAAGTAATCATTTGTTTGTAACACAACGAGAGTACCGTCTGGTAAGTTATCAAACCATTCGTTATTCATGTGTTCACAACTTGTGTTTATTATCATATCAATTTTATCTAACTCCCAATACTCTCCAGGATCTTCTCCGTCGGTTTGGTTAGTAGGAACAGTAGCAATATTGTTGTTCCATTTAATTTTAGATACATTTACAGTCTTTGGTAAAAATCTTTCTTGTTCAACTTGTTTTGGGTAAAGTCGTTTACTTGGATCTATTACTTTACTGTCAACATCTAAACTATATACTTTGTCAACTTCAAACTGTGAGAATAAAAAGTACGCCATAAAGTTATACCAGCCGCCATAGAATGCTACGTTGCCTAAATTTCCTTCTACTACTTTAGCTAACTCACTTACCATCCATAATTTACTTTTGACTTGACCTCTACTGAGAAAGTCATTCATGTCCGGCATGTCGGCAGCTTCGCCATCTTCTCCTGACCAATAATTAATAAACTTACATACGTTTGCTATAAATTTATCTTCTCTCATATGCTTACGAATAAGTGTTGCAACTAACTGTGCTTTTATATCAACATCTGGTAGATGCTCATGCAACATCAGATTCATCCACGACTTAACATGATGTGGATTGCTGTTAATCCTACCACATAATTCAACTATAATATCACGCTTGCGATACCAGTTGTTGTGGTATAATGCTTTGTGAATCTGGTCATATCGTTCTTCTTGTCCATTGAACTTAAAGTATTCACTTAGTCCGTTCATCCAATGGTATTCTTTTTGAAAATCAGAGTGCTTCATTAAATGTCTCCTTTAACCATTCCCAATCGTTTATCTTGCGTAGGGCTTCTGTATTGCCTTTATAGTGCGTTCCAAAGTCTCTGCCTTGTTGAGCGCCTAGTATTGCATAATCACCATAGCGTCTGTTTTCGCCACGTGTACACCATACTTCTAATCTATATGCATCATCAACTTGTTTGTTGTGATCAATAATATTACTTGCTAACTTAGTACATTCTCTAAATCCACTACGCCATGTGTTAAATGGATCTGTATTGAATGCAGTAGTGTTTGCAATCTCAAACTTAGGTACAAACTTTGCACCAATGCTTGTAGTCATATCTACTTTAAATTCTGTTACTGCTAGTAAATTCTTTTTAGGAAACAATTTAAGTCCACCATATCCGTATATCAAATCATTAATAGGATTATGACTACGATAAGTAAACACACATTCTGTTTCTTTTACACCTGGATATGTTTCTCGTCTATCACTAGGCTCAAACTTAAATGCAAAGTTTTCTTGTATTACTGCGTCAGCATCACATACATAAAAATAACCTGTGCGTGATTCTTCTGCTGCGGCCTGGTGTGCTTGCAGTAATCCTTGTACATTATCAATGCGTTTGGCATGTGGGGCTTTTAATTTTAGTATTTCAAAATTGTCATCTGCTTCGGGTTCGCCGAATGTTAACATAAAAACATCTAACATATAATTGTCTCTTTAAGTAATCTTGTCATTGTATACGCTATAATACATTATATAAGTGTAAATGTCAAGTGTTTGTTGGGGTTGTTTAAGTATAGTTATATTTATGATAATACAAAACACCCCCCATTGGGAGGTGTTGTATCTAATTTTATTACTGAGCTAGTGGATTATCTAATGCTCTTTGTAGTCTTTTGTTAAGTCTACTTTCTAATTCTTTAAGTTTTAAGTCGGTACTTGTTGTTAAACTATCTGCTTTTTGTTGGTAATCAGTTAGCAATTGGTCACGTTTGTTTTCAAAACGTTGATCAGCTAAATCAATTTGCTCACGTGTTTTATCTTCAACTTTGTTTACATCATCTTCTACTTGATCAACAATACGTTCTAATCTAACAATATCATCACGTAATCCGTTTTTAATATCTTTAGAATAGTCTAGTGCTTCGTCAAGTTTAGTGTTAACTACCTGTAGTTCTGCTCTAATTCCACTTAGATCTGGTGCTACATACTTTTCTATCTTGGCTTTCATATTTCTATAGTCATTATAGAATTCAAAGCCTCCCCATGCTGCTCCGCCTAAAGTAGATAATATAGTAATAACTAAAAATAGTTTACCTCCAGTAAACTTTAATCCACCTACTTCTAATGTTGTTTTATCACTCATTGTGTTTACTCCATTCCTTCATATTGCTCGTCAACCATCTTATTCCAAAGTAATTCACTTGCAAGTCCGTTCCTTAACCCTCTTAGATTCTCTGGAACTTTTTTATCTTTATATATTTCATCTGATTGATAGAAATCAACTCCAGGTATTGCTAACTCTCCGTAAGCATTAAATCCTGGAACATAGTTAATTAAGGCAGCAATAATTTGTTGTAAGGCTTGCTGAGCTTCTAGCGTTTGTGCTTTACCCATATCATCTGCTAACTTTTTTAACTTATCTTTAATAATTTCTTTCATCTTTTCTTTCTTTGCTTTTTCTTTTTGTGCCTTTGTTAGTTTTTTAGTAGTCTTTTTCTTTACAACTGGTTTCTCTTCAGTTGATTCTTCTTCAGTTGATTCTTCTTCAGTTGATTCTTCTTCAGTGCTTTCTTCTTCGCTTGATTCTTCTTCCGTGTTTTCTTCTTCAGTAGACTCTTCTTCTGTGCTTTCTTCTTCAGTAGCCTCATCTTCTGTACTTTCATCTTCTGTGCTTTCTTCTACTTCTTCGGTATCTCCTTCAGTATCCTCAGTGGAACTATCTTCTTCTGATGATCCGGAGTCGCTACTATCTTCGTCTGTCCCGTCACTATCCATTGACTGTTCCACATCACTACTGGACTCTTCTTGTGAATCTTGCGTTTCATTTTGTGGTTCGCTTTCTACGGTCTCTACTTCTACCTCTGGCAGTATTTCTAATTCTTGTTCTATTTGTGCTTCTACTTCTAATTCTATTTGCTCAACAGGAGTAGGTACTTCAACTACTACAACTTCTACTTCTGGTATATCTGGCATAACTATTTCAGGTTGAGGTACTTCTACTGTTTGTGGTATTTCTGGAATTAAATTAATAACTGGTAATGTTGGTACTTCAATAATACTATCAACAATACTATCACCTGTTCCTGCTCCATCATCTATTAAATCTTCTGGACTTGCTTCAACAACTGGTGCTACATAACCTGTACATAATGGATCGTATTGTGGATTATATAAACACTGTTGATCAAAGTATGCTTGTTCGTATCCTGTACAACGAATATCGTAAGTTGCGTCTGCCTCACACTGTGCATTAAAGAATGCTTCTGCGTATCCTGTACAACTCTCATCATACAACACATTTGCATTACATTGATATGTTAAATATGCTTCGTCGTATCCTGTACAATTTTCATCATATAATGCATTTGCACTACACTGATATGCAAAGTAGGCTTCTGCGTATCCTGAACAACTACTATCATACAATGCACTAATACTACATTGCTGAGCCAAGTAAGCTGCGGCATATCCTGAGCATGACGTAGCGTACAATGGATTAGATTCACATTGCTGAGCCGTGTAAGCTGCCGCATAGCCATCGCATTCACTGTTGTAAAGTGGATTGGCTGTGCATTGTTGTGTAAAGTATGCAGCCGCATATCCATCACACATTGGACTATAAAGTGAACTCGAATCACAGTATGCATCAAACTGTGTCTCTGTCATAAATTTATACTTGTCACCGTTTGTAGGGATAAAAGTATTACCATCTTTATCTTTTGTATATAAAAACGCATAAGGTCCATTTTCGCTATTGAAATATGATACCTGGTAAATCACTGCATCTTCACATCCACCGGTATAAGTTTCACATAATGCAACCCAATCGCCTGCGGCTATTTCACTACTATTGTAATATATTATATTATATGCCGCACTATTTTCTGATGAGACTATTTCAATAAAGTCACTACCTTGTCCTGCTTCGTTTTCCATGGCAGGTGTATTAGTAGCAATAGCCGAACTATAATATGGACATTGACTGCTATGCGTTTGGTCTAAATTACATTGTTGAGAAAGATATGCTGCTTCGTATCCATCACATCCACTATCATAAAGTGGATCTGCACTACATTGTTGATTGTAATATGCTGTTGCATAGCCAGGGCAACCACTGTCGTATAATGGATCTGCACTACACTGAGCATTATAGTTTGCAGTTGCATAACCTGGACAACCTGGATCGTAAAGTGCATTTGCACTACAATTTTGCTCGTATTCCCATGCCGCATAGGCTGTTGCATAACCTGGGCAACTTGGATCATAAAGTGCTGTATCGTTACAAGGGTTTGCTCTATAAGTAAACCAAGTTTGTAATCTGTTTATAACTGGTCCGTAGTATCCATCCCAATTACCTTTGTCGTGTCCACTAATTCTAAACCTTACATCACCTACACTGTTTGGTGTGCGTATGGTTCCTGTTTTATCTATGTGATTATATACTTCTATGTTACCTTCTTCGATCTGCCAATAAACTGAACCAACTTGTATTTCATTGTCACTGTGACTGTTGGCAGCATTCCATTGATACCAAGTATCCATGTTCCATGTTTTAGTTTCAACTACATTTCCACTGCTATCTGTTATTTCAATAACAACTTGTAGTTCATCAAAATATGTATCATCTGTAACTTCACCTGTGCTAGTGTTAACTCTATTACTTAGGTTAGTATTACAACTGTCGCCAGGTTTGTTGAAGCACATGACATAACGCCAACTGTAGTGGACTTTGTCTATGCTTACGCCTGTACCTGTTAGTGCTTGATTGATTGCATATGTTATAGCAAACGTGTTGACACATTCGCCAAAGCGAACTGTTTGGGTACTCCAATTTGAAACATTAACTTGTGCGGCTGTTGTTCCACTAGGACATCCATATTGTGGATTCGCAATGGTTCCGTCATCTAAATCTAGTGTGTATGGGCTTGTAGTTGTTGGACTGGTCGGAGCTGATGTGTCTGCTAAAGAAAAACTAGAGTAACAAAAGCAGAATACCAACAAGACCAATGCCTTGCATAGCACCTTCAAGTTTGTCATTCTTTCGAGTCTCCTCCTCTTTGTTTATAGGTTTTAAATCTTCGTTAGCATCCCATTCCTGCTGGGCTTCTTCTCCAATTTTACCTAAAAACGGACAAGGGGTGCCTGCCATTTCCATTGCTCTAAAAACTCTGTCATCTTGACACATGATACTGACGGCTGCGACTTTCATACCCATGTCATATATTGTTTTGGCTAGTTTTAGCCTTTCACAATTTAAGTCACGTACTGTTGATCCGCCACTGATACCTAGTATCTGAGTTTGTACTGCGCCTGATATACCTACAGTACATAGATCACTATTACTGCTATTAATACTCGGTGAAATCGCACTCGGAGGTGGACTTTTTACGGTTGTTTTGTTGTCACCTTTTGTTGTGACTGTGCTGTTACTAGTTGATTCTGTTACAATAGGATCAGCATAAGCCACGCTTCCTAGTACAAAGAAAAATAGTAGCATCAATGTTTGCAATAATACTTTCATAGTATGCTGTCTCCTTAATTAACTACTACTATTTATTATTTTTAGCAATTTCTTTAACCTATGCTTTAATAAAATAGTAGTCATAAGAAAAGGGAGCATCTCTGCTCCCTTTAATGTAACCTAAGTTACGTTCCTAAGGTAGTTAGGACTGATTATCAACTAATCAGTTGATGTTTCATCATGAGGTAGACTATTATCATTCAATAGTCCGTCTCTCTTACGTTTATCAAGCCAACTATGTTCAACACTGTGTACATATTTGGCATTTGGATCTTTATTTAGAATATAATGAAGTCTTTCATCACTTGCATCTACAGGAATATCAAGCAAGGTATCTAGTGACTTTAAGTATTGATGTCTAAACAAGTACAATAGTTCTACACTTAAAAACACATGAGGGTGTGCTGTTAAGTCTTCTACTTTGTTGAGAAAGTTATGATAACTTTCTACTCCTCGTTTCCTTAGTTGATTTTGTCCCATGATATTTTGGTCTCTACCAATAATACCAACTTGGAGGTTTCCTACTTTACTAAGTTCGCTTAATACTTCTTTGTAGTTAGGATAAACTGTTTGCTTTTGCCCGTCTATAATATCTACATATGGACCACTTACACTAAGAACCCAATTCTCACTTAATGACCAATCATATTCTTTAATAGTTTCGGGATGTGACCAAATATCTTTAAAAGGTGCCGCATCGTGGTTTATCCAATACTCTCTTAACAGGTCATCCCAACCCGAGACATCATTGTGCATAGATAATGCTTTTGAGAATAAATGATTACCGGATCCTTGTGGCCCGGTAATCACTAAAATGTTTGCCATTATTTTACTAACTTGTCTTTGTATACTGCTGGAATATTTAGAGCAGTATTTGAAAATTCAACTAAATCACGTAATGAATCTTCAGTAATGAATGACATTAATGTATCTCTACGATCATTTCCTGCTTCACCAATAACCCATTCATACTTTCCAACTTTCTTTTGGATAGCCTTAATCGCCTGTGGGTCTTTAGACATTTCTAACAATGCTTTTTGTAACAACTCTGCATTAGGGTTACCTGCGTTTACCCAAAATGCTTTTTGTAAAGCATCACGGAATGATTTAACAAGTACATATGCATCATACATTGGTCCTGATGGAGCCTCACCCCACTTTTGTTCATACAAGATTTCCATTTGTAAACCTGGGTGGTTTGGATCATCTGCATGTGAACCGTCTGCTTGTAGAATTCCATGATGGAACCAAAGCTCTGCATCTTCATTAGGAGCAATATGCTTCTTATATGCGGCAGGGTTTTCTCTGTCAACAGTTAGTTCGCCACGTTTAAATGCTAAACGTCTGTCACCACCATTACCAAATCCCGGTACCCAGTTAACTTTTGATTTAAAACAAGTTGTGTATTCAGCAATTGAGTCTAGTTTACCACACAATAGTAAAGCCATTCCCATTGCATCTGGCACACGACCTGACTTAGATGCAAAGATAATATTATCCAAATCAGCATCTAATCTTTTACCGACAATAATGTTTAAATTCATCATACCAATTGATTCCCAATCAGCATAGTTATAGTCTACATCTTCTTGTAAGAATGATACACCATTACCACCATGTGATACCATAACAATAGTATCATCAAATCTTAGTTCGTTTTGAAAGGCGTTAACTGCTGGAATGTCTCTTGCACCCGGAAAGTTTCTAAGTTTCAAAGTATGACCAGGCATAAATCTTTGTAGTTCTTTTAGAACAATTTCTGTCCATACAGTTGTTCCTGAACCTGGTTTCTGTGGAACAACAAATGTAAATGTTTCAGCTAGTGCTGACGATGTAATTCCTAGTGTTAGTACTAGGGCTAATAGAATTTTCTTCATTTTATTCTCCTTATTAGTTAAATTAAGCGTATTCTAGTTTACTTCTTTTTGTTATGCCAAATATTAATAACATAACAACAAAACTCATTATCACCAAAAACAACGGTCTGTCTAACAATCTATCTATAGAATAAATTGTTGTCATTTGTAGTGTTAATGCTTCTACTTTAGTAGCAAGTATAAATGCCATTAACATAGCTGGTCTACTAAACTTGTATTTTCTCATAAACAAACCTAAACAAGTAGTAACAACTAATATAGCATAATCTTGCCATCCGCCTGTGTATTGAACACAAGCCCATATTATAAATCCCACTAAAAATGGGAAATAGTATATGTAAGGCACATAAGTTATCTTTGCAATGTATTTGTTAAATGCTACACAAATAACTCCAGTGATAACTGTAGCCCACATAAATCCAAATGTTAAACTGTCAAAGAACTTTATATCTGCGGCAATTTCTTGTGTTCCTAATTCAAAACCCAAGTAAGCAAATAGTCCTAACAGTACTGCGGCAAAACTAGCTCCTGGTATTCCAAACAATACTGTTGGAATCATGCTTGTTGCCTTTTGAGCATTGTTGCTACCTTCCGGTCCTACAACTCCTCTCAAATTTCCGTTTCCAAATTCTTCGTTAGGGTGAGCGGCTACTGTGGAACCATAACTCATCCAATCTCCCATTGCACCACCTAGTCCTGGTAAGAAGCCAACAAATGCTCCTATGCCTCCACCACGTAATGCATCCCATTTATATTTCCAAACTGCTTTAATGCCTAGCCAAGTCTGATGCGTATGTGTTTGTTTGCCATCTAATGTTGCAATAGAATTTCCTCTACGCCAGCCTGCAATGATTTCAGGGAAAGCAAATAAGCCAGCTACCAACGGCATAAGTTGTACACCATCACCTAAGTATTCCCAACCAAATGTATATCTATCAAAGTTTGTCATTGGGTCTGTGCCAATTAATCCTATAAAGATACCTGCACATATGGCTATAATACTTCTGAACCAAAACTTATTACTAACAAAACCCACACATGCTAAACTTAATAAGATAAATGCCCATAGTTCTGGAATACCAAAATACATAATAAGTTTTGCATATTGAGGTAGTAACGCAAATGTTAATGTACCCCAAAATAATCCATTTAATGTTGATGTTACAATTGCGGCCGTTAATGCTTCAGTGGCTCTACCTTGTTGTGCTAGTGGATAACCATCTACCATTGTAGCGGCGGCACTGTTTGCACCCGGAATACCTAACAGTATTCCTGCATAAGTATCACCTGTTGTACTTGCGGCAACTACTGCCATACAAAATACAACACCCAAGTAAGGATCAAAAGCAAAGTAACTAATAAAGCCAAACATAGCAACTAAGCCTGTGGTAGCACCGGCGCTAGGTATTAAGCCAATTATTAATCCGTAAAATGTTCCTGCGAGTAAAGTAAGTATTGCACTCATGTGTTATGGTTCCTTGTAATGAATTTTAGCCAAAGAAAGTCCGTGCCTAAGACACAATTCTTTTGCATTAAGTAAAACATCTATTATTTTTTTGATGAGTTACGCCTCTGGTCCCTTGACGATCGTCTGGGTATGGCGTATGTTTGGAACAATACAACTCTGTATTGTTTAGTATAGTTTTATTTATCTTTTCTTAGCACAAAGTAGTATCTAGAGCCTCTATCACCGTCTTCTTGTCTTAGATCAAGAATAGAACAGTTTAAAGTTGAAGCACTGTTAATAATAAATTGGCTATTCCAGTTAAAAAAATCAATCCACTTGGCTTCTGGTGCCTTGTGTTGTGTTCCTGGGTTTGCTCTAAAGTAAAGTAACCCATTTGTTGTTGTTAAATTAACTGCATGTTCTAGTTCATTATATATTTTATCAACTGAACCAAAATTAATACTTCCTAAACAAATAACAATATCAAATGGCTCTGTACTATTATAATCTATAATACTACTTTTAACATCTGCTTTGTCATTATAAGGATCAACTCCAATTAGGTTACTTATTTTACCTTTGAACTCGTTGTATCCACATCCCAAATCTAATACACTTCTAGGTTTAAGTTTGTTAACTTCGTCAATAATACTTAATCCACTATATTTGTATTTCTTTGTTTGTGGTTGCCATACTTTACTAAAATAGTTTTCTAGTACTGCATGATCAATAATGTCAGCAAGATCGTTTATGCTTGTATGATAAAGTTCTGTAGGCTTTATCAAAACACCAAACGTTCCATTTACTGCTTGACTAAGTAATGCATTATTACGCATCAATTGTGGACTAGCTATTAATAGTTCGTTTAGTTCTTTTGCAATCTTGCTATTCATTATTACTCTTTCATAGTTTTCATCGTTTTAGGTTTTTCAGCAGTCAGTTTCTTACTGATTGCTTTCTTATCCTTAGCCTTAGAAGTCGCCGAGTTCACCTCCTGAATAGGCTTCTTCTTGGTTGTGCTTTTTTTAGATGATTTTTTCTTACCTTTCCCTGACAAGTATGCAGGTGCATGATTCTCACCTTTATACGTTGCAGGGTCAACACCTTTACCAAAAAATAATTCAGTTAAGGTAGGTAAATCTTTTAGTGATTTCCACAAGGGCCCTCTCCTATAGATTGTTTTTCTTTTCTTGGATTTCCTTACGTCTTTCTTTTGAAAGTTTTCCAATGTTGCCTAGTGCTTTTCTGGCACGTGCGGCAGCGGCTTTGACGCCTTTATCTTCAAAGTTTTGATGCTCTGCAAGATATGTTTCGTAACTTACTACGATTTCATCATGTGTATTCATAATGTTTTCTCCCTTATTCTTGTTCGCTAGTAGCGACTTTTTTGATATTAACAGCAGTAGTTTTACCTCTGTTTTCTCCTATATCGAAAGTAACATCGTCACCCTCAGTTATAGTTTGAATACCAGCTTCTTGTAGTGCTGAAATGTGTAAAAACACATCAGACTCTTGTTCGCTAGTTTCAATGAATCCATATCCTTTAGTTGGATTGAACCATTTTATTTTTCCTGTAGTCATTATTTCCTTTTCTTACCCAAAGTGCTTTGTTATGCTCTTTGGCATCTTTTGTTTAATTGGATTCCATATTGCTGCTTCTGCCTTACCTATTAATTTAGGTCTTGGTACAAGCCAACCTATTAGTATCCCGAGAATAAAATATCCCATTTATTGCTCCTTTACTCTGCTATTAGTAGCAGATTAGTATTATTATAGTGTACTTGTAGACTGTTGTCAAGTGTTTATTCGCCATTCTTTTAATTCTGGAACATAATCACATAGATCAAACCCTCTATGCTCGTTCATTTGGTCTAAAGTACGAAAAAACAAATCTTTCATTAATTTTTCTCTTTCTTCAATTGGTGTATCACTATTATAAGAAGGTTTTAGTATTTTCTCATAATCTAAATATATTGCACTTGTATTAACAATATTACAGTTGAGTTCATTGAACTCAAGTTGATTATTATCATCAGCAAAGTGTTTTTTTAACTTATCTTGTTGTTTATTATACAGTTGCTCTGGCAATAATCCAATTGTATGATGAGGCTCTCGTGCAATACTACTAAAATTTATATTCTTAAAATATCCTTCCAGTTGTTGTTCAGCAAAGAACTTTCTAATTTTATCTAGTAGAAAATAGTTATATAGAGAAATAGTAACGTTTACTGATATTTTATTATTTGTTAATTTGCTAACGGTTTTCATATTAGCAATTGTTTTTTCAAAGTTGCCTCCTCTAATCCATTTATATGTCTCAGAAGTAACTGCGTCTATACTAGCTATAAAGTTTACGTTAGGTAGGTTTGCTATTATATCCATTGCTTCGGGAGTTATTGCATGAAAGTTACTTACTATATGTACTTGGCAATTAGGATTAACTTCAATTAACTTTTGTAGTATTCTTATATTTCTAATATCAGCGAAAGGTTCGCCACCTTTAATCATTAAATGTTCTAACCCGTATAAAACTTTTTCTATCTTTGCAATATTTTTATCTGCAACCTTTTGAAGTGGAGTAACTGATCTATTAAACTTTCTATCTAGTTCTTGCCATTTACTAGACCATTCGCTGTTGCATGTGGCACAATCGGCGTTACATATATTGCTCAATGTATATTCTAAATATCTCATTGGCCTATGATCGTTCATCTGCCAAGCCTTCCAATCATCATCAAAGTTTTTAAATTTAAAAGTATTGCCCATTGAAGTTTTAAATGGGTTTAAATCTTGTAGTTCCATTTGATAGCAAGTATTACAAGGTGGCATTATTGAGTATTTTCCTTGTCCTAGTCCTTTTCTAAATTTTTCCATTACGGAATCGTTATAGAATAATTCCAAATCATCTACATTATCAATATGTGCCAAGGGGAGATCCTGTCCCATACAACAAAGAACTATATTACCTGTTGGTCCTATATAAAACCCTGTAAATGGATGCTTGCATAAATTGTTTTCTAATTTACCTTGCTTATTCCATTTATGGTATATTAATGAATCAGAACCATTCATACTTTTTACAATTGTACAATAATATCGTCAAACGCTGGTCTAGGATATATTTCTTCAACATCTACTGGTGCAAATGGAATAGGTTTTTCTTTATTAATTCTTGGATCAAGATAGTCGTGTCTTGTTTCAATATCTTTACCATACCCAATACCCATAATAAATCTAAAATCTAATGCCTTTTCATCTTCTTCTAACTTAAATATTTCAGTAGCTTCTTCATAGTTAATGCAAATGTTTGCACACATACCAGTTTGAATTCCTCTGTTAGCAAGTGCAAGCATTATATATGCACTAAAGATACCAATCTCTATGTTTTCTGTTTGTGTTTGAGCACCATGTTCATCATTGGTTCTAAGTTTTCCTTTACCTTCACCATCATATACTCCTCTAACACTGTCAGGTTCATATCGTCTTTCTAAGTCTGCAACGAATCTTGCATTAAAACCTATTAGCCAAGGTGCAAGTACTTGTGGATTTCCATGATCTTCTTCTATAGTCATGTGCATATTTCTTTGACAGATTCCCATTATTTGTTTTCTTATAGCAGGATCATCATTACGCATTAATCTAACTTGATATGGGAATTGCAAGTTTTTACTTGGTATATGAGCATGTACTTCTTTTAATGCTTCTAGTATTAATTCTCTCTCTGGTATACGTTCTTCGTCCCATGCGAATGTTGTATGCCTTTTTTCAAATACGTCAATTAATGTATTCATTATTTTAACTCTCCCTTATCTCTCATTTTAGCTCTAATCTTAGTAGCTGATATTTTTTGTGTTTCCTCATCCAAAACTATTTCCTCAATTTTGTATCCGACACCTCTACCATAACAGATATTTGTTATGTTTGGTACTAGTATTATTTTAAATTGTTCTGCAAATTCTGGATTAAGTCTATCTTCTATATTCTTTTTAACTGTATCAAAATCAAATGGGTTATCGTCTACACCTTGTACATCTCTAACCATTATTAATACTTGACCTGTCTTTTTTAAAATCTCTTTGAACAACTTGTAATGTCCATCGTGAAACGGTTGCCACCTGCCCAACATCTGTGCGGTTGGCTTTTTGCTATCAAACATTATGAAAAATCCATTCTCCAAGGATACATTGTATATCCTGCTGGCTTTAAAATATATTCTTCAAACAATATAATAAGTACGATACCAAACACATACCTTACCCATGTAGGCCAAGTGGTTTGCCATGTAGTAAATGGTTTCAATATCCACATCCAAAAACTTGCTATTTTACCCCAGAACCAATCACCAATATTAAAAGGTGGTGTCTTCCATAGTACTACAGGAATTAGCAACCACCATACCCATACTGGATAACTATCCTCGGCTGCATCAAAATAGATTGCTAACCCAATTATTGCTAAAAGATATAAACCTATATATTTTTTTAAATGTTCCATTATTCTTCTGTGTCTGTCTTGCTGAATTCAATATCTAGATCTACTAACCCGTGTTGAATATCACCTGCTAATGCTCTTATATCGTCTAACATAAATTGTACTTGTACTTTATCGTAACTACCTGCAGTTTTATAACGTTCTCTGTGTAACATTAAACCTTTTGTGTGTAGTACTTTTATTTTGTCGTATACTTGTTCTATTGAGTGTGCCATAGCATTCCTTTCTAGTCGTAAATAAATGGGTCCTTTTTCTTTAGTTCTTCTAATTTCTTTTTCATTTTGCGTTTGTATTTCCATTCTGCAATTTTGTTCTTAATCCAACTAATCATTGTTTGCCCTCTTTTGTGAATACTGGAACATTGTATTGTTCCTGCCAACGCTCTGCGTCTGCTTCAGTATCTACCATTGGTTCGCCTTTGATGTTTAAACTTGTATTCAACAACATAGGACAACCTGTTTTGTTTTTCCATTTAGTAAGTAGCTCAAATAAGCCTGGGTGTTGTTGTTTGTTCACAGTTTGTACTCTGCTTGTGTTATCTAAATGTGCAATAGCAGGAAACAATTCCGGTTGTTTACAAACACTTGTGTATTGCATGTATGGTCCAACTGGTCCATCAAAGTAATCACTTGCATCTGCTTCAAGTATAACTGGTGCAAAAGGCCTAAATTCTTGTCTACGCTTGACAGTATTTACCCTGTCTTTGACATCTGTTCCACGAGGGTCTGCTAGTAAACTTCTATTACCCAATGCTCTAGGTCCAAACTCTGCTTTGCCGTTAGCAACTCCAACTAGTCCTGTTGATTGCAATTGTTTTAGCGTATTGTTTACTGGATAGTCGCCTGCAATGTTGTATCCTTGATAAGGACCTGTCCACTCTATAAAATCTTGTTGATAGGCCAATACTGCACCCAAACTACTGCCTGCATCACCTGGGTTAGGCATTATCCAAACATTTCCATTGTATTCGTTGTATGCTATACTGTTTGCAACACAATTTAATGCACAACCACCCATAACAACTAGGTTATCACTGTCTACTAACTTCTTTGTTTGTTTAATTAAATGTTTGAATACATATTCATAAACTGCTTGTGTGGCTGCGGCTATGTCGGCATAATCTTGTATTGTATTAAGTTCTGGAGCCCACCAAGTACAACCTCGGTGTAAGTTATGACGGAATTTGATTCTAGGACTATTTGGTTTAAGTGGATAAAAGAAGTCTTCAAAGATACGCTTCTTAAAACGTTCAGGATCGCCTAATGCGGCCCAACCCATTAATATGTATTCATCTTCGTTGGGTTTTAATCCAATTCGTTGAGTCATAGCACTATACCATAAACCCACACTGTTTGGATATCCTTGACTAAACACACGTTTTAGTTCTCTGTCTTGTCCCTTCCATATGCTTAGTGTTTCCCATTCACCAATGCTATCTACAACCAATACTGCGGCATCTCTGTAGTTGCTTGTGTAGTAACCTGCGGCTGCATGACTGTGATGATGTGCTACACTGTTATACTTGCGTAGTTCGGGATTACCTTCTCTGTTTAACCAACCCAAATAAGGAATACAACTCTTTACTATTGGTTTGTTAAATGCAGTATGATATTGTCCTGCCCATATTTGCCTAGCACGTTTCCACATGTCACGTTCATAAAACACAACTCTATCTGGATACCCACCAGCGTCTAGTGTTTGCATTACTGTGTCTGGATGTAGGTCTCTGTCGTTCTTTTTACGACTACTGCGTTCTGAATGTGCAGCGAATACTAATTCGCCATCAACTACACTAGCAATACTGCTATCGTGGGTTCCTACATTGACTCCCCATACGGTACTCATCTAAAGAAATACGCTCTCAATATCTGATCAAAGTAATCGTATATTGCATACAGTCCTGCTAGAATACATATTCCAGCTAGAAACACTGTTGCCCATAGTTGTCTTTTGATTGTTGTTTTATTCAT